CTGTGAGACCGGAGATGCCTTGAACACCTGAAATACCGGAGATGCCTTGAACACCTGAAATACCGGAGATGCCTGACGGTCCGGTAGGACCTACGAAACTAATCAAATTTGACAACAAACCTCCGTCACCATAATATCTCGTCGCAAATACGTTTGTCGTGGTCAGGGCGTTTGACACGTATACATTTCCGGACGCGAACAAAGTCGTGAGGCCGGGTTCGCCAGTCAGTGTCACGGTATCGAGATTCGATGTCGACGCGACGTTCAGGGTTGTCGAGCTGATAAATGGAATTGTAAGCGTGTCAAAATTAAAAACGGTACCGGTCGCACTCGAGGTAATTCCAGCCGTGTACAGATTTGTTGTCGTCACTGCATTTGACACGTACACATTCCCAGTGACGTTGAGTGTCGTTTGACCTGTTGTGCCCGTGAGGGTCGATGTGTTTGCAAAGAGGTTCGTTGTCGACACGGCGTTTGACGCGTACACATTGCCGACCACATGAAGATTGGCAGAGGGTGTGGTCGTGCCAAAACCGACGGTACCTCCAGATGTGACTAGGGCGATGTTAGACGAATCTATACGCATTTGTACGTTTGCTTGATTCCCTGTACTGACATGGAGTTTTGCCGAAGGCGAACCTGTTCCGATACCCACCTGCGAACCTGAAGTGATTCGCATGACTTCGTTTGTGTTGGGATTTCCAAGATAAAATACATGGGCACTACGAGCATGATGGTACAACTGTCCTCCTCCAGACGAATTAACTCCAAATCCACACAAACCTGGTGCAGCCGTGTTCGAGAACAGAACGATCTTATTTGGAATTATAGATGTATTTGTCGTATTATCGAAAATCAATGTCCCTTGAGTGATTGAATTAGTGTTTACGGTGGTGCCTACAGCCGCCGAATTTCCTATGAACACGGAACCTCTTTCGACATGTAAATTTGCCTGAAGTGCAAAAGGTGAAGGTCCCACGACGACATCGTTGGTCACAAATACATTATTGGTCAAGAGGGCGTTTGTGAGCGTGAGTGTCGAGAGGTTTGAGAGCTGCCAGACGTTCAGTGTTCCCACATTTGCCGTTGTCGCATAGACATCTGTCAAGTTGGACACGCCGTATACATTCAGTGTCGTCGCGCCATAGACGACGGCCGAATTCACAGTCAGGTAGCCGACATTCAGCGTCGCAATGTTTGCAGTCTCGGCAACCAGGTTGCCAGTCAGCGTCGTGTTCGACGATACGTTGAGCACCTGTGTGTTAATGTACGGAATGGTGAACGTGTCGAAAAAGAATGTCGCATTGGCCGCATTGGCAGTCATCGAACCAGTCACGTCGAGCGTGTCGGTCACGTGTACATTTGCGGTCGTCACGGCGTTCGAGACGTAGACGTTCCCGGTCACTTGGAGGTTCGACGTCGCGTCGGTCGAAGATCCTATTGAGACGTTCGGAACATAATAAATAGGCGAACCCTTGGTTCCGGTCCATTGGGACGCAATGTTAGATAAAAGCCCACCGTCGCCATAATATCTCGTCGCAAATACGTTTGTCGTACTCAGCGCGTTCGACACGTAGACATTTCCGGTCACTTGGAGGTTTGACGTCGGTGTTGAACTTGAACCGATGCCCACGTATGGAACATAGTAGATCGGACTACCTGTTGTGCCAGACCACTGGGAACTCCCCCCTGTACCACCGGCAATTTGAACATTTGTTATTCGAGTGATGCGCCCACATCTATCGATTGTAATTTGAGGAACGTCGTATGCGTTTCCGTATGTGCCGGAACGGACTGATCCTGGACAACAGTCGCCTTTGTTCGCTATACAATCAGGCATCTAATAATGAACCAGATTTAAATCGTAAACATTTTTTCCAGTTTCACAAGCCGGTTCGCGCGCGTCTTGTTCTTCTTGAGAATGTCGACGTAGGTTGCCGCGCGCTCCACGTCGAGCTCGAGTTGCAGTGGCGCAATCAGACGCTCGAGTTCATCCATGCGCGTCTTTGCCGGCTTTGTCAGAGGCTTGTACTCCTTGAGCAGTTTCTTGGCCAGACGGTACTTCTCGAGCGCGTGAGGAATCTCGTCCGTGGCGTATTTGAGCTCAGCCTCAAACTCGAGCAGTTTCTTCTCGTGCCGCTCGCGCTTCTCGGCTTCCGACAAACGACCGTAGGCCCAAAACGCCGACCCGATGTGCTCTGGGCATGCGGCAGCGAGACCTGCCGCCGTCCCTGGAAACTCGTCGCGGATCATGTCGAGCTCGCGGTGGGCGTCGCCTTCGTAGTACTCGAGCACGTACTCGCGCGCCGAAGGCCACTTGGGGAAGCCTTCATAGTCCGACTCTTTGGCACGCCAACGGCAACCGTCCGCACAGTACACACGGTAGTTGTCATCGATGCCGAAGCAGATGCCCCAACCCATTTGTCTACTCGGCGCACGACTACTTTAACATTTTGAGTATTTTCACTAGACATCGAACCATGAAAGCACAGATATGATGATGAATCATACTAAAAAACTTTATTTTAGTAGAGTAGTATGGCGGACGATTCGCAACGAGTCAAGTATGTGTTTGCCGATTCGACAAACAGAGACGTGACAATTTATCCGTACGGAAATACATTCACGCTCCACCTGACCAGTCCGCTCCACAGCGTGACCCAGGTGGATCTGGTCGCCGCCCGAGTCCCAAACACAATGTACAACCTGACCAACGGCACAAACGTTCTGGTCTGGTCAGACTTGACAACAACCTCGAACATTTCAATTCCGACCGGGTACTACTCGGCCGATGGTCTCGCCCAGGCGCTGACGAACGCGTCCGGTGTACTGTTCTTTATTGAATTTTTACCGTCCGAGGGCAAATACATGTTCTCGAGTAGCGTGGCGAACTTTACAATTGAAGGGACGACGGCCCAGATTCGTTCGATGCTCGGCATCGACCCGGGCGTCCTTTCGAGTTTTTGGTTCGCGACGAGTGACATTTATGCAAACGACCCGACGTACACCGACAAAAGTTTGTACAAGACGTCTCGGATCGCCAATCTTTCGATGAACGAGTATGTGTTTTTGGACATTGAAGAACTTCGAACAACGTCCGTCCTGGACGCCAAAAAGTTGATCCAGGGGACGACCGAAGGTTCTACGATCCGAAGCACATTCGGCATGATTCCACTGGACGTTTCGTCCGGATGTATAAAAAACTATAAAGAGACGACCGATTACAAGCAGTACATTTTGTACAACACGCCCATTCCAAAGCTCGATCGCCTGACGGTTCGGTGGATCGACCGGACCGGCAATCTGCTCAACTTTCAGGGGTTTGAGCACAATGCGTTTACGCTCCGGATACACTGCGAGTATCACAATCCGCCGCCGCCAACCCCGCCCCTCCAGGATATACAAATTCAACGTATCGTTGATGCAATGCAGCACGCGCCACCACCACCCAAACCTCCTGATGAAAAAAGAGCATTTGGCCGTTGGGTCATTGTTGTTTTGGTCATTTCTGTTCTGGCGGCATACATCGCGTATGTCCGATTGTTACGTCCGTTGGTCGAGCGCCTGACGGCTCAGCCGCCTGTGGCGCCTCAGGTTTTCAAACCGAAAATAACTTACTCCTGACGGGAGCCGTTCACGACACCCACGCGGCGCAGGGACATCATGATGAAGATGGCCAGCAGGGACGTGAAGATGGCGCTCAGCAGGTAGTAGGAGCCACCGTTGCGGTTGACGTTCACCAGCTGGGAGATCATGTAGCGGACAACGTCCATCCACGCAATCGCCGATGCGAAGAAAAAGCCGGCCGAGGCGAACATGGCAGTCTGGGTAGTGATATCACCAGCGAGAGCAAGAGACATTTTGATATTGGCTTATAAAAAAATTTCCGTTACTCGTCCATAAAGTCATCCTCCTCCTGGAGAATCACTGAATACTTGACGCGTACCGGAAGTTCGTCGTCATCGTCCGAGTCATCGTCCGACACATCAAATGCATGGATTTCCTGATATGTTTCATAACCGTCCATTCATTCTAGTAGTTCCTTAGCTTTGTTGATTGCGGTTTTTAACGCCACTTCGGCAGGACTCTCTGGCTCCCACGCGTCCCATGTCTGGGAACAACGGTTCATGTTCACGTACAGCTCCTCGTCGCCTGTGTACTCGCTGAAAGGCTCTTCGTTGTCGTCCACCTCTTCGATCGAGTCGTCGTCATCGTCCTCGTCGTCCGACAAAAGGGTGCCGGTATGACGCCCCGTGACATTTCGGGCCGCAAACATGAGACCGAGCGCCATATCCTGGGCGGTCACGGTCGTCCGACCGCACGCCGTCGCATACTTGGCTGCCAGAAGCACAGACGCCTCGAGAACAGGTGTGAGGATTTCCTCAGCCGCTTGCTCCATGTATCGGTACAGGTCTCGGAATCTCTATTGGAAGAGTTCCGATGATCGTGAGCGTGTAGTCGTACCAGCCCTGGTTGCGGCACAGGGGACACCGGATGGTGCACGTAGGAATGACTCCTCGGTGCGGGTCGTTGTACGTTATGTGATACGAGCGGGTCAGACGACGGGTGCAGCCGGTGCACAGTTCGTGACCGCACGCCAGCGTTCGCTTGGTGTTGTTGACCCGGAACATCTTTTCGTAGCACACGGGACAGTCGGCAATTTGCTCATCCTGGACAGTCGATGCCGCGAGCGCGATGCAGTGTTTGCACGTCGACCGCGAGTCGTCGATGAGCGTCTCGTTGCACAGTGTACACAAACGGGAACTGTTCAGGATATAAAACATTTCCCGACGTGTTTCATCATCCGGACAATGAAATCGTTTGAGGATCCGAGGCCATTTTGAAACACCCGAATAGTACTTGACGATGTAATATCCGGATGCAGGTCCATCAATAAGCTTGAAGCGAACTTCGTGTTTGTTTGTGTAATTCATTTGTTTTGAGGCGTTCATATTTTTTAAGAGTCGTCGTCATCATAGTATTCCTCCTCCTGGTACTCGTCATCGTTGTCCTCGCCCGATTCTTCGTCGGCCGACTCTTCGTCGGACAATTGATCCTCGTCAGACGGCACATAGTCTTCGTCGTCCGAGTCTGTCATCTCACGGACCCACATGTCCTCGCCGATCGACACAAACCCGATAATCGACTCGTCGTTCGTGTTGAGATATTCAGTCACTGATTCGTCGTCGATTTCGTACGTGTCGTCTTCGTAGCGGTAGACGACCCGTCCGTGGTCACGGTCGTTGGTCGGCGAAAAGTACTGGATGGTGTAGGTTCCGTCGGCGTGCTCCTTGGTGATCCGGGCAATCAGGTTTGCGGGCTTGGTTGCACCGACATCGGTCCACACGCGAATGAGGCTCATTTTCTGGTCCAGGCGTAGAAATTTTTATATACATAATCGACTCGATGATGAACGTTCACACGCGGGACATCCTCTCATGAATAGGGGTGGGAGTGTGTGTGTATGGGCGACCGTCTGGACGACCGTCACCTGGGGTGGAGGCTCGACCCGTGTGACTGGTTTTTGATTTTTATGAATTTTGCAATATCCGTCATGATGTGCCGACCGACTACACCGTGTGTTTTTGGCCGTCAGACCGAGACACGTCACCGGTCCGTGCTGTTGAACAGTTGGTTCGATGGACGAGAGGTCCCTGAGCAACTGTCTCATCGAAATGTCATATGTTTGAGAGATTCGTTCGAGTACTTTGTTGACCCGCTCATTGACACGCTTCTCAACCTCCTCCTCGATCAGACGAGTAATTTGTTCCATTGATTGACCAGAGCCACACCTCCTTAAAAAGGTGTCTCTATGGAGATGTATGTGGGCTTCGCTCGACCTGACCGATGTGACCCATGCCGGGTGCCGCAACGGCACGACAAAGTTTTCGGTCGGCACAAAACCGCTACGGTTTCAGATTCCACGCGGTCGGGTGTTGTTCGGTGGACTTTCTGGGTACAAATCAATCACGGTCGAGACGACGGACCAGTTTGCCGAGTGGTGGCGGACCGAGCTCGAGCCTGCGCTCGCACCGGGTCTGTCTCCGTTCAAGTCGAACATGACCGGGAAGAATCTCCGTCTGAAGGTTGATACTTCGACTCAGGTGTTTGACCTGAATCGGAACATCAAGTTTCCGGAACTTGTCGAGGGTGCATTTGCGGGCATGACCGTTTCATGCATTGTCGAAATTATCGGAACGTATTTTTTTCAAGAAATGCACGGTTTGACCTGTCGCATCTATCAGTTGGTTGAGAGGCCGCTCGCTGACATCCCTGAGGAGGAGGACACTGACACGACTCAACTCAAAGGGTTTGCGTTTCTTACATGAGGCGACGACGGCTCAGGATGCCCTGCAGCGACGCGTACGAGTTGATGCGGCGGCGCGTGGACGGCTCGCCCTTGCCGTACTTGGACTTGGGCTTCATGCCGTAGGGCACCTTGTTATGTGCCATGACCACAAACTTGCTGGCGCCACGGGTGAAGTGGGTCGCCTTGGGGCGGTAGGTCCGGCCGCCACCTGCCGTGCGGGTGAACAGCTTACCATTCTCGGACTTGAAAACGCGCTTGGAGCCGGCGAGGAAGCGGGTAGCCTGATGAGTCATTTTTAATCTAGACGCATATTTTTTTACATACGGCCGTGGATTTCCTTGGTCAGAGCATACAGTGCCTTCCCCTTGGCGCCGACGTTCATGAGGACCATCTCGCCCGCCTGGATACCCATCTGGGCGCGGGCCTTCTCGGTCGCCACGGCCCACGGGTTCTTCTTGCCCTTCTTGGCCGCCTTGACGCTCACAATCTCACCCGACGCCTTGGACACCTTGAGCTTCTTCTTGGTCAGACCGCCTGCGGTGTGAGCAGCCGTGCCGTGCATAACCTCAGCGCGAGAACCAACAGCCTTCATTTAAAGAGGACAGACATTTTTTTGGTGTATGAACAGAGAAGATGGGTGAGTGTGCAGTCTGCTATGCCGAGTGTGGGAACATGCGTCGGCTGGTGTGCGGCCATGAATTTTGTTCCAAGTGTATTTGTGAATGGTACACAAAGGGATCTGGAAACGGCTGTCCGATGTGTCGTCGGCCCATTTACTTTCGCGGGCTTCGTATGATGCGTAAACAGTGGGACGAAATTTCATGGCGCGAAAAGGCGGACGAATTCTTTGCAGAGGCGTTTGATTATATTTTTGAAATCAACCAGGGTCTTCCCAAGTATTTTTTGATGGAGGATCTTCGGGACCTTGAAAGTACGTACCAGGTGCTCATTGAGGACCACGCCGACCTGGACGAAATTGAGTACATTATGTACGAACCGGACGAATATTACTTTTCGATCCGTCGGTTTGGTCGCGAACGCGAAAAGCCATGTGTGGATTGTATCCCTGATAAACCGGCGGTGATTCGTCCAGTCCATGACGTTCTGCCGTGGTGGCTCTCAATATAGGTTGTTGAAGTTGTTCAAGTTGGGACGGCGACGTTCTGGGGTAATGACGCGACCGGTGCGTCTCAGACTGTGGATGTATCTCGCCGGTACAGTATTTGGGTACAACCGAGCATGACACGTCTGCCCTGGTAGACAGAAGAAATGTCTCCGGGCATTCGCGATTTGTCTGTGGACCCGTGTCATCATTGCTTTATGGCGGTTGCGTGCAATCTTGTTCAAGAGACGTGGGTTGGCATTGATGACGTTTCTGGCGGTACGGTTTGTCGCACGCAGTCTGGCCAGGTTTGTACCGGACAGACGCATCAGTGCATTATTGTTCAGGTAGGCCGGGCGACGGTTAGGCGAGGGACTCTTTCGAGGAGGTGTCATTTATTACGAGACGACATAAAAAAACGACGCTTCGTTTCATAAATGGCGAAACCGCTTCTGCTTCTGGATGTCGACGGCGTGCTCATCCGTGACCGGCCTCTGCTCGACCACGTCCGTTATAATGTGAATGCCTATGTGGCGAAGAAACTTCCGAATGTAAAGAATCCGGGTCGCGTGAATCAGATTCTGTACAGTCGGTACGGCCATACCGGTCGTGGACTTTTTGACGCGTTCAAAGTCGACACGTCGGATTTTACCGAAAAGGTGTATGACCGGGCGCTCATGGCTCACCTCTGGGAGGTGCTTTCCGGGACTGAGTTTCAACAAGAGGCTTCGGAAATTCACGACCTCGCGAAGGATTGGGACGTTCGACTGTTTTCGAACGCGCCGCTCGTCTGGACGCTGCCGGTCGCGTCGGCAATCAGCGACGAGCTCAAGGTGTCCCGGAGTAATTTTTACCTGAAACCGGATCCGCGCGCCTATGTCAAGTTTCCACAGAATCGCAAAAAAGTGTTTGTCGACGACTCGATTATGAATCTTCGTACGGCAAACTATATGCACAAGTGGACACCGGTTCATTTCGACCCGGTGGTTGACAAAACCGGTCCGTCCGAGTTTACGACGGTCGCATCTATTTGGGAGCTTGGTTTGTTCCTGCGGTCATATCTTCTTGGGACGAATCGCCTTGGGGGCTGAAGGCGACGTCGCTTTGCGACCGTACAACGACTTTCCATTCTGTCGAATAACGTACACACCCTTGAGGGTCAAGAAAAACTGACGGCCCTTTTTGTTATAATAAGGTGTCGGTATTCTAGAGGCCACACCCACCTTCTTTAATAGGGCTTCGCGACGGGTCGGCTCGGGGGCTTTTGTGCGGTTCATAAGAGCCTGGCGACGGGTGAGTTCACGCATCAAGAGCAGTTCGGCAGAACGTTTTGACATTTATATGTAAGTACGATTTATTTCACAGAATGGAACATCTTTGCAATCGTCCGCAGCGTCATCTGGCACATCCCTGGAATTTGCACCGCAAGCTTCTCGTCAGCGAGCACGTCGGCGCACACACGCGATTTGGTCACTTGGAGGTCCACGATGCTCTGCTCGACACTCGGGTACTCGTCCGACGCATTCTTGTAGATGAACTTCTTCACGATGACCGCCCGCTTCTGCCCGGTGCGATCCGCCCGGCCGATCGCCTGGAGCTCGGTCGCCGGGTTCCACGCCGGCGCCATGATGTACACGCGCGACGCCTCTTGAAGGTTGAGGCCGACACCGCCCGCCTTGATCTGGATGAGAAACACTGCATTGGAACCTGCCGCACGAAACTGTGAGATGCGCTCTTCGCGGTCCTCTTTGCCAACGTGGCCGTCAAGTCGAAACACCGGGATGTTTTTGGCCACCAAAAGTTCCTGGATGCGGTCCGTCTCGGATGTAAACTGTGTAAACACGAGCGCCTTTTCGTCCGGGTGCGTCTCGACCATCTCCATCAGCGTCTCGTGCTTCTTCGACCGGCCCATGAACGGCTCCGGGTCGGTTGAATTTTTCGTCGCCATGCCATCGAGGAAAAGTTGCGGCCAGATCATCGTTTGGCGGATCCGCAAAAGACACTCGAGCACCACCATCGAGTTCATTCCGGTCACTCCGCCTTTGAGGGTTTCGCGGCCGGCCATGAATGCTTCAATGTACAAATCGCGTTCTTCAGGGTACATGTCCAGCTCGACATTTTCAAACGTAGCCGTCGTGACATTTCGCGTGCGTCGCAGTACATACTTGGTTCGAACCTCGTCGGTCGATCGCGCCACAGTCCCCGGGGATATGCCGAGAAAACCGCACAGAGCGACAAAGTCTCGCATACTATTGAAGACAGGCGTACCAGAAACGATCCAGCGTACGTCAGCAGGAAGACCCCGCAAAGTTTTGTACGTCTTGGATTTAGGGTTGCGAATCTCATGACCTTCATCCAGAATAATTCGACCCCAGTTGACGTCACCGGGCACGTCCGCCACCACAGAATACGGCACCAGAACGATGGATGCAAGGCGCCATACGCGAGTCGGCCCATCAAATACATGGACATCAAGCTCAGGAGCGAATCGGTCAAGTTCCTTGCGCCATTGACCAACGATAGATTTGGGCACGACGATGAGGGTGTTCTTAAGACGATTACGACGGATAGTTTCGATAAGTTGTAAAGTTTTGCCCAGACCCATTTCGTCGCACAAGAAACCGCCAGGCGTGGACCCAGCCTCACGACCGAGCATCCACGCGACACCAGCCTCTTGGTAGTCGAAGAGAGCCATTGAACTGTTTGCATATACAGACCATGTGTCCTTCCGCCTTATGTTGATGACAGGACCCACTTTTTTCTGTACAAAGTATAATATGAATCGCAACGCAATTGCGAACAAAATTTATGCCGAGTTATTTGGTGGGCCGCCCCCCCCGGCACCTACTACCCGTACACAACGAGTTAAGAAAATTGGAGGAGAAGTAATACAAGGCCTGAAGGGTGTGGGAAAAGGAATTGGAAAAGGTGTGATGGCAACAGGAGGAGGAATTGCGGCACCTTTTCGTTTTGCAGCACGTCGTACGAATCTACCCCAAGTACAACTTCGTCGAGCCCAACTCGAACTTGAAAACCTTAAAAAGCGTAAGGAACAAGGTAACACAACTATTACGATTAAAAACCTCATTAATAAAGAATCATTTATTGAAGGTGTTAAAGTAAGACTTGGTAGAAAAGGTTTACAAGAAAATAATAATTCATCTTTCTTAAAAAACACCAAACCGATACCGAAAAGACGTTCGTTCCGAACTTCTCAGAATATATACAACGCCGGCAAAGAATACAAAAAGACCAAGGACCGTAAACTTCTGGCCAACTTTCAACATGCAGTGCTTGCATTACAATCACTCGAGTCAAACAGTAGCCGTCGCAAAAATCTTCTTCAGAATTATAAAAATTACGGACCTACGAATCGTATTTTCCAGAATATGGTGAACAGATACATCGAAAGAGAAAAGTCAAAGCCGAAAACAAACAACAAGGGTCGGGTAATAGGGGGTGCCACGGTGTCAGGCAATGGACGCGGTGGCCAACAAATTATTTTTGGAGGCGGTGCACCGGGTCAAGCTCCCGCAGCGGCTCCATATCCGATACAGGCTCCAGCGGCGGCGATGCCTTTTCCTATGGCAGGTCCGACGGCAGCTGCCCCATACCCAATTCCAATGGGTGGCGGTGCACCACCGCAGATTTCTGTCAAGGTCAATGCTCGGGGTCCGAACGTCGGTATGTCTCGGGGTCCGAACGTCGGTATGCCTCGTGGCCTGAATGTCACGACTCCTTCAAGTTTGAACCTGCCGCCTCCATCTCCTTCCCAGGTGAACATGGTAAAGAACGCAGGAGGCCCTGGTGCTGTTCGTGCAGCCGTCACAGCACTGAAGCGCTCAAACGGCAATGTTAATACGGCAATGCGAGTGACGGGCCTGCCACGTGAGACATTTACGAACGTAAAAAATTTGGGTGGTGTCAACATCGCGCCACGCATTGCAGCCTCGGTCGTCAGACACAGAAAGAGACACACGACCAAAAAGAAACCGACCCACAAGGTCCGCAAGCCTTCTATCCGAACAAATCGGATAAAGAAGGTGGTCCATAAAGTACCACGGAAGAACCTCGAGCGCTTCGTGTTGCTATGGGCCCTAAGACGCAAACGCTAAACTCGGACACGTTCAAGTACATTATGACTCTGGATTCAATCCGCCGAAAATACAAAAACGTCCCGTCATGGATTCGTATCACAACTATTACCATGACGTGTCGTTTTTTCGCGGACCGTATTGATATCGCGCGGATTAAAGAGTATTTCACGACTCATAAAGATGTTCGAATTCGTCGGTCCGGAGCGCTGACCGACGGAAACAAATGGACCATGCGCGAGTCTCCCTCTGAGTTTTATAATCAGGTGACCATCGGCTATGAAGATGCCTACACGGTCAAGGCGATCAAGGTGTTCCCGAACGGTTCGTTTCAGGTTGCCGGTTGTGCCGACTTGACGGATTGCCGGCGTGTGTGCGAGCAGCTCGGTTACATTCTGGGCTCGATTTTTGAGCAACCCATGCCGGCTGACGCGTTCAAGGTGGTGATGATAAACACAAACTTTGCAATGAACCAGTCGGTGAACCTGATGGAGATTTTCGAGAAGCTCGGGCGGTCCAAGAAGCACCGGTTCGAGGTGTCGTTCAATCCGGATCGGTATTCGGCCGTCAAGATTAAGTTTCAGCCCCGGCCGAACATGAAGCAGGTGACCGCGAGCGTGTTTAGTACCGGCAAGGTGATTGTGACGGGCGCCGAGACGCTCCAAGAAATTGTGTTTGCGTACGACGTGCTCAACTCGGAGCTGCTCAACGTGTCGACCGAGACGAAGGAGGACTTGACGAAGAGTATTTTTATGGGTGCCGAGTTTGGAAAGTGGGTCCCGGTGCTTGCGGCTCGGGGTATTCAGGCGTGGGCCTAGACATCCTCACTTATGTCACTAAAGTTGGCGGTCGACCCGCCGTAGACCGACCTGCCCGCCAACGACAAGAGCTGATCGGCGACCCGGCGCATCACCGGCGAGGCGGGAGTGGGGGGACCAGACGACGTTCCTGGGATTTTGAGTTCTAAATGATTTTGTAATTTACGTTCGATTGGATTTCCTTGTTCGAGTGCCGTGTTGAATTCCGAAAAGCATTCCGACAAGAACGGAATGCCTTCCGTGACGCGTTGTTCCCGTGCGATACTGAGTTCTTTTGAAATTTTCAGAGCCAGGCGTTTGAAAATAATCGACGACCGAGTCGCGTTTGTCATCTTTTCGTTAATCTTCATGAAGAGCTGAATCGAGCCGACGACACCCGTCCCGGCACTGAGAATCGCGTTCAGAATACTGACGTATTCCTGACTCATGAACGAGTTGAGACAGATGGCCGTCAGTGCATTGGCCGCCGAGACTATCAGGATAGGGATGTTAAACTTGGATGAAAGTTTGTTGTAATAGTGAAACTCTTTCAAGTTGTGTTCGCACAACAGAAGACATTGCTTTTCCATTTTTGCGAGGTAGAGTTCTTCTTTTTCGTGCCACACGTCCGACTTTGTCATTAATTTAGCGTACTTTTTTTCTTTCACCAGAGTAAATGTCGACGCGCCTTGGAATGGGTGACGGCCGGTGCTTTACCGTCTATGACTCTACTCGCCTGTATAACGATATGATGATGCAGAAGCAGAACATCGCCTACGAGGACAACCTGTCTTTCCGCCGTTACCTTCAGGAGAAGGGGCCGGACGCCTTTTTCGTACCGGCGAACGCGGCCTGCAGCCCTCCTGGGTTTGCCGCCCAAGGAAATTCTGGGAACTAAGTAAATGAATGAGACGTACAGAATCGATCGGTACGTCGCAGCCAAAAAAAGATATATGAAATCACTCGCCGCGACGGAAAAGTTGAAGCGCGAAATGAACAAGGCGGCCCACCTGTTGTTGGGTCACGGTGCAAACAATTCAAATTTGACCCATGTCCAATTTAACTTTATCAACAATATGATTCAGCGCGAGAGACGGTATCGCATGGCGAACCGTGTCTTGTCACGTTCGCTTCCGAGAAACGTGCGTAACCGTATTTTGAACGTTTAAAAAAACAAGTCGATACATGTGTAATGCATATTGTGATTGACGGGAACATCGGTTCGGGCAAGACGACCCAGTTGGAACTGCTCGAACAAAATGGTTGGTCCGTCAAGCGTGAACCGCTTGACGAATGGCCTTTGGATCTCTTTTACAAAGACATGTCCCGCTGGGCACTTTTACTGCAGATGAAGATTCTGCAGACGCTCCGCCCGGTTCGGGACGGCGTCACAGTGTACGAGCGGTGTCTCCTCAGTACGCGCCACGTGTTTTGGGAGTACCTGCGTTCCAAAAAGCTCATCACACCAGAAGAGGACAGCGTCTACCAAAATGCGTACGAACGATACCTGTGGCTTCCGGACGTCTACATCTTCTTGGCCAAGTCTCCCAAGACGGCCTACGAACACATTCAGAAACGCAAGCAGGTTGGTGACTCGCGTGTGACGCTCAAATATCTGGAGGAACTTCATGCTCTGTACGAAAAGATGCTCATGAATGTCCCGTGCAAGGTGCACGTCGTGTCGACCGAGGGGCGTACGCCGGCCGAAGTGTACGCCGAAGTTTCCACGATTTTGTCTCGCTACACCGTAAAGGATAAGAATGGCGTGTACCGCCATAACAGCTTCAGGTCGCAAGTGTCGCAAAGGGCCTCTGTGCCATGTACACAAATTGCAAACGTGTGTCGTCTGTCTTGAGACCGTCCAGACCAAAGACGCCAAGAAACTCAATTGTCGTCACGTCTTCCACCCAGCCTGCATCACAAACTGGTTTGTCATGTCGGACGAGTGTCCCGTGTGCCGGGCGGATCAAGGTGACGACCCGCTCATTCAATTTAAAAAACGCATCGAGGATGGCATCCGTGCCACCTATCAGGATGCGATCCAGTCCCTCGAGGAGGATGTCCACCGCCTTCGGACGCGGAGGCCACGGTCACTTTTTCCTCGCCGCTTATCGTATGCCGGAACAGTGCTCAGCAACAACCCGCCAGGGAGTGCAGTGTAAACGCAACTCCCGAACCGGAACAAACCTGTGCGGCCTGCACACCACAACCTCATCAGGTCAGTGTCCCGTGTGTCTCGACTCCATGCGTGCTCAGACCCGCACGCTCGCATGCGGACACACGTTTCATCTTCGGTGTCTCGAACGATGGAAACGAATGTCTCGAACGTGCCCAATGTGTCGAGTCCCGTTTGACCAACCATCGTACAAGGTGCGTGTGTCTATCCAGCGCACCTCTGATGGAGAAACAGCAACACACACGTACGCCACGACCAACGTGGCGGCGCTCGTATCAACCTTCGGTATCGACCCCTTTACGGACACTCGGTTCGTGACTGATATATTTTTTGACATTGACGCAAATGAATCCGTCGAGGAGGTGCTTCACGAACTCGGGCTCAGAATGCCAGTCTTGGTGTCATCTTCCGGATCCGAGCCCGGTACCGCGCGAGCGCCGTCCGGCCCGCCCGACATTTGACGCAATAGGCTGAACAGAATTTGCTGTAATTCAGGCCGGGATAGTTGCGATTGGCCGTCAGAGGGTTCTTTATAGTTTTGCCCGACGCATCGACAATGACCGGACCGCCACCGAAACCCTGTTTGTGTGACCAGAGCTTGACCGGCAACGAAATCACCTTTCCGGGACGAAGTCGACCCGTCCGTACCATTTCGTTCAGGTGATTCAGCGTCCGGAGCTCCTGATTCGTCATTGCAATGCGGCCGTTCGCCGCAGAGCGTGCCCGGTGAGCCTTTGTGTACGCCGCCTTGACCGTCGTCTGTGGGACCCGGAAAAACTTGGCGACGCTCTGCACGCTGTCTCCGGGTCGTATGCGGTACTCGACGCGGCGAGCCTCGCGGTACCAGTGAAAATCACCGCCGTTCGGCGACACAAAGTTCATCACCTTGTAGTAGCCAGCCCGGCACGGAGTGGTCGCACGAGGAATCTGGTACGCCAGTCCTTTATAATCCTCCAGAACGCGTTTGGCGATACCGTTACAGTTCCGGAACGTCAGGCCCCATGCTTTATCGTTCGCCATGTCACCTGGGACGTTCTTGTTTGGCGACTTTGGGTTGTTCAGGTCGAACGCATAGTCGTAACAGTTGTCGTGCCAGACGCCCTGAGTCCCGTACGGCGTCCACTTGAAGACGACCGAAGAGCACATACGCGCCATTTTATTCTTTACGTATATTAAAATGCTCGGCATCATTTCTTCCCGGAACACCAGCGACCTTTTGTACCAGCTGACCATCTTCTTGTTGTTCGTCATCATCTTGACCTTCCTTCTTCGGTTCCTGTGGAACTCGACGCTGGTCAAGCACATTTCGATCCTGCGTCCGGTCGACACCCTGGCCGAAACCTTCCTGCTCGCAGTCGGTATCGCGCTCTTCAGACTTTAAACAGAACCTTGCGTTCGGTCGCCCAGGGTGAACACGCTATTGGATCCATAATCACCGCACCGTTGTCGCCATAGACTTCGTAGACGTACGGAAGTTCATACAAGTTAAATACCATAAGTCCGTCGTTCACAATGTCCAAAGTTACTGGACGACGAACTTCATGAAACCCTTCGGGTCGAAAATTATAAAGCGTGCACGTCGTCATATTGTACACAATTCCGTCGTGAAACTCAATCGTCGGCCATGTTGTGATGCGCCTCGGTGGGAGCCCGAGTTCTCGACGCGTGTCTATATCCGTAATGTATTCAAGTATTCTTTCGTTCATAGTGCTCTTAGACGTCTCGGCTCTATCAGCCCGAACACATCTCGCACGCCTCGGGATTGGCGAGCGAACACGCCAGGATTTGCTCCTTGGTTGGCTGGACTGGAGTCACAGTCACCTGCTGCGGCTTGGCCTTGGCACGTGTCCGCAGGTAGTACATCCCGGTCTTCAGTCCCTTCTTCCAGCCGTACATGTGCATCGACGAAATCTTTGCGACGGTTGGGTTCTCCATGAAAATGTTGAGCGACTGACTCTGGTCGATGTAGGCGCCGCGGTCGGCCGCCATGTCCAGAATAGACTTTTGAGAAATTTCCCAAGCGGTTCTGTATATGTTCTTCAGATTTTCTGGAATGTCCAGTTGCTGGACCGAGCCACCGTGCCGAATAATCTCCATCTTCATGGCCGGACTCCAGAGACCCAGTTTCTGAAGATCCTTGATGAGGTGCTTGTTCACCATGACAAATTCACCGGCGAGTGTGCGACGAAGGTAGATGTTGGTCGTGTACGGCTCGAACGCCTCGTTGTTCCCCATGATTTGGGCGGTCGACGCGGTCGGCATCGGTGCGACCAGCAGGGAGTTGCGCAGGCCGTGCGTCTTGATTGCCGCCTTTACGATATCCCACGCGTACCTATCTCCATCACCGCAATGCCACATATCAAATTGAAGAATACCCTTCGAGGCCGGCGAATCAGCGAACGTCTCATACGGTCCCTCCTCTACAGCGAGCAGACTCGACTCCATGAGCGCCGCGTAGTAGATCGTTTCAAAGATTTGCTTGTTGAGTGCACGCGCCTTAGGCTCGTCGAACGACAGACCGAGCATCATGAACACGTCAGCCAGTCCCTGGACACCGATGGCGATCGGGCGGTGACGCATGTTCGACTTCCGGGCCGCTTCGGTCGGATAGTAATTGCGGTCAATCACACGGTTCAGGTTGCGCGTCACGACTCGGGTCACCTCTTTGAGCTTGTCAAAGTCAAACTCTCCGTCTTTGACAAATGTCGGGAGGCAGATGCTCGCCAGGTTGCACACGGCCGTCTCGTCGGGCGTCGACACCTCCATGATTTCTGTACACAAGTTGCTCGACTTGATGGTCCCGATGTTCTTCTGGTTCGTCTTTTGGTTACAGGCATCCTTGTAGCACATGTACGGCGTGCCCGTCTCAACTTGGCTCTTCAGGATTGCGTCCCAAATCTCGCGCGCCCGAACCTTCTTCTTGAACCGACCCTGTGCTACGTACATCCGGTACAGCTCGTTAAACTCTTCGCTGTGAACATCCGGCAGGCCTGGTGACTCGTTGGGACACATGAGGTACCACTCGCCATCCTCCTCAACCTTTTGCATGAAGAGGTCCGGGATCCACATCGCCGTGAAAAGGTCGCGGCAGCGCATCTCCTCGTCGCCCTGGTTCAGTCGAAGCTCGAGAAACTCCATGACGTCAGCATGCCACGGCTCGAGGTAGAATGCAAACGACCCCTTTCGCTTCCCGCCACCTTGGTTAATATACCGGGCCGTATTGTTGAACACGCGGAGCATAGGCACGATACCATCCGACTTGCCGTTCGTTCCCTTGATGATTGTGCCGTTCGCTCGGATGTTCGAGCAGTGGACGCCGATTCCGCCAGACCACTTGGAAATGTGCGCACACTCCTTGAGTGTTTCGAAGATGCCCTCGACCGAATCATCCTTCATGGCAACCAGGAAACAGCTCGACATCTGTGGGTGGTTGGTACCGGCGTTGAACAGGGTCGGCGTCGCGTGCGTGAAAAACTTTTGGGACATGAGGTCGTACGTCTCCTTGACGCGCGGATAATCGTCACCGTGAATGCCGAGCGCGACACGCATGAAGAGGTACTGGGGCGTCTCGCCCTCGTTCAGATAACTGCGCTGGAGCGTCTTGATGCCAAAGTACCCGAACGTATAGTCGCGCGAGTGGTCAATCCACGTGTCAACCTCGAGCGTCATGCATTTCATGAAGTACTCAGAGACGATACCCTTGCCGTACAGACGAATCATCGCATCCGAAAAACACTTTGGACTCGTCTTTTGCATGTTCGACACGACGATTCGCGTCGCGAGCGTTTCGTATTCCGGGTCCTCAGTAATCATACCGATTGCCACCTCGGCACTCAGCGTGTCAATCTCTTCGGTCGAGATGCCATCGTACATGCTCGCGACCGTCTTTTGGGCCACCTTGTCGGGTTGAATCTTGAGTGCCGGCTCCATGACACACAATTTGTAAAGTCGGGCGGTCACCTTGTCGAACAGCATTTCGGTAATGTCACCGTTACGCTTCTGGACCTTCATCTTCTTGTCTGAAAGTGTTTCATTTTTTTATGCAGGCATGTAGATAAATGAGCAATAAGCTGTATGCAACTCCGCTCAGCGAGGCGTTCTTCTCGCCGTTCAACCGCGAGTATCTTCACGGTGCCATTGTTCGCAGCGTCAAGACCAAGACCGGCATGAACATCGATCGCCAAAATGATTCTGATCTCCAGGCGCTCATGCGCAGCGTCTACCAGCACCTGGTCTCCAACCCAGACGACAAGTCCGAGATGAAAAAAATGAACGACATTGTTGTCAAGGAGGCGACCAAGACCATCAGCACGGGTGTCCTCCAGCAGCTGTCCTACATGGACTACATTTCAAACAACCCGATACCGCTCGCCATGCCGATCAGCACTTCGACCTCTGGGTTGAAAATGAATAGCCAGTCGCCAGGATTGTGAAAAAAAAATGAACGATACCATTAAAATGGACAAGCCTGCCGAAGAGAAGAAACCATTCCCTCGTTGGGCAATTTTTTTGATTGTCGCTCTGGTGATTGCAGTGGCAGGCGGTGCCGCCTACATGATGTACCGTCGCCGGGGTGGCAACCTGGCGGCTCCGACGAACGCTCCGGGCATTAACGCCGGTGCCGGTGCGAACGCCGGGTCCATGCCTGGTCCGACGACCGGTGCGAACGGCGGCCCGACCAGCCTGAATGCAGGCGGTGCTCCCCCAGCCGGCGTCAATGTGCGGGCGGCCGCTAACCGTGCTTGAGCTGTTGGCCGATGTGAATCATCCCGACCGCCAGGATAGCCAGGGCGACGCCGAGCCACTGGATCGGATGATGGAAACGTTCGCCGAGTATAAAATAGGCGGAAGCCGCACCGATGATTGTAATCATGCCTTCCCACAGAGCTGTCACTATCAGTACATTTTTGAGCGCAAACGCCCGAACCAGAAAAAACAAAACAACAACGTACCCCAAAATACCTAGACCCAAATGGTGGCTCGCAGAGTTTCCCGACTCTGCAAACCATTTTAGATTAAAGTTACCGAATGTCTCGGCGCACGACATGCAGAGTACCTCAAACAGGACCATCTTACTTCTTTAAAGATATTATTGTCTGTTCTGGTACAATGAATATGACTATGCTGGCCGAATTTTTGTCCGACGTCATGATTCCACAACATGTAGCTCTGCCTGAGACTCCTGATGTAACCTTATCGGATGACTGGGTCCAGTTCGAAGAGACGCTCGGTCGGTACAAACAACAATACAAAGAGAAGCTTACACAGTTTGGGCTCAAAGAGTCTGAGATTGTTCGCATGTCGGGAGACATTTCGATTCTTCAGAATGCATCGACTGTCCTGAGCACACAGGAACTCCAGGAGGATGTCTCCCATATTGTTCAGGATTTCAAAGAGACGTGCGGGTTTGAGACGTTGCGCGACGAGCTTTCTCAGCTGAACGGTGAAATCAAAGCGATGGAGCAGATACTGATGAATACAAACGCCCGAAAGTACAGTCAGTTTACGTGTTCAATTTGTATGGAGCGCATGGTTGACACGTTTCTGGACCCGTGCGGTCATCTTTCGTGTGAGTCCTGTCTCGGCCGCACGCGGTCCATGTCGTGTCCGATGTGTCGCACGACCATCCAGGCGTTCAAGAAGATGTACCCGACGATGGGTTAATTTTCTGACCCGGTAACAAATGAATGACGATCCTCCGCGGTGGACGAAATGGGTTCCGGTTGCGGTGTTGATGGTTTCGTTGTTGTCGTTCATGTTTGCGCTCACGGTGTTGTACCCGTGGCACATTGAGCACTCGGCCGACTTTCTCAACCTGTCCAGAAAAATTACAAGCCTCAAGTAATGGATGATGAACAGACACCAAAGTGGCTCAAGTGGTTGCCGTTCGTGGCACTCGGCCTCAGCGTGACCATACTGTTGTTCCAGGTGCTCGTGCTCCACCAGTGGCACGTGAAGTTGTCGAACCAGATGGCCCATGTGACCCGAAAAGTTTCTTCCATGTAAGTAATGCAGACAGCACGCCAGATTGCCTATGGTTTCATTATTTTCTTCATTATCGACCGTCTGTCCCGTCTGATTAGTGCCCAGTGGGCCATAAAAAAGAACCTGAGCGAGCTCGAGACGGAACGTTTGCGGTGTATGATTGAGCTCGCCGCTTTGTTCGTCGCGCTCGTCGTGTTCACGCCGACCGAGGTGAGCGAGGCGATCACGTCCCAGGTTGACTAATAAAAGCAGGCGGCGTGTAAAATACAAGATGAATTCTTACAAAGAGCAGACGTACGAGTTGTGTCGTACGAAAGGTTGGGACAAGGCACCGGTCAGCACCGTCTGGCTTCTCTTCACAGAAGAGATTGGCGAGCTTGCATCGGCAATACGTCAGTACCAACGGAATTTCAAGAAGATGGGTCTGAAAAAGGATCGCGGCACGGACATTACGACCGAGATGGGTGATGTCTTTTCGTATCTCTTTCAGTTGGCCTATATGCTTGATGTCGATCTGGACGACATGTGGACTCGGCACAAGGAAAAGGTCCAGACCAGGACGTACGCGGACAAAAATATCGGTCAACATTAGAAGACATGACTGAACTCCTTGAAATCGACGAACTGTCCATGGATCGGATTAACCCTTACACTGCAACCGGTACGTTTGGTGTTTCGTACAACGGCGGCCACAAGTCAACCGAGGCGCTGCCGTGGATGATGCCGCGCGAGGAGCCGGTTGTTCCAGAGGAAACCCCAGAGTACGATGACCATTTCACACCAAAGCACGTTTTTCGTGCTCCGGCCATGGCTGCCATGACCGGCGGCGTTAACCCGGCAACGTCCTTTATGTATCCGGCGCGCAAATACCAGTTTGACGATGGTACAACCTCGTGGTCGCGCGAGGTGACGTACACGGACGGCCGGAACTACATCTCGGCCGAAATGTTCCGTGACAATCTCTGGCCGATTATCATCGCCATGGGTTTGCTCGTCATCGTGCTCGCACTCCGCAAGAAATTTGATTAGAGTAATAATCTTTTATAGCCTCTCGGACCATCACTTGACACACCATAAAACTGTCGGATATATTAGACGTCAGTGAAAGAAGTTCTTGAGAGTTGTTTTCGATGTATTTGTAGATATATGTGCACATCTCTTTCGTAGGACGTGTTTGCTGAGAAACAATCCATGGTGTGAATGTATATTTATCGTTCAAAACGAAATGCATGTTTACTTGTTCGAGACGCCAATTTTATCTTTATGTATATAAATGTCGTCTTCGTCCAGAACACGCGCACCGTCGTCCAGAAGACGCGCACCGTCGTCCAGAAGACGCACACCGTCGGCCCTTCCATTTACATATGCATGGTTGGTAAAACACCCGGCAAATGTAAATACAAATAATAAAGACCCTCACCGCGCGTATGCATTTAAAAATAATATAAACCCCGGAAACATACAAGTTTACCGTCCTAACATTAATGTATATAACCGGGTCCGAAACACAGTCGCCCCGGCTCTTAGAAGGGGCGGGAGAAACAATCCACTTTTGAAGGCTGCTGTCGTACAAAACTTAGCTGGGCTTGGGATACCAAAAAAATATTTGAAAATAATGATAACAAATGTGTTACGTGCGAGAGAAGCAGCTCAATTAGCTTCAAAGATAGCCGTTTGGGGAAATAATCCGGTACCTGCTAGACAGCCACACCCTGGTCCGGAACGAAATGCATTCCTTCGCTATCACCAACATCAACATAAAATTGGTGAATGGGAACTGCTTCATCGTCTTGTAAATCAAGTTCCGGGAGCGAATAAACCCGTGCGTCAACCCAACCGTGCTAGAAATAGTGAAATATACAGAGCTCTCCGTGCCATACAACATACGATTCCTGAGTACAGACGTTAAAGAATACGCATCATGTGCCGGAGAGACACACCATGCACGAGTTTCGCGTCTTCATCACGCTCGGGAAGATGCGCAGCGACATTTGCGAAAACACTGAAGCGTGCGTCTGGCAAGGTCAGACGCGCCGTTCTAAATTTGACCATTTTCTTATTCAAACTCGAACCAGGATTTCGATTCTGAATAAGGATAGTAAAGTCATTGGATGGGCACGTGACGTGAAATGTATTCGCGAAAGAACGCCAGAAATGCCACCGTTGTATACGTTTAGTATAGTTCCTCAGTGTCCCCAGATTGTAAACCCGATTCCGCTCGGTCTCGGGAAAGATGTAAAGTATCGTCGGCGTCTGGAGACGCTTCACATGTTTGGATACGAAGTGGTCGACGGAAGTATTGCCGAGGGTATTTTTTTGTGTTCTAAATCTTGATAATTTTGGGAGCCTCCACCTTGACGAGCTGTTTCTCGAGCCGCTCTTTTTCAAAAACAACTTTGGTTTTGATACATGGACATGCGTGCACTTCAAGCTGAATACATCCGGTACAAAAGTTTCTACGGCACTCCCGGCACGTCAACTGTATCCCCTTGTTCCGCAGGCACCCCGGGCACTTCATCTTCTTCTAGTATCTCACATATGTATTCTTTAGAGCTCACTTCATCGTCCGAAAGCACTTCACACAGACCCGTCTGGCGCTTTTGTATGACACGATCCCAAAACGCCTTTGCCTTTGGCAGGATTCGTTCAAACCATGCACGGTCCCGATTAACCACCGTGACGACAAACTCCTCGACGTTCTTTTCGGACGCCGGTCTGTACTGGATGAAATCACACACCTCGAGGTCGAGCACCTCGAGCAACAACTGGATTTGGGGCAGATAATACTTTGGGACGGCCGGGGTAATTTTACGCGTCAGCGGACACTTGATTTCAATCAGACGACCGGCCTCGGTGACGCCGTCGGGTGAACCGCCGAGCCATTTGTGGACGGGGTGTTGCACAAGACCAATTTCATGAGATTTTTGATTGTGTCGAGCGTCGTACAAGTCGCGAGCGATGGGTTCGAGCAGGGTTCCATGTGCCGTGGCTGAATTTCCGTTCCAGTGTTTGAAGCCGCACTTTTTGACAATGAGGTCGTCTGGTGTTTCATATGGATTGTCTCCGATGGCTGTTGCGAGGTCACTGGCGGTAAGCATTGTCCCACGCAAAGCATGCCATTCAGGCGTTCGCTGTTCATCGTAACACCGCTGAAGGAGTTCGGCAACTTTTTCATGCATACGTACCAGAACAACGCTCGAGTGTTTTAAAACAATACGACAAGGAGACAGTATGGCGACTCGCGTATTCCTGCTTGACCGTTCCGGCTCGATGGAGACGTGTCGCGACGACACGATCGATGGCTATAACAGTTTTGTCGAGTCTCAAAAGCCGCTCGGCGGAACCATGTCTCTGTACGAGTTTGATTACGAAACCCTGACCGTTTACGAAAATGTGCCGATTGATAATGTCGTGCCACTCACACGTGAGACATTTGAGCCTCGCGGGTCAACTGCATTGCTTGACGCAATGGGTCACGTCCTGAAACTGAATCTTCCTCGCGAAACGACGGTGATTATTCTGACGGACGGAGACGAAAACTCTTCGGTCGATTATACACCGGCCCATATCAAGGATCTGGTCGAGTCGCGTCAGACACGTGACGAATGGTCCTTCGTGTATCTTGGCGCGAACCAGGATGTTGTCCTCACGGCCAGAAACCTTGGCATTCGGACTTCGATTGGTTTTGATACAGCACGCACGCCTCAGTTGTTTGAGGCTTTGTCTCAGACGCTCTCGGCGACACCCACCCTTGTCACGACCGACCACGTTGCACTCTGAGATTTGAAAATGCGCTCGATGACTTGGGCACATTTCATAGGCTGAAACTTGTTTGAACAACAAAAAACATCAATGTACACTTTCCCGTGCTCCGGGAACGTATGGGCCGAAAAATGACTCTCGGCCAATACGAGTACGCCCGTGGCTCCCACCGGCCGAAACTGGTAAAATGCCTTTGTGACAACTGTGAAATCACACTCGACCGCAACCTGATTCATGAGGTCCTCGAGTACGTCAGCCTGCTTAATTTCGACCCCGTTGACATGTCCGATGAGATGGTCCATTTATATAATAAAGAATCTTGTTTTTAATTGCCGATGCTGTTGTTTCGAGCAGAAAGGTTGGTGTAAATGTAAAACATACCAAGGATTGCAGCGAAAATGAGATATGCCGTACCGAACCATTTTTTGTTCGGGTCGGTCGGGTCCGGCTTACCGGCCTCTACCACCATAAACACGCCAGACAGGAACAGCATAAGAAGAAGGCCGGCGAGCGACGCGCTCAGAAACTTCGAACTGTTATTTGCGTTGTTCATTTATACTTGTCTAAACTATTTTTTTTTAGCCTGTTCTGAGGAACATCATCAGTGCAAATGCGAGAACAACTTGGAAGATTGACATGAAACGAGTCGACCACATCTTTCCGGTACGATACATCTCACGAATGGAATTCGTGAGCAACGTGGCACTCGTAAGCAGGACAATAATGTTGCGATCCGTGGCAGCCATTTATAATTGATTGTGATATTTTATTTGAAACTGCGAACATCGTGAGGTGTTTCCAACCAGAATGTTTTTGGGTCCGTCTGGTACAAATCAAAGAGTCTCGTGTTTTCTGGATCGGCATCCGGTGCCGCGAAACCTTCTGGCGCTTCGGGCAACAAAATGGTTTCGACTGAACGAAGCTCCGGTGAGTACAGACACCCAACTTCGTAACCGATATCAAAGTTGAGTCCGTCCTCGGACTGGACCCAATAGTGTTCACAGAGCTCGCGCGTCTGGGGGACGAGACACACACCTTTCACAACACGAGCCTTGATTCCTTGAGTTTCAAGGGCGCGTTGAAAAAGGGCACAATGGTGTACAACTCCGCCCCGTACTTTGTGCATTTTGAGACGCATCGCAAAGCGTTTCGCGTCCATTAGTTATCATTCAGTTCATTTTTTAAAGCTCGGCATATGGCGATCTTACGTACATCTCAACCTGGGGCGTTGCGACTGACGCCTCTGGAGCTATCGGTGCTGCCGGTGCTGCCGGTGCTGCCGGTGCTGCCGGTGCCATCGAGGTCTCGTATTCGTACATTGTCTCACCGGCAATCTTATCAAATGCACCAATTCCATTAATATCAGAGGTGTCTGAAGGTACTGCCTGAGTTGGCTGAGGAGGCATCTCGGCGGGAGGTGCGGGAGGAGGCATCTCAGCGGGAGGTGCTGGAGGAGGCATCTCAGCGGGAGGTGCTGGAGGAGGCATCTCAGCGGGAGGAGCAGGAGGTGCGGGAGGAGGTGGTGGAGTTACAGTCACAGTGGACTCTGGTGGAGTGTAGTTGCTCTGGCGATACCGAGCAGCCAAAACTACGGCGACGACAATGACCACCGCCATAAGAATTTTATGCCACAACTTCAGCTGGACCATTTTACTACTCGTCAACAAATAAAGTTTGTACCCGTTTTGTGACCAATGGAGTCGTCATCGGTCCGGCTGGTCGATCACATGGGAAATGATTCCGCAATTGTACAGGCTGCCCGAGTATCGTATGGGCAGGGGACAAAGACGGTCAATGACGATCGGGCGCTCATCCGATACCTCATGCGTCATAAGCACACGACGCCGTTCGAGATGGTCGAGTTTAAGTTTCATGTCCGGGTGCCAATCTTTGTGGCGCGACAGTGGCTTCGTCACCGTTCCGCGTCTGTGAATGAAATTTCGGCGCGTTATTCGGTCATCAAGGATGATTTTTTCATTCCGGATGAGCTCCGGAGTCAGAGTATGACGGCCCGACAGGGTTCTCACGGAGTCGTCGAGGGAAGTGAGCTGATACGTCTGAAACAAAAGGCGTCATGTGACCTTGCATTTCACACGTACGATGAACTCGTCCGACGGGGCGTCGCACGTGAACTTGCACGGACGCACCTTCCTCAGAGCACCTATACTGAATTTTATTGGAAAATTAACCTGCACAATCTCTTCCATTTCCTGCACCTGCGCATGGGGAACGACGCTCAGAGTGAGATTCGCGAACCGGCCCGTGCAATTTTTGAAATTATTAAACCCATCGTACCTGAAGCGTGCGAAGCGTTCCAGGACTATGTCCTCGACGCCGTGACGCTGAGCGGTCCTGAAATTCGGGCCATCAAGACCGGCTCCATGGACCACCTGTCAAAAAGTGAGCAACGCGAACTCGAGGCGAAGCGAGGAACCTACGTCTAGTTGGAGAAGGCCAGGCCGCCCATGCCAGAGGCGATGCGCAGCACGTTGTAGTTGACCGCGAACATCTTCTGGGTGGTGGTTGCGACGCTGGACTTGAGCTGGACAGACAGGGACGCGTTGTCGATGCGGGAGAAGTTGCAGGTGCCGGTTGGCTGGTGCTCCTCGGGCTGCAGGGCGAAGGAGTAGGTGTAGATACCCGGGTAGGGGGTACCGGTGTGGTGGTAGAAGGGCTGCACCTGGTTGAAGTACTTGCCGGACTGCTCCTTGAAGCGGTCCTGGCCGTTCAGCACCACCTTGAACAGGTGCAGAGGACCCACCTCATTACCGAAGGTGGTGGCGGTGGTGGCCAGCTGCGTGCCCTCCTCGACCCAGAACACGTTACCGGTCAGGGCAGATGCGGTCACGACGTTAGACACAACAACTGGGGCGACGTTGGAGCCAGGGGCGAAACCAAGTGGCATCCACAGGTGAGGGCAGCCGACCAGATGGGGCAGAATCGTGCCAGACAGAGCCGCCTTGGACGGGTCGCACGTCACGTTCACGTTAGACGTGGACGAGGAGAAGTTCCACATGCCGTTCAGCTGCGTCAACTGCTGAGCGGTTGCGGTCGGGTTCTGGTAACACCAGATCAGTTCCTTCACTGGGTGGTTGAAGGTCAGACGAACAGTCTGCACGGCACCCTCCGAAGTGCTCGAAGACGTCAGGGCGTCACCGCCGGTGTGCTGCAGCTGCTCAATCAGGTACTCGTGACCCTTCTGGGCGAAGCGACGACGCTCCTCGGTGTCCAGGTAGATGTAGTTGGCCCACACCTCGAACGCGTTGGTCGTGCCGAAGTAGCTGGAGTAGTACTGGGTCAGGTCAAAGTCCAGACGGACCTCGTGGTACTGCAGAGCAATCAGAGGCAGGTACAGGCCGGGGTTGCGGTTGAAGAAGAACAGCAGAGGCAGGTACACCTTGGGCACCGAGGTCTGCGTCGTGTTCGGGTTGGACATGGAGGTCATCTTGCCCCAGGCAATCTTGTCCGACTCGTTCAGGAACAGCTCGGCGTACAGGCGCCACCAGGTCTGGTAGTGCTTGTCGATGCGCTGGCCGCCGATGGTCAGCTCGACGGCGGAAATGGCACGCTCAGCCACCCAGTTCATGTCATAGGCAGAGTTGGTCGAGGTCAGCGCCAGGGTCGTGCCGTTGGGCGCCAGAGGCTGCAGAGCCACATGCATGTTGCCGACCAGGTCGCCGTTACGGGCAATGGTCACAGACACGCGAGAAGCGTTACCGACGGTACCAGAGGTCGTCTGCTGGATCAGCTCCATCGCGAAGTTGGTGTGGCGCTTGTACACCGCCTGGAAGAAGGTCACCTTGGGCGTACCGGTCAGGTACACGTCCTGAGCGCCGTAAGCTACGAGTTGCATAAGTCCACCAGCCATTTATCATTATGCAAGAGAAAAAAACAACAAAACAACCACTAAAAAGGTTGTTTTGTTGTTTTTTGGGGTTTCCCCCGTTCTATGGTTGTGTGTACTGTGTGGTTCTCTAGTTGGAGAAGGCCAGGCCGCCCATACCAGACTGGATGCGCAGCACGTTGTAGTTGACCGCGAACAGCTTCTGCAGGGTAGTCATCGTGGAGCCCTTCAGCTGCACGGACACCTGAGCGTTGTCAATGCGAGAGAAGTTGCAAGTGCCGGTTGGCTGGTGCTCCTCGGGCTGCAGGGCGAAGGAGTAGGTGTAGATACCGGGGTAGGGGGTGCCGGTGTGGTGGTAGAAGGGCTGCACCTGGTTGAAGTACTTGCCGTTCTGCTCCTTGAAGCGGTCCTGGCCGTTCAGCACCACCTTGAACAGGTTCAGAGGACCCACTTCCACACCTGGCATAGTAGCCAAACCAGGCACTGCGTAGCCCTCCTCGACCCAGTAGGCATTCGAGGACTGAGAAGTGGCAATGGCGAAAGGACCAGAGGCGGTCTGCGTACCGAGAGCGTTCACGATGTGAGGCGCACCGCACATATGAGGCATGACCCAGTTGTTGGAGATGGCAAAGGCCTGCACGTTGGAAGAAACGGACACAGAGGCGGTGCTGGTGGAGAAGTTCCACATGTGGTTGAGGTTGGCCGTCGCGCTGAAGTTGGGGTTGGTGTAGCACCAGATCAGCTCCTTCACTGGGTGGTTGAAGGACAGACGGATCAGCTGCGTGCTGGCGTCGTTGACGACAGAGTCACCACCGGTGTGCTGAACCTGCTCAATCAGGTACTCGTGGCCCTTCTGGGCGAAGCGGCGACGCTCCTCGGTGTCCAGGTAGATGTAGTTGGCCCACACCTCGAACGCGTTGGTCGTGCCGAAGTACTTGTCGTAGTAGGTGGTCAGGTCGAAGTCCAGGCGCACCTCGTGGTACTGCAGGGCAATCAGGGGCAGGTACAGGCCGGGGTTGCGGTTGAAGAAGAACAGCAGGGGCAGGTACACACGGTTGTTAATCACGGCAGTCACCGTGCTGTTCACTGCGGTCGTCATCTTGCCCCAGGCAAGCTTGTCAGACTCGGACAGGAACAGCTCGGCGTACAGGCGCCACCAGGTCTGGTAGTGCTTGTCGATGCGCTGGCCACCGATGGTCAGCTCGACCGCGGCGATCGCGCGCTCGGCCACCCAGTTGGTGTCGTAACCGACGTTGTTGGAGGTCAGCACAGCAGTCGTTGGCTGCAGGGCCACGTGCATGTTGCCGACCAGGTCGCCATTGCGGGCAATGGTCACGGACACGCGGCCAGAGGCGGCCGGGGAACCGTTGGTCGTCTGCTGGATCAGCTCCATCGCAAAGTTGGTGTGGCGCTTGTACACCGCCTGGAAGAAGGTCACCTTGGGCGTACCGGTCAGGTACACGTCCTGAGCGCCGTAAGCTACGAGTTGCATAAGTCCACCAGCCATTTTACCATACGCCAAGAAAATAATTCGGGGGTCTCAGGGCGCGCCAGACTGTTAAAGACTTTATGTCTGTACAAAGTACCAATGGCCGATCACGATAACATCCCTGAAGAGGAGGAGATGAATATGGACGAGGACATGGACTTTGACGGCGGCGAGGATGCACTGGTGTCCCTCCTGACGACCGACGAGGGTGAGACGATCACCTCCGTCCTGGACAAGCTGGCCGGCTCGACCGAGGCGATCGCCAAGCACCTGGAGAAGCAGAATGTCATTCTGGTCAAGATTCTCTCGGCGCTGTCGGCCAAGCCACCGGCCCCCACTGCTTAAATTTATATGTATATATATCATGCCGCCAGCCTCGGTCCAGAATACGATGACAAAATGGCACGCGGTGAATCGGGCGCTGGCCCTAGCGGCCGGACGTCGTATGCGGGGAATGATGCGGCGTACGAATGAAGTCCGTAGACATAATGCGCCTGCATATCAGGCTGTATACAATCACGTGAACAACGCATTCAGTGCCGACTTTAACAACATAACACAGGGTGGTTCTAACAACCAGGGCGTCAGACTCTACTTTACACAGAATCCCAATCAACGCCGGCACATCACGGCGGCCTACAACAGGTTGAATAACATGAAGAGGGAAATGGCCGGTGTCCTGCAGAAGGTTTCTGCGGCCCGTACGCTCCAGAAGCGTTGGCGCTCGGCGCGTCCTCGTATTATAAACAAACGTAAGACGACGGCATTGTTGACTCTGGGCCGGATGCCCGGTGTCCCTAATACCCGGCGCGCCCTGTTCAACCAGGCGTTCCCGCGCCCGGTCTACGGTCCAAAGACTGAACTGAATGCACTGAGAATGCACAACAAGTACCCTACGTACTAGACGCCACTGCTTAAAAATTTCTTGCCCTGTACTACCAATGGACAATGTGCACACAATCGAGCGTGATCATGCACCGAATCACGACCACGAAATACGAATGGAAGTTCTTCGTTCCGAGGTGAGCTCGCTCACCCCAGAGCGACTGGAAGTATTCATCGGACAACTCGAGGAAAAGATGGGTCTGACCTGCAAGGGTGATCGGTTTCTGCCGCTCACCAGTGGGTTCCGCCAATTCTTCCGGGATGACGAACTAGACGCGAACGGCATGCCCCAAAATGTCGATCTCGAGCGGATTCTAGAACAGAAACGTCGCCTGGTAAACCTTTTTTCCGAGCTGTACCATCGTTCCAGTGAACTGGGTATGAAGGATCGTCCGACCGTTGACGTGAACGGCGACGAGTTTCGGGTCGCCTTCCGTATGATGCGCCTGATTGAAACGGCTGATGATGCCTACGAAATCATTTTTCGGTACGTCCGTTCGTTCGAGCGGATTAACCACCCAACCTGTACGGCGCCGATCCAGGGCGACATGGAGTCGTCAATGTTTCGGTGCAAGACGATCGAGACGACCGGTGAGGCTGAGGAGCAACCGAGTGCATTTCAGTGTCTGCTCCTGTACCTTTTGAACCAGACGTACATCATGAAGATGCGCCGGTACAAGGGTCAGTGCTGTAAACAGATTGAGACGGGTGAGGGCCATCTGACCAAGGCGTGGCGGCCCGTGATGGAAATCAAGGAGTTTGTGTATTTTTACACGCAAAAGGAGGACAAGTATGACATGTGGCGGAACCTGACGAGCAAGGGCTCGATCGTCCGTGACACCATCACGCACCTGACCAACTGTCGTGACATGCAGTTTCCCGAAATCAAAAAGAATCGGAACGTCTGGTCTTTCCGGAACGGTATCTTTGTCGGCCGCGAGTGGGACGAAAAGTATGTGACCAAGTTTTACAAGTACGATACGCCCGAGTGTCAAACCCTCGACCCGACCATCGTAAGTTGTAAGTTTTTTGATCAAGAGTTTGATCACTACGAAGGTGTCGCCGACTGGTACAACATTCCGACGCCGCACATGCAGTCCGTGATGACTTACCAGCGATTTCCGGAGGATGTGTGCCGTTGGCTCTACGTGTTCATCGGTCGTCTTTGTTTTGACACAAATGTGATGGACGGCTGGCAAGTCATTCCGTTCCTCAAGGGTATTGCGCGGTCGGGCAAGTCGACCCTCATCACAAAGGTGTGCAAAAAGTTTTACGATTCTGAGGATGTTCGGACCCTCTCGAACAACATTGAGAAGAAGTTTGGTCTTTGGTCCATTCACGATGGCTTCATGTTCATCAGTCCAGAGGTCAAGGGTGACTTGGCGCTCGAACAGGCGGAGTTTCAGTCGATGGTATCCGGTGAGGATGTCTCGATTGCACGCAAGAACGACAAGGCGCTCTCGATGACATGGAATGTGCCCGGTATTCTGGCTGGCAATGAGGTTCCGGGCTACCGCGACAATTCTGGGTCGGTGCTCCGTCGTCTCGTGACGTGGAACTTTAGTCGCCAGGTGCAAAAGGCTGACCCGCACCTGGACGAGAAGTTGGATGCTGAAATTCCAGCCATTTTGTGCAAATGTGTCAAGGCGTACCTCGAGTACGCGGCCAAGTACAGCGACCAGGACATCTGGAACGTTCTGCCCGAGTACTTCAAGACGGTTCAGAACCAGGTGGCGATGCTCACAAATCCGCTGCAGCACTTTCTGTCATCGACGGAAAAGGTGGTTTACGGGCCGGACAAGTCGTGTCCGCAAAAGATTTTCGTCCAATTGTTCCATCAACATTGTCAAGAGAATTTGCTCGGCAAGTGTCGCTTCAATCCAGACACGTACGCCGGCCCATTCTCGGCTCGCGAAATCGAAGTCCGCACGGAGACGTGCGTCTATCGCAATAACGCCTACGCGTCCCAGCCGGTCATTTACGGTTTGGATGTCGTGACGAACGACATTGTCACCGACGTGTAGAAAAAACTCTCTGACCAAGGTAATGGCGAGTGCCGCCGCGCGAAAAATACAACAGGCGTTCCGGTCGCGCAAAACCGGATTTGTGAACGAGACGCACTATGCATCCGATGGGTACAAGCTGAGTACGCCCGTCATCACGGCCCGGACGGTCACTCTTTATTTTCCGTGGGGCGCGTTTGTCCTTCCGGCGTCTCTCCCAGCAGGTATTGCATCGGTCGAGGGCCGGACGCTCATCGGAAACCCGGCGACGTGCCGTCTCACAAAGACGCACGGTGTCGTCGGTTCACCCGTCGGTGTGAACCACTGGAATTTTCGAGTCGAGGGTGGCGGCGCAGCCGTTTTTCACAAGAGCGGTTCGCTGCAAATTACCACGGCCGGACGTTCAACATACGAGCCCGTACTTCGTAAAATTGCGACCCGTTTCTTTCCCGGTGCACGGGTCAACATTTCAAACGTCAAGATGACAAAGTTGGACGGACGGATCAACATTGACCATACGCTCCGACTCGACGAGTTTGTTGCCCAATTTATTCGGCACGTGCCTCACACGGTCGGCACTGCGTCACTCGACGAAGAGTTGTTTCCGGCTGCGATTGTTCACTGGAAACAACCAGCCATGACGCTGAGTTTTTTCACAAACGGTAATGTGCTCATTCGTGGAACGAGAGACTTGTCGGTCGTGCCGAGTGTCATTCACCGTATCATCCAGTACACTGGTCCGTTGAACATCTTCAAACGTGAACGGTCTCGTAACATGGCCGGGCGCCCCATGGTGAACGAGGCTGGGCGGCCCGTCTATGAACCGTTGGGCGCGACGCGTATGCGTAACATCCCAGTGTCGGCCAGAAACAAGAATGCACAAAAGCTCGCCAAACTGAACACCCGGTACCCGAAGGCTCGCAGCTATTCAAACACGCGCAACGGAAAGTACGTCCGGCCGGGTCCGAATGGTCTTCCGCGCTTCTATCCCATCGTCACGAACATGTCGCTGGTGCGCCAAAAGGTTCTCCGGGCGTACGGAACCCATGGTGTCGACATTCCACCGAGCGTCATGCGCTTGTTTAATGTCGAGGGCGCAAACCTTTGGGAGGCGCTCAACATGCCTGGACCGGCACCCGTTGCGCCCAAGATAAAGAGCCCGCCGAGACGCGCACCAAACTGGAATGCGAACCGACCAGGGTTTTATGTCCGCCCGGGGCCAGGCAAACAACCATACTTTTATAAAGTGCCGGCCGGTAAGGCGGCCGGTAAAAAGACGGTTCTGAAGGCGTATGCCAATGCGGGTGTTCCCGTGCCTCAACGGGTCCGGAACATTTTCGGCATCACCGGAAACGCGAGTCCGTCGGCGCGCGCCGCCATCAAGGTGAACGGCGACCGCATCAACGGCAAACAGTACTCACGGTACACCATAGCTCAACTTGTTCGAATGGCCCGGAACATGAACATTGCCGGGGCATCCGAGAACAAAACGGCGGCTCAGATTTTCAAGATGATAAAGAACAAAGTGGGGCCGTCTCCCAATTCGGCCGGGCCATCACGTCCCAATCTGGTCCTGAACGGCAAATCGTACACCTTCACAAACAACAATCGCATAGTGCGTAACGGCCGTGCGCGCCAGTTTAATACGCTAACGCGCGCCGAACGTCTCGCGGTCGCCAAAGCATATCTCAAAAACAACTACGGAAACTTCGAATCGAAACCACCAAAGACGTGGTACGCCGCGCTCAAGAATATAAAGGCGACACGTGGGCCCGTTTCATCACCGTCACCGTCACCCCCTGCACCGGCGCCCGCGCCGGCACCTCGTTCCCGCACACCTTCGCCCGTCTATGTCAACATGCCTAGGTTCCTCTAGGTCATAATCTTCAACACGTCAAACACCTTGTACACCATATTGAACAGTTCATTCTTGGACTCGGGGACGCTCAGCAGCTCGAGCTCAATTTGGTACTGATTCTCATCGTCGCAATCCTGGTCTTGCGGATCGCCAGTGACGCACGTCACGTCGATCCGAAGATTCTTACGCAAAAACGAGGTGCGCTTCTTACTACGGACGCTCGTCGCCTCCTCCTCCGGGTCATGGTCCATCGGCACTTCGCTCGAGACACCGAGACGCGCGTCAAACGGCTGACCGTTCAGCGACACGTCATTCACCTCGAGACGCTTCTTGATGACACTTTCGGTGATATCCTCAGTGACATTGTCATAGGTGGCACGACGCTTACTCGGGTAGTGGTAAATAATCGTGTCCGACTCGGTGACACTCTCCCAGCCCTTGTACCGGTGAAGACGACGGAGCACCTTGTCGAACGTCTCCTTGGTGACATTCGTATCGAATGAACCACGGTTCATTTTGCCGAGACGAATCTCAATCTCACTCGTATCCTTGGTGCAATGCTTGCGAATAATAGGCTCCCACGTGTCAAAGAGAGAACGGGCAACCTCCATGTCTGGTTTAGAGAGTTGGCGAGTGTTGTTTCTAAATATGGTCAAGGGGTTGGAAAACCTTGGCAATACGTGCTTTCTCAACTCTGCACTGCAGTGTTTAAGCCATGTTCCGTGGTTGTCCAACCGGCTCCTCAAGACACCCTACACTGGCGAGTGCGCCGTGACCCGCGAGTACTCTGCGCTCGTAAATCAGTTGTGGCGCAAGTCTTTGCCGGCCCCGGACGTTCGCCCGTTCCACAAGGCGTTCTGCGAGCGCTTCCCTCGGTTCGGCAACGGCTGGCCGCACGACGTCCAAGAGGTTGTCCTCGAGCTCATTGACACCTTTGAAAAGTCGCTCGGTGTCGGATTTGTCCAAGGCTTGTTCAACGGAACCGAATCACAGACTGTGACGTATCCCAAGGGCACTTCGACCAAAGAATACGAGTTTACGACGCTCGTGCTCACGCCAGAAACGTCCGGTCAGACACTCGAAGAACTCATTCGGCGCCACGAAAAGACGGAGGCTTTTGCGGGCTACATTGACGATGCCGGCAATACATACCATGCGGCCGTCAAGCAGACCCGGGTTGCAAAACTCCCCCCGGTATTTATGGTTTCGTTCAGTCAGTATGATGCGCGTCGTACCATTCGTGTCCCACAAACATACGGTACGGACCACACGTTGTTCGGTCTGGTTGTCCACCAAGGGTCGGTTCACGGTGGTCATTACACAGCCTACGTCAAGCACAAAGGAACGTGGCGTCACGTCGACGATACATCGGTCGTCGAAGCTGACCCACCAGAGGCCGGAGACTACTACATGGCATGGTATAAAACATTTTCTTCGTAATAATAGATGACTACCCTGAAGGGGTTCGAGAGCCTGTTCAACACGCGTATCCTCGAGCGAAACCTCGTCGCCAAGGCTATGCAACTGGGATGGCTCCAAAAAAGTCTAAACCGGAATGCCCTCCGAACTAATCCCGAATATAAAGCAACCTATAACAAAATAATCCGTAATCACTTTTCGAATCAACAAAAGCTCAACATGCTCAAAGCTATCGAGCACGAGACAAACATCGAGCGGGTCAAGCTGGCGCTCAATTCCGTCGACCGCAATTTACTCAACAGAAATGCGGCGTACAATAATGCATATAACCGTGTCCTGAATAAACACGGCCTGCACCGCGTCAGGACGCGTGTTCAACAAGGTGGGACGTGCTGGTTTCATGCAATCATCAACGGCCTTTTGATGAGCCCGAGACCTCGGCGTCTCCTCAAACAGATGACCGCGAACGTGCGCGGCAATGCGGCGAACGCAAGCGCGTGCCCTTCAAAGAGGGCCAGTCGCGAGTTGTTCCTCAAGTACATTAAGCACCGCCTAGAGGGTCCAGGAAACGTCAATAACGTATTTAAGAATGTAAATGTGATCCGGTCCGTGGGCCTTCGTGGACTCGGCAGCCCCAAGTCCACCCGGTACTCGCTCGCGTCCGTCTTCAACTCGCTCAGAGGTGGGAATGCGAGTGGCGGGACCATAGGAGACATGAAGTGGTTCTACAAGAAGATGTTCCCTAGCTCTCTTTTCGTGTTTAAAAAGTTCGGAGGATTCGGTGGCTACTCTGGGCGGTCGAACCCATCGGTCCCACATTTTATGACTAAAAATGGACTGAACTACGAACTTACACATGCGCTGATAACCTTTTGGGTAAAGCCCATAGGCGGTCACGCCATCACGGGCTACAAGACGGCCCGAGGGGACTTTGTAGCCTATGACTCGGGGTTTGGTAAGAGGGTGCCCGACTACGACTGGACCAAACCGGCGCGCATTGCCGCACCGTCCCTCATGTGGGAAAAAGCGCGGCGCAAGACGGGTGGTACGCACGTCCATGCAGTTTATATGCTCGAGACGGCACCCTGAAGCGATCAATTTACTCGTGATTCACGGAGGTGTGATGAGGGGCCACATTCATTGCACTTTATTTCGCCGCGGAGACTTTGAATTTATTTTTCTGATTACGTTGTTTAGCTTGGTTCTATTATTTGTAGATAACATAACACTGCCAGTGCTGCTATTACTACCATTATTTCTTTTACTCGGTGTGTATCCGAGCTTGCGCATGATCCGGGTACTCAGTGGCATAAAATTCTTGTGATTCCGAGCCATCTGAAGAGAAATCCCCTCGCGTTTCGCCAGTGCTTTCGCCGCGAGATTCTCTTTGTTCACACCACTGTGAACAATCATGTTAACACCAGAATTCAGTACAGCCTTCGTAAGCAGGGCTCTGTACCAGGTGCCGATGCCTTTCTGTCTGTAATTTTTTGAAGTTCCTCCATTGAATTCGGCGATGGTGTGTTCCCGTTTCAGCCCATATGGTGCGAAACTGATTTCTATGGCGGCCGCGAATTTGTTACCATCCCAGAGAGCCGTCGCCAATCTCGAGCTGTTGATATTTTTAATACCAATCGCGAAATTACGGGGAAGCTTGGTTCGTGTAGGATTCCGGAGATGACGCATAGTATTCCATTTCACCTGTAAATTCTTCGCCATTTGTATTATTTAACATAAAAAATTAGGCTACAAGACGGGTGGTATGACCGTTCATGCAGTTTATATGCTTATCAATTAAAAAATTGTAATGCCATATGTCAAGATGCAGATCTTTGTCAAAACTCTGACCGGCAAGACAATTACCATAGAGGTTGAGTCGGCCGATACGATTTCGTCCGTCAAGGCGAAGATTTCAGACAAGGAAGGCATTCCTCCGGACCAACAGCGTCTCATCTTTGCCGGGAAGCAACTCGAGGATGATCGGACGCTCGGTGACTACAACGTCCAGAAAGAATCGACGATCCACCTGGTACTCCGCTTACGAGGAGGATTTTGAATCCTCCTTCTTCTTGTTGTAATCTTTCACTGTCAACACTATAGCGGTAATTACGAAAGCAACACCGATACCCAGCATCGCTGGATTGACCCATGACGAAACTTGAGCCGTCATCATTCGGAAGAAACCAAACATGAACATGACAAGTCCGACTGCAAACAGTATAGTCGTGAGGATAGGAGCCATTATTACCTAGACAACAAAAAGTTTAGGTTGTGTCTTGAGCGTCATGGCTCGCACACGGAACTCCACAAACACAATGACGCCCACCTGGGATTCCATGTATGCCATGGCTGCCAAGTACCACTCGGACCCGGCCAAGGTGGCCTCGACCGCTTTAAAGATGCGCGAACGTGCCTTGGCGATTGATGCGGGACGTCGCAAGATGATTGTGATCACCGGTCCGCCGCCTCCGCTCGGCCCGCCTCCGATGCCTGCCGGGTCTTCGACAAAAAAGAAGAAGGACCAGGTAGTCGGACCCCAGTGCACAGCTCGCACGCTCGAGGGTCGCCAGTGTCCCTTCCGGGCCGCTTCAGGATGCGGGGCATTTTGCAAGAAGCACTTTTCGATGGAGTGAACTTTTTTACGTGTGTATTGTAATGTACGTACAGGCTCTTTTGATTAACGCCCTCATCATCCTGCTCGTCCCGCGCATCTTGTCCAAGCCCGTCGGGTTCCAGGCCCTTGACGACTTTGTCTTGTACCTGAAGGCCCAGCAGGCGTTTCTCGTCTATTCGTCCGTCATGCTTGCATTGGTTATTTATGCGACCAACTATTGGTTGGAGTATTCCAACAACGCCGACGTGACGTCGCCGATCAGCTCGCGTGTCAAGGTGTGATCCCATGTGTCGATTTGGTTTTCGGCACAGTAGCGCATGTGCCGAACGAGGTCTCCCATCACAGGCGCTCCCCACATCATGTGACTCTCGTACAAGAAATCGTTTTGGCCGACCGGTTGAAGTGAACACGGTACCACAAAAGGCGTCCCGGGAATATACTCCTGGAGTCCTCCATAGTTTGTAATAATGACAGGCTTGTCTCGTACGGCAGCCTCGACAGCCCCCATTCCTACACCTTCTGAATGCGAACAGTTGATGTAGCAATGACTCATTCGATGAACATCATCCATTTGGTCATCAGTCAGTAAGCCATTGATAACAGTCACGCGAGGCAAACGGCACACAAAAGGTTCCCGTCCGGTCGCCTTGAGAATCAGGCGTGTGTTGGTCATGTCGAGTCGAACAAACGCCTCGAGCAACATGCGTATGTTTTTTCGTGGATCGGCCATGTTTCCAATTGTGTAAAAAGTGTACTCGGGTGTTGTCGGTGGCGCCACGGGACTTCCGTGTGCCGTGTGTCGAAGGAGCTTCCAGTTTCCTTGTGGAAATTGGCGCTCGAACACACGCTGACAAAACACACTCGGTGTGTACAATGTCTTGTATCGGTCGATCAAAAGACCGTAGGCGGCATGGACCGTCTCGGTTTCACACACCGTCATGTACATTTTTTTGGTACAGTTTTTGAGGTGCCGGTCGCACAGATCCATGTGTTGCGGGATCGGGAGCACAAACGCAAAACCGACATCGTACGTTTTGTCACTTGGCGGGGCTGAAAATTCCCGGTATTCACCTCCGACAAGTTGAGCATACTTGTTTGTCACTTGGCCAATTCCGGCCAAGAGTGACGGTCCAATAAAGAGCCACTTGGTCATCTATTCTAATTTAGAAAGTTATGTTTAATTGTTTCCGGACATGGTAAAACGACCCTTTCGTTTCATCGTATGGGTTTTTGGCCCTGGACCCTTTTTATGCGCCGGTGCCTGATTATTTGGAAGGACTGACATATTTTTGACCAGTGCAGCCCCAATGCGATTTTGCATAAACCGAATCGAGCGCTTGAGTTCGGGTGGAGGGTTTGGTATAGCCTTCATGGTTGCCAAAAGCACGACAGACCGGTGCAAATCGATATTCTTTGGCATTTACATTTAGTCGCGAGAATAAATTGCACGTACAAGCATCTCATCTTTGAGCGGCATGAGTTCAGGTCGTTGTTTCACCAATAACCCGGTTGCAATATCTTGTGCGGCAACGATTTTATGTTCAAAATCCGCGAGTCTAACACCTGTTATTCTCTCAAATTCCGAATCGGTCGTAATGTCTTTGATGGCGAGCAAATATCCCATCGCATAATTGGCGTGCAGGACCCGAATCACTTCAGACTCGTCCTGTAGGCTCGCCACAACATACCGTGCCGACTGACGATAAAGAGTCCGGACAGCCTGGTCAGATAAGGAACCGTTTTTGGTACGCCATACAAGCAAAACTATAGCCAGACCAATGAGAAACAACCAACCTTTGTCCATTACTACACCCCGAGACTAAAGAATTGAGGCGTGAAAATGCCATATGAAACCCTTTCTAAAATGGGTCGGTGGCAAAACACAGATGCTCCAGAAAGTCCTGGACAAGTTTCCGACCGACATGAACAACTATCACGAACCTTTTGTCGGCGGCGGAAGTGTCCTTCTGGGCCTTCTGAACTCCCGTACCATAAAAGGTACTGTGTACGCAAGTGACATTAACCCGCACCTCATCGCTTTGTACAAAAAGGTGCAGGCCGAACCCGAAGAACTCATTCGTGATCTGGAACTCTTATGCGAGAATCTTTCAGAAGAACGATACTACGAGGTCCGGGCCGACTTTAACAAGGACCCCACGCCGGCACGTTTTTTGTACCTTAACAAGACGGGTTTCCGAGGATTGTACCGCGAGGGTCCAAACGGCTACAACGTGCCGTTCGGGCACAACAAGGCACCCGGTGTCTACGACGCGGACAATTTACGAGCCGTATCGAGACTCATCAAGGATGTCGTGTTCGCATGTCAGCCGTTTACGGAATCACTCGGGCGCATCACGGACCCGAACGACTTTGTCTACATGGACCCTCCGTACGCCCCAGAGAATGCCACGTCGTTTGTGGCCTACACAAAGTCTGGGTTTGGTAAAGAAGAACACGAATCGTTGTTTCGGCTCGCACAGTCACTTCCGTGTCCGTTTCTCATGAGCAATTCGAACGTGACAATGGTCCGGGATGCTTTTCCGGCACCCCAGTTTACAACCGAAGTTGTAGTGGCCCGGCGCGCCATCAATTCAAAAGACCCATCGGCTCAGACGAACGAGGTGCTTATCCACTCGTCAAGCTTGGCAAAATAGTCAGGGTCTTCACCAAAGAGGACGGCGGTTCCGTGTCGAGCGTGCAACTTGCGCATAACGGGCCATTTGCTCGTGTTTGAAAGATACATTTTTTGAAGTCCGCTCGACAGACAAAACGCATACTCGATTGTAAACCGAGGGCCCAAAAATTCATGATACTCCTCCCTGAACCACGTATCGGCACACAGTTTTGTGTCGACGCTCCCGGCCCCATTTTGGGTCTTTTTTTCTAGAATTTTGAGCAGGTACTTGTCGCCGTTTCGAAATAGATACGCCTCGTCAGGTTTCCGAACAAGCGCCACTTTAAATTCAGACTGACAATATTTCACGAGCGAACTTTGAGGAAGAAATATGACGTCCCGTTCGGCATCAATTTTCTTCCGCAAATAGTATTTTTCCTTTACAAAACCCATAAGGAGTAGACGGTCACCGTTCCACGTGAGTTTTTCAAACGCAGTTCCGTTCACGGTTGTGTTTGCACCACCAGCCCCATCCCCACGTGTATTCTTTTCAATGACACCATTCATATATCATTGAAAAGAACCATGTCTTTAACGACCCTGGCGGGGATTGAACCCGCAGTCTTCCGCTTAGAAGGCGAACGCATTATCCAATTATGCTACAAGGCCAGAATTGCTCTCGTCGAGTTTCGATCTCGACACCTCTCGCTTACTAAACGAGTGCTCTACCAAATGAGCTACGAGAGCATAGTGCATCAGGTGGGGTTCGAACCCACGCGGCTTGCGCCAGCAGAACACCCGCAAGTAAAACTCGTTTTACTTGAGTCTGCCTCCTTGGACCACTCGGACACTGATGCGCTGCTCCAGCCCAGGATCGAACTGGGGTTGGCGGCTCATAAGACCACTGTACTAACCGATTATACTACTGGAGCGTCATCTTTTTTTGCGCGCGTACCTTTACACATTTACAGACCAGTAGAACCAAAACCGTCCGCGCCACGGGTCGTCTCCTCGGGTGCCGCAACCTCAACCACATCCGCATGTGTGTAATTCTCCAGAATCAGCTGAGCGATGCGATATCCCGGCTTAATCACGAATGGAATGCGCATATCAGTATTCACCAGAACCACCTTGAGCTCACCAGTGTAATCGGGGTCAATCACACCAGCCAGAGTATCCAGACCGTGCTTCACGGCCAGTCCAGAACGAGGTGCAATGCGACCATAGGTTCCGGGTGGGAGCTGGACAGCGATTCCAGTAGAGACGACAACACGGTGACCGGGCAGGACGACATACCCGTCAGTGCTGTACAGGTCGTATCCGGCTGCCCCGGGCGTACCACGAGCCGGCAGGCTTGCGTTTGGTGTCAGGCGAGTGACCAGAAGCTGTGAGGCCATTGTACCATATATATGGTGTCAATCTTTATCTAACCATTGAGTAAGAATGTGTGATCCGGAGCACGAAGTGTATTACGTCAAGGCTGACTCGGTCTTTGCCCCGTCAAACAACACATTCACCGTCTACTTGAACACGCCCCTCAGAAATGTCGTCCGGGCCGAGCTCATGTCCTTGAGCGCCCACTCGAACGTGACATCGTCAGCTGGTTCAAGCTACATGTACGTGTACGTCAACGAACTGACGTCCAAGTTTAACGACCGGGCGAACGGTCAGATTGCAATCCAGGTGTCCGGCCAAACCTCCAACGTTGGTTCCAATCCATCCGGAACTATAGCAAACCTGAGCAAGCTCGCCACGTCAATCGCGGCCGTGCCGCTCGAAGAGATTCAACAGCGGACCATTTTCACGGTCGGTCAGAATTATCCGGCTCAGGCGGTTTTCATCGAGCCGATCCGCCAGATTGACCGACTCACTATCGAGTTGTTGAGTGGTGGCGGAGCCAGCTTGCAGAATGCCGGAAATACATTTTTGGTGTTTCGGTTTACATGCGCAAAGGGCAACCGGTGTTTGTACTAGACTTTATTGAGGAATATAAATTCTTCTTCCACTATTGTTTATGATAAACAAACGTCCAAACGGACCTTGCCAGATAGTACGTCCGTGTAAATGCGCATTATTACGATGATAGGAAATGAATCTTTGACCGGTATTTGTCCCAAACATAGGTTTTGGTTGTTTTCTGTACCCACGGTTTTTCGTGTGCCGCGCGTTAAACATATTTGCAGATTCGTTCGCCATTCGTACTCTATATAAATATTTTTTACAAAAGTCGCATAAGAGCCATGGCAAGTGCCGTCATACTTGAAACCGACACGTCATCTGACGCGACGTGGAGCAGTTCGACTGGCGTCACCTGTGCATGATGAATTACGACATCATTCATGACCGAAGGGACAAATCCCACGACGGACGTCTTGACGACGTACCGTTCGACATACCGTCCGGTGCGCCGAACGATCGGTTCAGAGTTCCGGACCACCTTGCGAACCTGGATGCACGACCGGCGAATACCCTTGTTCATAACGCTCTTTTAATAGCACCGATAATTTGTCGGGCGCGCGAACGTGCACCGTCTACGTTTCTTTGATATATCTTCTTTATGAAGTTCCGGACGGTGCCGTTCCCATAACTCTTTTTTTTGACCCGTAGGAGCGTCGAAAGACGGGCCGTGTTCTTGAGACCCTTTTCGGGCCTATTTCCTGTAAGAGGATTGCGATTCTTGATTCCGGGATATACGAACGAACCGGCCAACACGACCGCGACATTACGGTACATGTACTTGAGGCGTTCCATCGGAATACCATACAGGCGCGTGTACGGAAGGTGCAGGTGTTCACGGCTTATACCTGGCACATATGCCAACGTCGAGTCAACAAAGTCAACCGGTTTGGCCATTCCTGGAAACTGCAACTTGTACGAAATCACCTGGTAGACCGTCTTGCCGGTCGCCGGTAACACCCGAATCGGTGGTACAAAATCAACCACTACCAGTTTGGCACCGGTCGCCTTGTACTCCTTGTTGAGCCACGTGATGAACCCGCTCACGTGTCTGGACATAACCTGACGCATCGCAAAAATACGGTTCGAAATGTCGACCCGAGACCGGAGCCGTCTGGGGACCGCAAACGTAAAATCAAAGTCGGACGTGTTGCGAACTTTGGCCGGTGCGCGCAAGGCGCGAGCCTCGAGATACAGTTTGACAGCCATACCGCCACCCAGATACGGAACGAAACCGCCGTACTGGCGTGTCAGACGACGATGCGTCTTGCAGTACGCGACGAACAACTGTGGAAGTGAACTCACGAGCGTTCGTTGGTCGATGACGCCCCGTGGACGATTCGGTGCGACACGTCGTTCGAGCGACCGAGTCGCATCGCACAACATAATTTCGGAATGAAATGTACCGCTGTGGAAGATGGTCCGGGCGCGCGGGGCATAGTACCCATCGTAGCGTTCGGGCCGAAGAAACTCGCGCGTCAAGCGTTGGGCCAAGTCGTGGTCAACGTCCGCGATGCTGAGGCGCTGTCCGGGGCGTTTGTTCCGTGCACCCGGGAGAGATGCCCGGGGACCATAAAGAACTTTGTACGCCTGGACTTGTTGGGCACGAGTCGTACCGACCCCCAGTGCAAATCGCAGCAGTGTCCTGGTTTCCCTTGACAGACCAGGATACTTGTTCACGAGCAATTGCAAGTTCTTGGGTGACATGGTGAACAGACGCAGGGGTTTCTTGGCAAGATATACACTGGGCTGGCCGTACACGCGCGCGACACGCGAGTTTGTCGTCGCGAAGAAATGGCGTGTATTTCGAAGCATCACCGAACGAACCCGAAGACCTTTGTATATTCGAGTCCCCTTTGAGAGGACCGTTTCGCCAAAAATCATCTCTACTATGAATATAGAAAATAATGAACCTGGGCATACTTCAGACTCGCGGGACGTGTTGGTTCTACACGATCCTCAACGGGTTTTTGTTGTCCGAAGATGGACAGAAGATCATGTATGCCAACTTGCAAGAGTATTATGCAAAACTGACACCGGCCGAGAAGGCTTACTTTGACGACAGGCTTGACGCACCTTGTCCAATGAAAGACCTCACCAAGACGAAGAAGATTTACTTTTGGAAGTTTATCGATCAGTACATGTGTCTTCTGAGCGGACCACGGGCCGTATCCCTGAAAATTGCCAAGTCGGCCAATATTCTCGGGAACATGAACCTTCAGGGGACAGTTGCAAAGGTTACAAAGGGTGGAACAGGTGCCCATCCTCAACAGGAGATTGAGAAGGTCCTCGATCATCTTGGATTCAAGGGCAAGTATTATTCCGGAAGGGTGGATCGTCGTCGCAGTCCACAGTTTGTAATTAGCAAGGCGGGCGATCGTACATACATGCCGATCGTGTATCGTACGGTCGCTCCAGGGTATTCGTTGATGTGTGCCGGTCTCGTGATAGGAAATTCGCTCGCGGCGAGTTCCGAACAGCACAGATTTCACTCCATAGTCGGTTATATCGTCGATCAAAAGGGATATATTTTCGATTCGAATCAACGTAAAGTGTTCCGGTGCAACTGGTGGCACCTGGCAGAGTTTAAACGAGTTGTCCGAGACGAAATTTCACTCGCGTACTCGTTCTTTAAAGACGGTCAGGTGAACGTACACACTTATTCTTATGCGATATATGCCCGGGATGCGTTTACCAAAGGCATATCACCTTCGTGCCGCATGAAATATCGCACAAAAACACCTGTGATTTACAATTTGAATTACACCGACCCCAATGCCGGGAAACTACTAAACCAGCCAATGTACAACTATCTCAAGCCGGCCGAACGAGTGGCCGCCAAGCGTCGTTGGGCCCGGACACATCACACAGAAGTTAAATATCTCACTAAAGCGACTCTTGATGCGATATTAAAATCCGCGACGAGCAAAGGAAACGCCCTAAATCAGGTGTACCATCTCAGAAATGCCGGGTATCGTGTCGTCACTCCAAACTATGTGAATTTCCACAAAACTCTGGCGGCTATGAAGTTTCCGACAAAGTATTTTAATAAACCAATGTACGATAAAATACTTCAGAATGCGACGAACAAGGTGAACGCCCAGAAACGGATAAACAAACTGAAAAAGGCTGGATACGTCATGAAAGTTGACAACTTTACCAGTTTTAAACAAAAAGTGAATGAGAAATTCAAGAATGATCCGTATGCCAAGGCCAAGGCGCTTCTTGGCAAGGCGACCACGGTCACTCAACGTAAAAAGGCGTACAGTGAAGTGTGGAAGAATGTACCGATGCCTCGTCGCAAGGTCCTGATGCACTACCGGAATAAAGGTGTCTGGCTTCGGAATAACGCGTTCAATGTTGGTGGCGGTTCATCAAACAATCTGGTTTTGCTTCCGAATAACAATGGTGCCGGGTCGTCGAACCAGCCTCTACGGAACGCGAGAAGCCACGTGAACACACTCAAGACGGCAGTGGCACGCAAGGCGTACTTAAAGGCGGTGGTCCTGTCGGCCGAGCAGCGAAAGAACCTTCGGGCCTACATTGCTCAAAAGAATGCCAATGCTCGGGCAGCCCGTGCGGCCAAAAAATCATCTTGAACATCAGTACGGATAATGGCTTCCAAGTATGTTGCACTTTTGATGCGTTCGCGAGAAAAGGCGCACATGTATCATCTGACGACCAACTCGTTCGCGGAGCACAAGGCGCTCCAGGCGTACTACGAGGGTATCGTCCCTTTGTTGGATGCGTACGCCGAGGCGTACATGGGAAAGTACGGCCGGCTCAAGCGGTTCGTGTTGCCGCGCAACGCCAAAACAAAGACGAGCGCGCGCATGTACTTCAAGACGTTGCTGACGCGGATTCGTGGGTGCCGTCTGCCACGCGACACCTACCTGAAGAACATTCAGGATGAGATTACGGCGCTTGTGCGTTCGACGCTGTACATGCTCACCTTAAAATAGAAGCGACACTGACATGTAATGAAGCTTATTTCGTATAGTTTATGGGGTTCCAAGTCTATGTTTCTTCACGGTGCGGTGATGAATGCGAAGCAGTGTCGTGAGTTTTTTCCAGATTGGAAGGTTCGCATCTATCACAACGATAGTGTGTCGGACGAACTACTTGTGACTCTTCGGGAGCTTGGTGTCGAGACTGTTCGTGTCGACCCAAAAGGTACCTATGGTACTTTTTGGAGGTTTCGACCATTGTTCGAGCCTGGACACGACTATGTTCTGGTGCGCGACATAGATTCACGGATTACGTGGCGCGATGTTCGATGCGTCAACGAATGGTTAGAATCTGGTAAAAATTTTCTAAATATTCGGGATCATCCAAGTCATTATGATTGGCCAATAATGGGTGGTATGTTTGGTATACGTACCGGAGCGTTACCATTGTCACTCGTTCCTATCATGGACCAATATGCACTGATTCATCAGTATGTGTCCGATCAGGTATTTTTGGCTCGACACGTCTGGGACTATATGAAGCTAGATGTTTACGAACTCGGATTCAAGGAACAAAAGTGGATGGCCGATTCGTGGACGGTTGACAATCATATCGGTCTCGGATTTGATGAACATGAACAGCCACGAAAGGACCATGGTGCAATGGGAGACACTTGTATTTAAGAAGTACGTTTCTTGTAGAATAAATGCCTCACATGCTGTACCCCCAAAAGGGGGCCGGTTTTGCAAACATTCTAATTCATTTGTGTGATTTTTTTGCGAATCACCCGGATGGGTTTGTTCACGAATCAATCAAGGAATACGAACTTGGAAGGTGGCTCACGTTTCATTTTCCGGTCACGGACCGGACAGACCTTCCGGTCTATCAACCACAAATTTATATCAATCCGCACACAATCCATCAGGTCCACCCGCTCGTCCGTAAGTTGATCAGTCCTTCGGTCGAACTTCAGAAGGTAATTGATGAACATATGCACAATGTCACGGGTATCAAGGCGGGATTTCATGTTCGTCGAGGCGCATCCGCAAAAGATTCACGGGTTGTTGTATGGGCCGACTCTGAAGTGTTTGCGGACGACAAGGCTGTCGATGTGTTTGTAAAAATTTCAAAGCGCGAAACACCCTTTTTCATCGCGAGTGATTCACCCGAAACAAAGAAACTTTTCGAAAACGGTCGCACTATTTCAACGACGATATCTGTTTTACATGATAGATGCCCCGATGCATCAACTTCCGACCGTCGAAACGTGTTTTTGGATTTCTTTTTACTTTCAAAGTGTCCCAAGTTGTACATTACGGGTGGAAATTTCCCACAGTTGCCAGGTTTGTCAACCTTTGGGTACATGGCTGCAATCTATGGAAACGTTCCGTTTGAAGTCATATCGAATTCTTCATAACCGGGATTTGTTGCAGGTCTAATTCGGTGCAAAAACGTCGTTTCTTTTGGTCGAAGTTTCATCAGTTCGATGAGCCACATGAACGAACTATCAAAACCGTGATATTCTACAGCACGTTCAATCAATGTACAGTAATCAAAAATGTTGGTCGACTCGATCGGAAATTGTCCCCGACCGATTCGAATGATAGGAAGATTTGTATCTACGGGTATACTTGTGTACCGTTCAGGGTCATCGTGGACGACAATATACTTGTCGGTCTCTATATGTTCAATCATCTGCCGGTACATACGTTCTTCACAGTCTCTTGACCGTAGAACGAAAAACTCGGAACGCATTATCGACGGGTCGAGTCCAGCATTTTTATAAAAGGAGTTGCACCATGGCGGTTGGATATTCCAGTGAGGTCCGTAAAATATTCCTGTCCGGATGGTTCCCGGTCGTTGTTTGCTCCAGGCATCTTGATCATCGTCGACCGGTACAACAACAAGACTCGGTCCAAGATCCCGATACATGTATTCGACCGACTGGACGTACTGTTTTTTTACATACGTGATAACATTACACGTCTTTGCGTAATGACGAATCATGCCATTACATACCAGATTATCCCCCAGACCAAGATGATTCAGGATACCGACTGTTTTTTTGTTCGTCTGTTCGTATTCTGGATATTGTTTCTCTTCGGCAATCTCAGAATCTTTGTTTATGGCGCGCTTTATCGCAGCCCGTCTATCATTTGTATGGTAGACAAGCCGGGCGAGCCGTACAAATGTCGACCCAAAATCTTGTCGCTTTTCACACAGCCGTAGTTCATTTTCGATATCCCACAGTACACTGTTCACTTTGTAAAGGTTTGTAATATCGTCCGTGTATTCACATCTCAGCATTTCATATTCGTTTTTGATATTTTGCAGTTTTTTTGGGTCTGTTACGTTATCAAGTTTTATTTTTAAAATAGATAGGCGATCCGCAATGTCGCCAGGTGAAATATGCATTAAAGATGTCTTGTCCATATTCTTTATGAAGGTGTTCATTATTCATTATCATAAACTTACTGATCGAAAAATATACATGAAAAAACAGCTCGAACTAAACTCACTCGACGGAGAGTTTGTCGAACACTATGATCGTGACACTATCGAACAAAAGGATCTCGAACTTTTCACGCCTTTTATGAAAGCACCACATAGACGTCCATTTATTGCAACATTTTTGTCACACCTTTATTGTTATACGCAAGAGTTTAATGTCGCTCTCGTACTTGAAGATGATGCAATACTTTGTCCAGGTTTTTCGAGCAAACTCAGTGATTATATGAATCAACTTCCATCCGATTGGGACATGTTATTTATTGGCGACGCGTGCGACTTTCACATCCCTGATACTACACCTGACCAAAACGTGTATTTCAAATCGAGAGAACAAACATCGTGGGGTGGTCACGGTGCGACTCGCGCCGCAAGTTCATATGTTGTGACAAAACAGTGCGCAGAACGTATCGCCGCATACGCCAAAAATGGACAAGTTTTCAATATGATTGACCATTGGCTGAATCATGTTATTCGCGATTTAAAACTGAACATATATTGGGCCGAACCAACTATCGTACAACCCGGATCGGAAATTGGTATGTTCCAGCGCTCGTTAAATGTAGGGTTTACATAAAAAAGTAGGTTTATGTTGAATAAGATGTTGTTTTTGACATATAATGACATGTCCGGTCGATACGATTACAATATTCATAACCTGCAGCTAACAGTAGGAATTCATGAACCCAAATTCAAGTTTGTCAACTTTTTAAAAAATCATCTTGATCCCGAGTTTGTAGAAAAGAATAGTCGTATTTTGTCAATGCCTCGAGGAGGTGGATACTGGCTCTGGAAACCATACGCAATTTATAATACGTTACTCAATGCCAATGATGGTGAAACCGTATTGTATCTTGATTCAATGTATTTATTCATCGAACCTTTCATGAAAGGTCTTTTCGAATTTCACACCGATGAACTTCCTCTTGTTATTTTCAAAAATAAGGCGGGCGAGTCGGAAGCACCATTTCGAATGTTATGCAAAAAACATGTCATTGTAAAATATGGTGTCGAGAAGGCGGTAGATGAAGATATACCAGAAGTATGGGCCGGTTGTATATGTGTCAAAAAGACACCTGAGACACTAGAGTTTATCAAGGAGTGGCTTGATATGTGTCAGGTGTACGAAGACATTACAGATTCACCTAGCACTATTCCTAACGAATCTTATTTTAATGACCATCGCCATGATCAGGCACTTTTGACCGTACTGTGTTACATGCGCGGAATAGTGACTCGTCCTCTTCCAAAACGTTATCTACAAAATATTAGATCCCCCTTCTAGAGTCGTATGACTCCAAAATTGTGTGCTTCTTGGTGCTGTCCAAGCCACCCATTGACGACATGATGTTCAAGTGTAGCCGTCGAATATGTCTGTTGTATATCAGTCAGAATATCCTTAACCATCATCCACATCGGACCATTTGTATCATTCTCTAAATCATCAAAACAGTACACAAAACCATTCGGGTCGAGATGTTTTTTCACGTGTTCGTATTCGTACAGAAGTGCATCGGGTCTATGCATTGCATCACTAAATACAAGGTTGAACATAGGCATGTGGTCCCATATACTGTTATCAAATTCGTCAGCCTCGTAGTATGTCACGGGTCCCCATGTTGTAATTGTGTTCGTTTCAGATTTACGAATACTATCATTTGGGGGATTTGCGGACACATATCTCGTAGTTTTCGACTCACCTAACAACTTTTCAAATGTCGGATTAATTTTTTCAATGTCCAGACACGATAAAGTATAAGTGTCGAGGTGTACTCGAGCAAACTCTGTAATTTGCCAGAATGTCTTTCCGACAGAGACGCCAATTTCTAAATAGTTTACATTTTTTAGTTTTTTCATATATTCACAAATCATATCAGCTTCGGTAATTTGATTCGAAATAGGTCTATCAATAAGATGATATACATAAGAAGGAAGACCATAATTAAAGAGACTCGAAGGCTTTTCCCAATCCTTTCTTTCTATCCATTGCGGAACTTTCCCGAGTGTTGCACGATTAAACTGAATTATGTCATCCATATATTTATTATATTCCTTTAATCTCTAATATACTTTCTCTTATTTGTACAAGTGATGGGTGTCCCATTCGAGCATAACACTGTCCCGGAATTGATATATGGGGGACATTTGCATATGTTGGTAAAAATTCTTTAGGGCATCTGACAATCGGAATACAACCACACACTTGAGCCTCCCAGAAACGATGTGTGTCAAGACCGTTGCCCATCGGACACATTACATATTTACAACTAGCCATTGTGCGCATATAGGTTTCAAATTCAACACGGTCACTTGAGTTTGAAATGAAACACGAACGTTCGTGTGGGTTCGTATCCGGTGTAAAATTTGTATACACTGTGTCACGTTTTTCAATTGACCTAAGTTCCTTTTCAAACTTGGCACAAAACTCAATTTTGTCTGGAGTATCCTCTAGCCCTATCGGCAAATGTATCAGTTTTGGGTGTGAAGTACATACATTTTGTGACCTCCATTCAATTATGTTTGGATTTTCAAGTATTTGAAAAATCTTTTCGTCGGACAAAAAAGTTGACGGAGAATAATCACTTAGACCTGTCACGAGTATAAATGGTTTGTCGAACGGACATGATAAAAAATTCATAATATAGTCAGTTTTAACGAATATACTCTGACCGGACGCATACACAAGTGGTGTCCCTGGAGTGTACACTACGTCACAACTATCACGATGACCATTTTGTGTGACAAACATTATAATTTTAGTTTACAAGTTCTTTAGGCAGTAATTCCATAATGACTGGATCGTCGATAATCTCTATTTTTTTACCCATAGATTTGAGAATAAGTGCCGTCTTTACTTTGTGAGATTCTTCAACTACCGGTACGTTACAATTATCCTTGTAACACATTCCTGACATTGTTGGTTCGGAATAATGAAGCGCCTGTTCCATGGCATGACGTTCATTTGATTCATGTGATGCAATTGGTATATAATCATACATACCTTGTTCGCGTAGAAATGTACTTAGTGCACGGTTATCACGGGGGAAGCATGGTCCACCGTATCCCCACCCGTACTTCATACATCTGTTACCGATACGAGTATCTGAACCTATAAACTCGAGAACCGCATCGGCCGGACATCCTACACGACGAAGCGAATCACCGACCATATTGGCAAAAGCAATCTTTGTTGTAATGAAACCGTTCAACGACAGTTTTGCAATCTCGGCTTCTATAAATGACATATAATGAATTCTTACATCCGAACTGTACATACTGGTAAAAAAGTCATAAAATACACCCGTTGGTCCACCTACAAGAATATTTTTTGCGTCACCTAGATTCTCAAGTACGTTTCCAATCTGAACAAATAATGGATTGTATACAACATTCTTCCGGTCGGCATATCTGTCGCAAAATCCTGGTTGTACTGTACAAGTAATGATGACCGGTCCGTCGACTTGGGTCAGGACATGTTCGAGAATGGAATGATCATAGCCAGCGTATGATGTTGGCGTATTGACGAGAACGATAGTAACATCGCACTCTACTTGTTCAGTCGAATACGTCATTGGAAATTGTGTCGCGAGCTCGGAAACTCCTGGTTCTTTGGTTAAGAACTCGCCTCGACGATACGAATCTATCATTTCTGCATTTTTATCGACACAGTGTACACTATGACCCTTTGATGAAATAAAAGCAGCATACGCAAGTCCCAATTTACCAACACCAATTACGTTCACACGCATTATATACATAAAAGAATTATTCCCTTTATCTCGAATGGATGCTGTGAAGAAATTTTGGAACGAACGACCTTGTAATATCAGGCATAGTTCAGCCGAAATAGGGACTCTTACGTTTTTTGATGAAGTCGAACAGCGTAAATATTTTGTCGAACCTCACATTCCAATGTTTGCCGATTTCCAGTCATGGTCAGGTAAAAATGTTCTCGAGGTTGGGTGCGGAATAGGTACCGACAGTATCAACTTTCTTCGAAACGGAGCAAAACTCACGGCGATAGATGTATCCGAAGAATCAGTAAACATTGCGAAAAAAAGAGCATCAGTTTACGGATTCGACCCCTCATGTTTCAGTGTCACCAATGCCGAAGAAATGAATCTTGAAAAAAATTTCGATCTTGTATATTCATTTGGTGTTATCCACCATAGCCCTCATCCTAAAAAAATCATCGAGCAAATTGCGAAACATCAACATGTTGATCAAGAATTGCGAATCATGCTTTATTCTAAAATTTCTTATAAACTTTTTTGGGCAATGCACACCTTTGATAGATGGGACATGAGTACTATGAATGATACTATCAAAGAATACGCAGAGGCTCAACAGGGCTGTCCTTTTGCGGAAACATATACATTTGATGAAGTGAAAGAACTTCTTCATCCATGGTACGAAATTACCAACATTCAAAAGGACCATATTTTTAAATGGAACATCGACAAATATATCAATAAGGAATACGAAATTGACTCTGCCTGGAAAGGCGTCTCGGACAAGGATTTCAGGTCACTCGAAAAAGAACTCGGGTGGCATACTCTTGTAAAAGCTAAAAGAGTGATGATATAACATCATCGGACGCCGGTAACGGAACGTCAGGCGTCCGACGTACTAGTTTGGTTTTACCGTCATGATGTATTCCGTCTCGTATAATTCGTTCAAAGGTTTCCAGAGTTCTCTCTGCAAAAATCCCAACGTCGGCATGATGGGCGTACGTGTTAATTTTATTCAGAACGTGACCTGCGTCGCCGAAACTTGTGAGATGCCACCCGGCATACGTGAACCGTTGAAACGACCAACGATTATCTCTGAAAAAGGTTGGCGTACGAGTCTTCATGTCCTTGACAGTCGTAATTACCGTTCCGAACCAAGGCTCGCCCGTGTGCAAATAGTCAAAAGAGTATTCGAACATCCACATGTGAACGACTACTGGTAAACTGCTTAACCGTATACGAGTCATGTCAGGTATTTCATCAACATCACTGAGCATAACAATCGAGTCATTCGATACATCGTCGAGTCCTCGGAGGATGCAGTCTCTCTGATACTTTTCACGGGCCCACGGATTTTTATCCGTGGGCATATCTTCCGCCTTGACAATAACGTGCGTAATTTTAGGCAACCATTTCGCGTACCGTTCTTTGTTCTTTTCGAAGAACAAATCCTTTGGTCCCCCGGCATGCGTGAGCTCTGATTCTACAAGCACGAAACGGTCAACATGGGCATCAAGTACATTAAGACGAAGTTCAAGTATATCAAGTTCGTTATAGAAGGTGAAAGCATCCACTATCATCTAAACTTAAAGAAACGTCAATACTTTAATTATAGATGAGTCAACTCGGTGCCGATAAATGGGTTCTTTCGGTCGTCCCTGAACCCAGTTTTTACCTCGACGTCGGGTGTCAAGATGGTACATTTCTTAATAATACCCTGCTGCTTGAAAAAAATGGATGGAAAGGGATTTGTATCGACGCATTTCCTAAAAACTTTGAGGACAGAAATGCGACGGTCGTCAAAGCGGTTGTGTATTCATGCAATGACAAAGAGGTTGAATTTTCATATTCTGTCCAGGAACCATGGTGTAGCGGGATTACGACCGAACTCGGTATGCACAAAGATAATCTGTTCAAGTATACTACTATTCAAAAACATACATTCAAGACCAGTACACTCGAGAGCATCCTAGAGGAACACAATGCGCCTTCTGAAATCGGATACATGAATCTAGATGTCGAGGGTGCAGAATATGAGGTACTTCGTGTATTTCCTTTTGACAAATATACGTTTCGGTGCATTTCGATCGAACACAATTTTGAGGTTGAAAAGCGCAATAACATTTTCAAACTTCTTTCGTCAAAGGGATATCTACTTGTAAAAACTGTACATGTTGACGATTGGTATATCAAGGCGTAGTTGAAACCATTCGTATCTCTTCTTCGAGTGACACGTCATCAATTCGGGCATAGGCCGCCTTGAGCCCCAACAGACGTCGAATTTCGTGCCGGTCCAGAAAGCGGAAAAACCGACGCTTCTCTTTTATGTTTCGAAATGCCATATTGTTGTCTTTGATTGCTTGGCAGACCGGCCAGGTTGCACCGCGCAGCTCCCACAGTTCAGCCTCGTGCGCATCGAGCCGTGGCAGGATGTTCTCACGGATGAGTTGTTCCATTACGGTATTTGTGTGAGATTTTTTTAACCTTCAAGGGTAGATGCTGACGTTGCGCAAGACGTACATTCTTGTACGCATCATGCCACACCTTTTCCAGTTGGCTGTCACCATGGCCCTAATGAGTAATGCCGCCCTTGCGCAACAGTACAAGGCCCGTCGTAATCATAGCCAGGCCCAGATACTGAAACCAGTTATTGAACCGTTCACCGAGAATGAGAAACGCCGCCAGGGATTCGATCACACCAGACACGCCATCCCACATTCCGTTGACCCAAAGGACGTTGCCCTGTTTGAGAGCAGCGATGAGGAAGTAGATGACACCGGAATATCCGAGGAGACCGCCTCCAAAATTCGCGAGCTTACCCTGGCGCGCAAAGAACTTGAATTGAAAGTCACCCAGTATCTCAAACAGTGAGAGCATAATAATGTTCAAAGCGCTCATATCTGTCAAATATAAAGAAAATAACTGCTGATGAGTAAATGGGTGACACTATTACTCAGCGCTTTATCAAAAAGTTTGACGCCAACAACGAGTCGCACGTCAAGTGGCTCCAGAAGATGACCGTGCTCGCTCCGTCACTGGGTGACCCCCATGCCCGTAACCAGGTGGTCAATGACATCAACGACAATCCTATGAAGATTAAGGTGACGACCGTCGAGGCGCTCGACTGGCCCCACATTCACTTTGTGCTCGCCACGTCATACGCGACCCAGGTTCTGACCGGCAAGGCGTTCATTCCTCCCAGAGTTGATTGAGCCGTTCGGCATAAAATTCAAACGGCACATTGAGGCTAATGAGTTCACCGTTGATGCTAAAACCGTCAGTCGATGGCGTCACAGTCGTCAGCGTAATCATGTCCAGGTAAGCCTCGACACAATACACTTTGAGTTTTTCCATGTCCCACTGGCGAATATCGACAAGTTCAAGTTCGTTTGAAGCTGTACCGGGTCCAGAATCCAGCTGAAAATCAAACATGGTCGTCGATGGCCATTCCTTGTTCTGGCGCACATGTCGTTCAATCATGTGCGCCATAAGAAGAGCATCCTTCTGGCGTCGAAACACCACAGTTGCTGTTTTCATATTTTCGTTCGACGTTCGCCACGCAAACACAGTGTTGGGGCTGCTGTGCAGTGTGTACACGCGCTTACCTTCCTGGTCGGTCGTCATACGACGAGTCGTCGGAGGACGGATTGCGAGCGCCATTTACGTTGAAACGTGCGGCTTGTTTATGTAACGATCGGCGACACTGTCCGACTCCTGGCCTTTGTAGCCTGCGTACGAACGGGTCAGAATGACCCAGAGAGCAACAAATCCACCTGCGACCATCAAGGGGGTCGAAACGTTCTTCATTTATTAACAGTCAATATTTTCATTCACCTGACAACCGAGACCAGAAATCAGGAATTGGTCGAGGCGGCTCCGGCTCCGGCTCTGGCTTCGGCTTCTCCTCTGGCTCCGGCTCGGGTTCCGGGGCGGCTTCGGCCTCGGCTTCTTTTTCAAGTTTCTTGAGTTCATACATGATATCCGCGAGAGTGAGCTTATCACAGATGTCATCCACGTCAACATCCTCGCCACCCTGAGCCTTGGCGAGCATTTCGGCAAAAACACGCTTTGGGCGCGTCATTATTTATGGTCTCAGATAAAAGGTCGTTTTGTGGGACGCGCTGAGCGCCTTTGCAAAGTCTGGATTGTTGAGCACGCACTCGCGAATCAGTATCCACAAGTCTCTTCGGTCCGAAATGCCTTCGAGCGTGTCCCACATCATTTCCGTATTTTCGTCATGGTTCTTTTTGAACGGAACTTGGTTCAGTTCCATCTTAATCTTTTGTTCGTTGAATCGTTCGACGACATCTTTTTGTTCGCCGGATGTCATCGGAAGGTCAATCACGTAGACGTGATAGACACTGACCGTGTCGGCGTCAGCCTCTGTGTCGCCTGGACCTTTGTAGTCGGTCGTGAATCGAAAGTATGCATATGCGCCCCGTTTGAGGTCGATCGTCCCACGAGTCTCCTCGTGAAGTTCACGGATTGCACACCGAAGTGGATTGTACACCTCGCGTCGACGGCACCCGCCTGTGACAAATGTCCACTCCTTGTACCGCCTATCGTGAACGATGAGCATATGAGGACGGTTCCCGATCATCGTCACCGGAATCGCTATCGATTTGTGCCTCTCGCGCATATGTGGGTCCGCCATGGCGACCGCCCTCTACCATGGGACCCTCAAAAAAATTAGCCAAAGTACGCGTGGATGGGTTGTACGTAATCAAAAACAGCAGGCCGATTGCCAGGACCCACTTCCAAATTTGCATTCCTACTTTAGTCCCAATACAAAAGTGACGACGTTCCGTTGCGGATCTCGATCATGTTGTATCCGACGGCGTACATGTACTGACCGTTAGCCATACTGGGGAGTGGGACGGCCGGCGGAGTAGCAATTTCAAACTTGTCGATGCGTGAAAAGTTGAGCGTGCCGGTCGGCTGATACGAGCTGGTGTCGAGACAAAATGGAACGATGGCAATATTTCCATTCATGTACCCATGTTGTGTATGGTAATAAGCATTCACGTCGGTCCACTGCGCAATGTGCCGAGACTCTCCAATGTCGACACCGTTCACCTGTGTTCTGAATTGATAATCAGCAAGTGACATTTCGTTGTTTTATTATACAGTTGGAGTAATATTTATATAACCATTGTTAGTTGCTCTTCCTCCTGGTCCTGGTTCATATACTACACGGCTGCCGTACGTGTATCTTGAGAAGGGGCCCCAGCCTGTCCCGCACCTGTCGCGTTCACGCCAGCAACTGCGAAATGATAATATGTGTCGGGTTGCAGACCCGTGTAAGTATAAGAGAACGACGATATGGGTACGTTCACAAACCCTACAGGACCTGAATCTGAATAAGCATATACATTAAACGAAGTCGCGTATTCAGGTACATATTCGACCCACTCCAACTCTATGGTCGTTGTAGTAACAACGAAGGGATTGTACATAGCGGGACCCGGGCCCGGTAACGGAAGGAGTGTGCTTATCGGATCCGACGTCACCGGGTCACCGGCTAGGTTAGATGGACCCACCAGAGGTGTAACTGTGAATGTGTACTCCGTGTCTGGTGTTAAACCGTAAAATGTGTATGACGGAGTTGGTCCTGAATAAGATTGAGTCGTGGTCGTGCTCTCAGGGTTCGAAGTTATAATATAAGTAAAATCATACGGACTCAGATCGGTGGTCACCGCATCCCATGTGATATCGACCGTCGTTTCTGTCGGGTTGCCCACCGAAACCCCAGTGACTGTTGGGACGGTGAACATGATTACTGACGTCGATGAGGCGTATTCTTGTTCTCCGCGCGCGTTCACCGACGACAACCGGAAATAATATGCATAGTTTGTCTGTAAACCGGTGAATGTATAAGGAGGTGTGAGCGAGCATGACTGGACATACAATAATGTTGATGTAGTATCGTAACAATACACGTTATAGGAAGTCGCGTATGACGGTGGGTAAGGAGGTTCCGTTGACCACGTCAACTCTATGGTCGTTGTAGTAACGGAGACGGGTGTATTATCAATAACGGGAGCAAAACCGGGAAGAGGAAGGAGTGTGCTTATCGGGTCAGATGTCGTCGGTGGACCGTTACCAGTTATATTCGACGGCGTGATTGTGAATGTGTACTCCGTGTCCTGTGTTAGACCTGTGAAAGTGACGAATGTATCACTAGTAGTATATGTATCTGAAACGGGGAAAGACACTATAGAGTAATCGGTTGCGTACAAGGCCGGGTCCCACACAAGGTCGACGGTGGTTTCCGTTGGGTTGGACGCCACGAAACCAGTGACGGTGTTCGGAAGAGGAGGGAGTGGGAGTGTGCTTATCGGGTCCGACGTCGTCGATGGACCATTACCTGATGCGTTCGAAGGCGTGATTGTGAATGTGTACTCCTGGTCCGGTGTTAGACCCGTAAACGTGAGAGTCGTCCCGGATGTCGTCTGGGTGGTTGTTGGTGGGTCGGATACTATAGAGTATAAAGATGCGTCAAGAGAAGGGTCCCATGCCAAGTCGACGGTCGTGTATGTCGGGTTGGACGCCACGAAACCGGTGACGGCTTCAGGAGGTGGGGGTGGAGGTAGAGTAGTTATCGGGTCTGACGTCGTTGATGGACCATTACCTGATGCGTTCGACGGCGTGATTGTGAATGTGTACTCCTGGTCCGGTGTTAGACCCGTAAACGTGAGAGTCGTCCCGGACGTCGTCTCGGTAGTTGTTGGAGGGTCGGATACTATAGAGTATAAAGATGCGTCAAGAGAAGGGTCCCATGCCAAGTCGACGGTGGTTTCCGTTGGGTTGGACGCCACGAAGCCAGTGACGGCTTCAGGTGGTGAAGGTAGAGTAGTTATCGGGTCTGAAGTCGTTGATGGACCGTTACCTGATGTGTTCGACGGCGTGATTGTGAACGTATACTCGGTATTTGGATCCAAACCCGGGAATGTGAGAGACGTCCCGGACGTCGTCTGAATATTCACTGCCAATGGAATAGAAATAGTAAAAATCTGTGCATCATTCGGATCTTGTGTATTAATTCTTATACGACCATCTAGATTTTTCACCCAGAATCCAATGCCATCTGCTGGATAAGGATTATGAATAATAACCTGATCAGTTGTTCCGTCTTTGAGATAAAGTGCCCATGCAAAATCAAAATTATCCCCTTCGTATCCACTCAAGTACATATCATAACCTGCATGTCTTGTGTATCCACCCAAACCATCCGTGAGCGTGTACCATGATCCAGGATTTACACCTGCATATATATCTGGAGGGTTTGTCGAAGAAATATTTAGAATAATTCCTCCATAATCTGGACCATCAAATAAGATGCCGTCATTATTATACCATGAACGGCCGTTTGAAGTGAGTGTAAAACTCGCCGGAACAGATGAGAATGGAACGTAAGTATATCCAGGTACTATGGTTGCCGTCGTCACGGGCGAAGAGACGATGGAATACGAAGTGGCGTACAAAGCCGAGTCCCATGCCAAGTCGACGGTGGTTGAAGTCGGGTTACTCGCCACGAAGCCAGTGACGGCTTCAGGTGGTGGAGGTAGAGTAGTTATCGGGTCTGACGTCGTTGATGGACCATTCCCTGATACGTTCGACGGCGTGATTGTGAATGTGTACTCCTGGTCTGGTGTTAGACCCGTAAACGTGAGAGTCGTCCCGGATGTCGTCTCGGTAGTTGTTGGTGGGTCGGATACTATAGAGTACTCGGTTGCATAAAGGGCAGGGTCCCACACAAGGTCGACGGTGGTTGAAGTCGGGTTACTCGCCACGAAGCCAGTGACGGCTTCAGGTGGTGAAGGTAGAGTAGTTATCGGGTTTGAAGTCGTTGATGGACCGTTACCTGATGCGTTCGACGGCGTGATTGTGAACGTATACTCCTGGTCCGGTGTTAGACCCGTAAATGTCATTTGACTATCGTTAGTAGTTTGAGTGGTTGACGGAGGTGACGACTCTATAGAATACAAATCTGTATTCGGATTTGGACGCCATGAAAGGTCGACCGTACTTACAGTTGCACCATAGGCGAAGAGATACGGAAGGGCATTCGGGGGTGGGGGTGGGGATAAAGTGGTTATCGGGTCTGACGTCGTTGATGGACCATTACCTGATGTGTTCGAAGGTGTGATTGTGAATGTGTACTCTGTATCCGGATCCAAACCTGAAAATGTGAGAGATGTCCCGGATGTCGTCTGGGTGGTTGTTGGTGGTTCGGATACTATAGAGTATAAAGACGCGTAAAGCGCCGGGTCCCATGCCAAGTCGACGGTGGTTTCCGTTGGGTTACTCGCAACGAAACCAGTGACGATATCCGGGAGTGGAACAATTTTAGCGGGCCATGCCATGTATTTAATCGGTCCACCGAACCGTCCCCAATCTCTCTGAAGGTCAATTCGGGCCGTCTGTGTCTGGGTTATCAAAAACTTGTGCGGTTGGCGTTTGTACCACGCGCGTTCCGGATCCGAAAGGTGAATCATATGGGCCCACAAAGTGAATGTGTAACTCGAAGATGCGTCCCGAATCTTAATTTCGATGTCATGATACTCGAGCGCAACGAGCGGAAACGCACGCGACCAATCTTTACAAAAGAAGAAATGCAAAGGATAAAAACTCGACGGTACGTTTCGTTCAGACCAGGTGGTCGCTTCTGTGACGGGCCACACCTGTGAAGAAAATGTCGTATCCTGTGAATCGACGAGTTGACCGCCGATAAAAAGATCGACGCGAGCGATACCTGAAATGGGAAATGTTGAAAGTTGTACATTGGTTACTGGATCACTGGCCGTGAGATAACACGCACCGAGAAGGTCACCTCGACGATCGAACCGAACCGTATCGCCATTAAAATTAAACTTTTCGACCGACATTCCGTACGAAACGTGCCGGCGGTACATTGAACGAAAAAATGACGCTTGTGGGTCACCTGTCAGCCATATATCCTGTGGCCCCTCCGCAATCAACTGGGCCGCCTGGACGTTTTCGGACGTCATTCCCTAATGTAAAACCACATATTTAGGACGAGCGAAAATCCCCCTAAATATGTTGTTTTTGTTTTTTGTTTTTTGTTTTGTTGTTTTGTTGTGCGTCTAACTGGAGTACAAGAGAGCACCCATACCGCCCTGGATCCGGAGCACGTTGTAGTTGACCGCGTAGATGTAGGCTGGTGCCGTGTTCCGGCTGTTGAGCGTCAGAGTCTTCACGGTCACGGTGGCGGGCGTCACGATGCGGTAGGTGTCAATGCGAGAGAAGTTGAGCGTGCCGGTCGGCTGCAGCTTGGACGTGTCCAGGCAGAACGGCACAATCGCCACGTTGGCCACGGCACCGTACGGCGCGTAGCCGTTGGGCGTGTGGTAGTATTGGGCGACATCGACCCAGTGAGGCAGAGCCTTGGACTCGCCAATGTCCACGCCGTTCACCTGCGTCTTGAACTGCAGGTCGGCGGCGGCCGTCGCGCTGGTCGCATAGACCGTGTTGTAGCTGTTGGACGAGAATGCCAGGTACTTGATGGGGTGGGCGAACGCCAACTCCATCATCGAGGCGTTCGGAACCGCCTGGCGCTGCACCTGGGTGATGAGCATGTCCTGTGGCTGCTTGGCAAAGTAGTCGCGCTCGGACTGGTCCAGGTAGATGAAGTTGGTCCACAACACGTACTGCAGCTGGGCGTACGACACGGCCGGGCTGATGTTGGTCGAGCTGCTGGTCGCAGTGTTGTTCAGGTTGGCCGACCAGGTGATCCGCAGCTCAATGTCGTGGTACTGGAGAGCCACCAGAGGCAGGGCCGACTGCCAATCCTTGCAGAAGAAGAACTTGAGAGCCTGGAACGTGTTCACGTTCGAGCCTGGCGTGATGCTCCCGTTCACGTACGGGCTCAGCAGACGCTGGTTGGTGTTCACAGAGCCGACCACCGGCTCGATGTTGTTCATCCACTCGCTATCCTGAGTGTCAATCACCTGACCACCGATCAGCAGCTCAACCTTGTCGATGATGTTGGACGTCCAGTTCAGGTTGGGCACCATGGCACCAGATGCATCACGGGCCGTCAGGTAGACGTACGAAAGCAGGTCGCCCTTCTTCTCGAAACGAATGGTCGAAATACCACCTGCAGACGGGGTGCCGCTGATGAGCTGACGCTCGACCGAGTTGGCAAAGTGCGTGTAGCGCTTGTACGACGAACGATAAAACGAAACTTCGGGCTTACCGGTCAGGTAAGCGTCCTGAGCACCAATGGCGACGAGCTGTACAATACCACCGCTCATTTATTCATGGTTGGTATTTTTTTTACGACGCATAGTCTGCAAAAGCGGGCTGGGCCAAGGGATTCTTTGCCCGGATAGTTTTGGCCAGGGTCAAATCGGACTTGATTTCGTTCCCCTTGAAAACATTCAGTTTGTCGTACTGGGGTGGCATGTACACATAGTTCTTCGAGGCGTCCGCCGGACGTATCGGCAAGGGACCAGCCTCGAGACGCGTCGTCGTGTTTGCGCCGAGCTGACCGATTGGGTCGGCACGAACGTTCATACGACCGGCATTCGCGGCCCGGTCAGGATTGACGCGATTCTCTGACCAGCGCGTCATGCCGTTGTTCAGCAACGTGCTGTCGTACGCCTGACCCACAAAGTAGGCTGGCGCGCCGCTGCCGAGCGTGTCATCGCGGTAACCAGTCTCCTGGCGGTTCGTGGTCCGACGCGTCTTCTGAAAGTCCGGGCGGCCCTCTGGTGCCGTGAGGGCACCACCCTGGCCCTGGCCGCGGTTCTGGGCCGGCTGACGGTTCCACGCCTTGGTCGGTTTGGCATGCTTGGTAATCTCGCCCATGGTGGTTCCGCCGTTCTTCACGACGGCATTTGCTGGACCACCCCAGTTGCCCGGCAGGTTGTGCAGACGCTCCTCGTTCATGTTGTTCGGCATGACGCGGAAGAACTGCTGGAACCCACCAGCGGCAGGGACACTCGGGTCGAGACCGAGACCACGACCGACGTTCAGCTTCTCACCTGGGTTCAGGTTGTTCATTTTGTTCGACGTGGTTTCACGAGATGTCAGATCGTACACTGGCTGACCGAATGGAAAACGGTGACCGTCCTTTGCCCAGGCGTCACCGAGATTTCCGGTAATCTCCTTGGGACGTAGACGCCAATCACCTGCGAAGCCTCGACCGATATCGGGTGTCATAATGGTTTCGTCGTACGTTGGGTCCTGGGACCGACGGAACGCTCTCAGGTCCGTCTCCAATGAAGTGATTGGCTGTTGGGGCATCGTCGCGGCTTCCATTTCGGGGGGTACCTCCTTGGCGTCACTGTTTCGTTTTCCGACAAAAACGAGACCGACAACGGCAGCGAGGGACAGCAAGTCCATATCTATTACTTTACATTTATAAAAATTCAGGCCTACTTCTTGCCGTAGCGCTGAGCAAAAGAGTCCGTCTGGTACATGGCGTACGTGCTGACCGGATCGTTCAGCTGGACGCGAATTTCATTCTCGACATTGTACAACTTGGGAAAGTCGTAGGGCTTCATGTCCGTGTACTTGTTGTGCTGCGTCGTGGTCTGGGAGCGCAGAGCGTCGTCGACCATCACCATATCGACATAGTTGGTGTTTTTGGGGCCGACCCAAATACCATCCTCAAGTACAAGTTCACCAGTCTGAAGCCGAGGCATTCTTTAATTGTACACGACTTTTTTTTAATAGCCACCGCCGCCCCGGCCGCCACCATACCCACCACCGTTGCCGGCGCGCATCTGGACACGCTCTGGGAATCTCGCGTTTGGATTGCCCTCTGGGTCGCACGCCCCCGGAGTGTCGCGACACTGGGGCTCGAACGGCCGCCCGTAGGCCGCCTGAGCAAACATCGACTGGTCGTTGGGAATCACGGAGCTGGCTGTCGTGTAAAAGTTGCGCTCGGCGTCCCGAACACGTTCAAACGGGTGAATGTGGGACCACTGGTTCTCAACCTCAGTCTTGACGGAAGGGTACCATGCGGCACCTGGTCTCGTCGGCTCGTCACCGATGAGCATGTTGGCCATGGGGTTGTTCAGAGTCGGCATGGTGACACCGTCGACGTTCGGCGCCGCAAACACAGCCCGGGCGCCGTCCGGAATCATGTTGTTGTAGTAGAGTCCATAAAGAATTGCAAGCACGAGAGCACCGAGCGCGAGCACCCGGCCATCCCGCCGAATCAACAATACAATCGCGGTAGCGTATACGATGAAACGAGTCGTCGCCTCGACACGTTCCTTGGCCGTCTGACGCGAGCTGGGCCAAAAATCGAGCAACGCTTCACGACGAAACACATCCTCCATTACTCTTTGTGAGAGAACTTTTTCGGAGGCACAAGCGACAGAGGACCGTCACCCTGACCCATCAGTGAAGACATGAGGCCAGACATATTCTCCATCAGCAGCTTCTCGTCAAACTGACCTGAACCATTCTCGGTCATCTGGGTCGCGCACTTCTGGGCAACCGACTCAATCATGGACAGCGTCTCGGCCGGAAGGGCCGAAATGGTCGTGCCGAGGATATACAGCGTCTGCAGGTACTGCCAGATTGCACCCTTGGTCGTATCGGACAGATTGTCATTCCAGATGGACTTGATGTCCAGCTTCTTCAGAAACGGAATCGTTTCCGCGTGCTCCTGGAAAAACTTTTCGTCGCGCTGCATCACGCTATTGGCATACGGCGTAATCGACTCCATGAAGTTGTTCATTGGTGAGCGCGGAGCCGTCTTGCGAAGCAACTTGAACTGGGACTGAAACTTGCCGAACGACTTGGTGTCCGGGAATGTCAGTACGAGTTCATCGAGAAACTGTTGCATCATGTCATTGAACGCAGTGATGGTGGTCGCCATTGTTATTTGTGCACATTTTTACTTTAACTGTTCTTCCGGGCCCGGACCTTCTTCAACCACCGGGACGCGTATTCGCGCGCAATGTTGGTGTTCGAACGGCGATATCTTTTGGCCTCGGCCGTAAGACGACCGGTCGACCGGTATCTGTTATTACGACGAGATGCGTAATGCGTCGCATTTAACCATCCGAGAGCATGAGGGCGTATACGTCTCATATGACCAGTATACCCGCGAAACGGGTGCTGGCTGATAACCGTCGTAGGCGCGGGAGCGAGACCGAAACCCATCACGGGTGGCTTGGGCTGAAGTCCTTTGTTGTACGCATTATGTCTCATGCTCGCATAGTTGGTAGCCAAAAGAAACTTCTTGTTGTTGTTTGAAAATGTTTCATGGGCTCTGGGGTTGCGTCTCAACTGAGCGACAAGTGCCTCACGCCGTGCGCGTGTTGTAGCCGCACGCTCGCTCATGAGCGTCTTGGCCGTCCGAATCTTATTTCTCAAAATTGGACCAACCAGGTTACGCATTTTGGGACTCACTTTCATGAGCGCTTCAAGATTCGGAATGTTCATCTTGTGAAGTACGTCCGTCTCGTACAAGACATTCATGAGGTTTGGCGAAGCAGACGCTGACGCCGGCGCCTTTCCCTTGCGGTTATAGTTTGCAAGGGCTCTCCGGTAAGCATTGTTATTCGGGTAGTTTCCACGGTTGGGTCTGGGCATTTTATTACTGTTCGACATTTTAGTATGGCTCGGTCGAGATGGTCTCCTTTGACGCACCGCCGCGCGATACGATAATGTACACAAGTACGGCGACCAGGAATGCCGGTTTGAAGTACGCCGAGTTTGGAAGTTTTTCTTTATTCATTGTTGCTCGGACATGGATGTACGCCAGAGTCGCTGCTGCAGCGATGAGCGCTGCACTGGACGGTTCACGAAAGTAATGATCCATTTACTTTTACTATTACTTTTTCTCCGGCGCATCGTCGAACAATGTTTCTTGGTGGACTGGGGCTGTTGCTGGAGTGGCTGGTGTAGACACCGGAACCGACTTGACTTCTTCGGTCATCGGCGTCTCACCTGGAGAGGTTGCGTTTTCGACCGCCTCCTCGAGCGCCGAAGGCTCCTCCTCACCGGCCGGCTGCGTCTCGGGAGTTGCGACCGGCATCGGTTCCGGTTCTGGCTCTGGGTCGATAGCTGGTGTCTCGGCTTCTGAAGGTCCGTTCATGTCGAGTTCGCCACCGGTAAACGAAGGAATGTACGTGTCCAAAATCTGTTGGATGGGCACGAAATCCTCGACAACCTCACGGACCGCCTTGGTGATCCGGGCGTGAAGGTTTGCACGCCGGGCAATGTCCGTAATGTCGTCGACCATAACGTACGGATCCTCATACAGACTGGCCGCCGTGGCCATGTAGCACGAATGGACAAACACGTCGTTCGTCGGCAGCTTGATGTTTAATTTTTTGGAATCACTGCTGATGCGCACGGCCGACATGATCTTCACGAGAATCACAAAGACGGCCGCGAGCAGGTTCGGAAACATCGAACACGACTTGATAATCGTATCCGTGTGCTGCTTCACGATGGTGTTGTTCCAATTTTTCACTTCTTTCAAAAGTGCCTGATACTGAAGAAGCACTTTGCGGCCTTGGGACGTCTTTTTTGCCTCCTGGAAGAGGTCATAAAAGGCGTCGATCATGACGGGGGCCATGACGCTCGTCAATTTGGTCATGTACTTGCGTTCGGCTTCGACCAGAACGTCCATGTACTGTTGGGTGCGTTTATTTTCATACCGCATTCACCGCGGCTTGGGCCTTCTTCCGGGCTGCATTCACTGCTGCGTTCGTCACAGACGCGTTGTTTTTGATATACCGACCCACAATCGCCTTGAAATTCTGGACCGCCTTGGTCGCCGCGGCGACACGTGCGTTCGAAGCCTTTTTCGCCGCGGCCCGCAACTTGTTGGTCTTCATTTCCTTCATCACTGCATTGCTCAGGTTTTTGAGCGAATTTTTCATTTATGTTTACTACGAATTTTTTGTGCCGTCTTGGCCAAGTTGGCCAGGGTTGGGAGCTGCTGCTGTTCCTCGTGCGAGTGGTCGATGATGACCGGACCGGTTGACTGCGGTCGTTTCCACGATACATGGATGACATGGGGCATGACGCGCCTGGTGGAATACCCGAGTTTGTCCAGTTGGCGCTGGAGGTAGGCTGTCGCCCGAATGACATCGTAGGCTGGAAATCCAATCATAAAACGCGGCGTTGTCAATATGACTTCGTGGTTTCCGAGTACGGCGCCATTCGAGATTTTTCTCGAAAATTGTTCAAGAATGGCGCGATACGTGGATTTTTTTACATCGAGACGTTTCCGTTCACGCTCGGCAAGTTCCCGTGCCGATACAAGTTCTGACATACCTAGTATTCCCGGGCTTTTCTATTCAGAATAGGCCAGCGCACCCGAGCCCAGGTAGCCTGAACCGCCGGTCGTCGCGGCTATTTTTTCGTACGGGGCACGGGCGGCTTGGGTGGCGCGCGCCCGGTTGTGTGCCGACTGGGTTTCCAAAAACGTATCCAGTTTCGTCTCGTAGCCTGGGACCTGAGTCTTCAGTTCAGCAAACTGCTGGTCCAAAACCGTCTGGATGTCTTCAAACTTTTCATAGCCGTCGCCTGCGTATGCCATGAACGGCCCGGTCATGGCCGGTGAGGGCTGCTCGGTCATTTCCAGTACGTTTCCGCGAGAGTCCGCCTTGACGTCATACTGGACCCCGAAGTACCCGCGAGTGTTCAGGAACATGATACGGGCATTGTAGATCATGGAGCCCTGGTCGCCCTCGAACGGGTTGATGTACACAGTCTGAATTGGGTAGAGGTCCGGAACCTTGGCCTGGATAGCGTTGATGATGGTCTGGATCGTGGCGGGCTCGACTGGTTTGTCAGCCGACACGTCAACGAAGGTTTCACCGTAGGTCCGGTTCCATATCAAAAATCCAAATATGGCCAGCAACAGGAACAACAAAAAGTCCTGGTTCTTCATTACTTAGGTGCGTCAAAAAAATTCACGGATTCCCTTTGTATCATGTAATATGGCCACGCTGGTCTACAGTGACAAGTGTCAGTACTCTGCCCAGGTCATCAAAGAGATTCAGGAGAACCCGGCGCTTTTGCACATCGTCCGGTTCCACAACGTGACGACGCACGGCGTGCCGTCACGCCAGATTACTCGTGTGCCGACACTCGTGACCAACGACGGAAAGATTCTTGTCGGTCAGGAGGTTCGGGCATGGATGCAATCCATGATTCCAGTCCAGGAGGTTGATCCGGTCGGGTCTGGTGGCCCGGCAACCACCATGCTCGATGGCACGGACAGTGCCACCGGTGATATGTTCGGATTGGATAATTACGGGGCGTCCCTGGCGCCACCGATGACGCCCGAACTCGAGGCGCGTATTTCACGCAAGGTGCAGGATGCAATGTCCGAATACCAGAAGAAGTAAACTAGTTGTACATACGAAATGCTTCTTTCCGGCTGATGTTTGGTTTTCCGCCCGATTTAATATGGACGCGCACAAAATGGTTCCAGTTGCCGTTCTGTAGATATGTTCCATATGCACGACGGGCCTCACGTATGGCCCGTCTTCTTTTCACATCCCGTATAGTCCCGGGCGACATTGACAACCGTCGTATGGCCGTGGCCTTGTTTTCAAACAACGGAAGTTTGAGCCGGCGCATCGGTCCGAACGCATCAAAATGTCTCTTACGGGCGACGCGCCGACGCACGACTCTTTTGAGCGCGTCAATTCGTCGGCGCTCGACATTTGTCGCATTCCATGCACTTTTACTGCTTGCGGCGTACCGCAAGAGTGTTTTGGGGCTCATGGCCCGGACCATGAGCGTGTGCGGTGGGGTCATGATACTTTAGAAGAATAATTTATTTCCGGATGGCAATGAAACCGGCGGCGCCCGACACAAGCACCACCACGACGACCGACAGAATCATGTACCAGTAGATGAAATTGTCGCGCCAGTCATCCTCTGTGGCGCACGTGCACGCGTTACGGTTCAGCATGGGTATATAAGACAGCACGGAATACAGGTTGACCAGAGCGGCCAGGCCGATCGTCATCAACACAACCGGTGGCAGACGGAACTTGGCGAGCGTCGCGAGAAGGACAGCCACGCCGGTGAACGAATAATACTTGATGAAATCGCGACGCCAATCCTTGGAGCAGTTGCACTGGCGCTCGAGCTTGAAAATCCAAGACAGGACGATGCTCTGGAGCGCAAGACCTACTACGGCAGGCACAACCGGGTTCATTTTTTAACAAGGACCCACAAAATAATTCCCATAATCTGTGCTATAGAAACCCAATACATAATATCACGCTGACGCGCCGCCGAGCATTCACATACAGAAGAGCGCAGTTGACCCGTGTATGTCACGACAATAAAAGGCGTCAGGACCGACACGGCCGTCACAAGTTTCATCGAGGGCGTAATGTTCAGGAGGGTCAAGAACATCAAAGACATCATGGCGACAAAAAAGTACGTCAGGTACTGGCGGCGCCAGTCGTCCCGGGCACACTCGCACTTCTTCATGTCCAGGAGCCAACGCAGGGCGTACGAATACCAGGTGAAGAAAAGAAGAAACAAACCGAGCTTCAATGGGCCATTCATATTATTTTATTGACATATACTAAAAATGATGCTGCTGAAAGCCCTCGCGTTCATTGCCGTCTCTCACCCGGCCACCTACCGCACGACCCGTAGCCTGCTCGGCTCCTGGGTCGCGACCCAGGAGGGCCTGCCAAAGACCGGTGGCCTGTTCCTGCACGCCATCGTGTTCCTGCTGGTCCTGAACTTGTTGTGGATGCTGGTGCGCCGTGCGAGCTACTCGCGCATCGAGAAGACGATGTAGATAAAGAAACGAGTCATATAGAGAGTGGGGAAGAAGGTTCCCCACGGCCCTCATCTTGGCGCAGTGGTAGCGCAGTGGATTGTAGCTCCATAGGTCAAGTGTTCGAATCACTTAGATGAGAGTTCTCCTATAGCTCAGTTGGTAGAGCGTCAGACTGTTAAGGCGAAATCATTCGCCGCTTCGCTATCTGAATGTCGTAGGTTCGAAACCTACTGGGAGAGTATGATGAATCACATGTTATGTGCTTCATCATACTTTGTACAAAAATCTGGTACCCTTTTAAATATGAAATCCTTGGCTCTCTTGGCCCTCGAGGCTCTTATTGTCGGTGCGCTGCTCGTGCTCGTCTTTATGGGCGTGAGCCGGTACATGGCGCCGGTCCCGGCCGTGTTTGTGAGCGGGGCGGTGTTTCACCTCCTCTGCGAAGTGACCGGCGTGAATGCTTGGTATGCACGGAATTATTTCGAACGCGGGTGAGTATAAACCCACGCAAGGCTTTGACCGAGCGGATGATGAACAACCGCGTTCATCACCTGGTTTTTGGTCGGGCCATTGCCTGGACGCTTTGATTTGACATGAGCTTGTTGTGCCAAACCCAACGCGGTATTAATTACTGCTGGTGTGTGGGCCACCGTGTTGAACTGTCCTGATTTATATACAGCATTCACTGCTTTGGTGGCGAGTTTTTGGTTCTTCGACTGCTGGGGCATTTTGATACTATATGTAAATAAAAAAACCAACCGTGGGTCTTCTATGTACCTACGAACGATTCAGGCGAGCGCACTGAAGACAATCTTCGAGGTCCTGAAGGACATTATCAACGATGTGAATGTTTATTTCGAACCGACCGGTATCAAGATTTTGACGCTCGATACCGCACGCGTGACACTGATTCACATGTCGATGCCGGCTGACAATTTTGAAGAGTACGACTGTCCGAGTGAAATCATCGCCGGACTCAACATGGCCAACACGTACAAGCTTCTCAAGTCGGTCACGTCGAACGATAGTCTGACGCTCCGAATTCATGATCGAGACGTTCTCGAGATTGATATCGAAAACACGGTGAAGCACTCCAAGACGTCGTTCAAACTGAAACTGATGGAGATTAATGAGGATATTCTCGAAGTGCCCGAGATTCAGATGAACCTCGTGACGACCGTACCATCGGTCGACTTTCAACGCATCACGCGCGACATGGCCAATCTGTCCTCGAACATGTCAATTTTCCGTGACGGAAATACCCTCGAGCTGAGCTGCCAGGGGGATTTCGCAGACCAGACGACCATCATGGAGTGCAACTCGGGTGACGTGTCTGTCCGTATCGGAAATGTATTTTCGCTCAAGTACATTAACATGTTCACCAAGGCGACCAACCTATGCGCGAGCGTCCAGATTCTCCAGGATTCGGAAAATTCGGAGATGCCGATTGTGTTTCGGTATTCGATTGCAAATCTCGGAGATATCCAATTTTTCTTGGCACCAAAGGTTGACGTCTAAAGAAAATAACACTTGAATGAGAATGGAACGTCGACTCTATGAAAAAATTAAAAATTTAGAAAAATCGGGTGGTGACGTGGGTGAATATCTTGCGACGTGCATCCCGTACATTAGAGAATATACGACCGACCGACCCGGTGGAGTTGCCCGGAAGGACATTTACGAGTCGTACATGCGTGACATTGAACAAGAGGCGGTATCGTTCGAAAAGAATCTCGGACCGTGTCACCAGACACCATGTCCCGGGTGTGGCACATGGTTTAACCGTACAGTCGAAGCGTCGACGAGTGACAATGTCTGTACAAACTGTGGGATGGTCGAATATGTCCTCTGTGAAGAACGTGGCTTTAAAGACGAACAAGAGATGGACAGAAATGTCGTCTATTCGTACAAGCGCGAAAATCATTTCAATGAATGGGTCGCCCAATTCCAAGCCAAAGAGTCAACCAGTGTACCTGATGACGTCATTCAACAGTTAAGGTTAGAATTTAAAAAACAAAAAATAAATCGAACCACAGAAATCACGCATTTAAAAGTTCGAGAACTTTTAAAAAAACTGGGTCTCAACAAGTACTACGAACATGCACCGTACATTACCACCATTCTCAATGGCGTCAAGCCGCCGACCATGCCTCAACCGCTCGAGGATCGTCTTCGGCTCATGTTTGGCCAAATTCAAAAACCATTCGAAAAGCATTGTCCCGAGGATCGAAAGAATTTCTTGTCGTACAGTTTTGTCCTCTACAAGTTTTGTGAACTCCTCGGCGAAGATGAATACTTGCCATGTTTTCCGTTGCTCAAGTCCAAAGACAAACTGTACCGCCAGGACCAAATTTGGAAACTCATATGCAATGAACTCAAGTGGGAATTTATTGCAACTTCAAATAGTGTATGAAACGTGTTCGATTTCAGGCTCGGATGCAGGGGCTGTCGGAAAGTTGACGAGGAGCGCATCACTGAGTCCGAGCAACTTGAGGTACAGTCGAGTTTGGACTCGGTGCTCATCCTTGATGGCCCGGACAGATTTGAGTTCGACAATCAAACGTTGATCGACAATAAGATCCGCTCTCATATTTCCAAGCGTGTGACCCTCGAACGTAATCGGGATGACCCGCTCGGTTTCATACGCCAGAAAACCCCTACGAAGACACACCTCCATGGCATTATGGTAGACGCGCTCCGAAAAACCGGGACCGAGGTCTTCCCAAATTCGCCGAGCGTACGTACCGATGAGTGCTCGAGTCATACACGTACAAGCGCGTAATTTTTTATCAAACATATACCAGAATGCGATGGCTTTTGCTTTTACTAGCCATCGCCATCATCATCGCCATCGTATTTGTTCCAAAAAAAGAACAAATCAAATATTACGTAATTCATCTCAAAGGAAACAAAGAACGTCACATGAACATTAAAAATATGAGAAAAAATCTTGGTCGTGCCATCATCGAATTTGATGCAACCACCGGTGCATCAATATCAGATAACGAGTTTAGTAAAGTTGTATCTTCAAGTCAGTTTATTTATAATAAAAATGAACTCGGATGTTATAAAAGTCACCAACGAATTATTTCTAGATTGAAATACGAACGGTGTGATTACGCAGTAATATTCGAGGATGATTTTGCAATCCCACCCAATCTTCACACTAAAATTGAATCAATAATTGAAGAGTTTCCGGACTTTGATGTGTTGTTTATAGGAATTCATCAGAACGATTACAAAGGCTTGAAGATGACAAATCTCGTCCATGGCGTCGAGTACGATCGCAAGTTTACAGGGTCCCATGCATATATTGTAAAGAGTTCTCAAAGTTCAAAAATTGAAAAGTTTCTTCGTGCTGTAACGGTACCTATTGATGTTAAATATTATAATATGATCCGGGATGGTGACATTGATGGGTTTGTTACGTTTCCAAATGTTGTAAACGTCATGAATGATCTTCGATCCACGTTGGGACATCACTGATTTTTATACAGACGTACATTAGGATGACGTTTCTCGTCTATGCAGATTCGACCCAGCGCGACGTAACGCTTTATCCGGCCGGAAATGTGTTCACGCTCCACCTGACCAATCCAATTCGAAACGTCACAAAAGTTGACCTCGTGTCGGCCGTCGTTCCAAACACATTGTACAACTTGACGAACGGCTCGAACGTCATTGCAATCAACGGCACATCAAACGTGTCACTCAATCCAGGGTTTTATTCCACATGTTCACTCGTGTCCGCGTTCAACTCGTCGCTTCAGGTGGCTGCCGCGACCGCCAAGATGGACTACCTGTCGGCCGAAGGACGGTTCATATTCTACGGGTCACTGACGAGTGTCTTGCCTCGGACCGAAGAGATTGCAACTATTTTGGGACTTCCGGCCGGTGTGGCAACCACATCATCGACGATAGCTTCAAACCCAGTCTATGCAAACCATACAACGTACGGCACAGCCGCAAACTACGTGAAATCGGCTGTCGTCGTGGATCTGAATCTCAACGAACACATATGGCTCGACATTGCCGAGTTTCGAACGCCGACGACGCTCGACGCTCGACGTCTTGTATCGTCGAGCAACGTTCGGACGACGCTTAGTAACACGGCCGCGACGTCCTTTGCGATCATCCCACTGGATGTGCCGAGCGGAAGCATCAAATCATTCAAAGAGTTTACGGACTATACTATGTCGATCGAGTTTCCGTCGCGGCTCGATTCACTCGAGCGCCTGACGGTTCGGTGGCTCGACCGGAGCGGCGTTCCGCTCGTGTTCAACGGACTCGAGACCAACTCGTTTACGTTGCGGGTACACACGGTGAACGTGCCGATTGTACCTGAACGACCTGAAAGTCTGCCGGCGCCTGTCGCGGACACCGAACGGACCAAAATATTTATGGGCGCAATCGCTGCGCTTGTTTTGGGACTCATGCTGATACTCATGCGAAAACGTCAGTAGACGAGACCGCAAACCCCTTGACCGTCTTCTGGTCAACATCAGCCTGGGCGCGAACCGGCGGCCGAGCCATGGTCCAGAACATGTACAGAATCAGAAGGGCAAGCAGAGTCAACAAAAATACACGAATCGTCTTCATTTAATGTAAGGTTACAAAATTACTTGCCCATCATGAATGGCGGGGGGTCCCGGGGCTTGTCCGACGGACTCGGAACCTTGATCCACGAAACCTGACGGAAGAACATCATGTATGCGACAATCGCCACCAGGAGGTACAGGAGCATATCACGCTGCTTCATGTTTACCTTTACATCAGACTTTTTCTGACCCAGTTGCGGTTCGCGAGGTACATGCGGGACGCACGCGGAATGGTCCGGCGAGTATAGGTTGCGACGAGACCCAGCCGACGCATCACGGACAGTGCCGAGTTTGCACGGGCGGCGCGAGTCAGCGCCTGGTGACGAACCGTGTTGGGCGCACTGGTCGAATAACCGTAGACGGACAGCGCACCGGCACGCATGGCCGGCAGGGTCTTGGGGCCCTTGCCTGGCAAACCGGTGTTGCGGACGCGGGTCGAGCCGACGCGGACCGATTGAGCGCGTTGGTACCGCGTGTACGCCTTGTGACTCGGGCTGGCCGGGACGCGAATCGTCATGGCACGACGATGGGCCGTGTAGCCCGAACGAAGAATGGTAGGCATTCGTACTGTATGTTTATAAAAAAGTGAGACGTCTGAACACCAAAGATGATTATCGCCGACTTTGAGTCGACATACCAGGGCTTTGTCCACTCGATGAGCTACATGCCAGTGACTTTTACGGTCGAAAAAGGTTGGAAGAGTCGCGGCCGGGGTTCGACGCCCGTGTATTCTCGGGCGGCACGTGTGACACACGGTCCGCTGACGACTATTATTATCCGGGATATCATTTTGGACGCATCCGTGCGCGAGATGGATGACGTCCAAAAGAAACTGGCCAAGACGTATCTGGATGCGGCCGAACTCGGACAGTCGGAAGTGCTCATCATGGACTTCAAGGATGCGCTCGAAAAGTTTCTCGGCGACGTGATGGCCGACGACGGAACGTGGCTCGGCCATGCAATCGACCGTGATGTCGAGTTTCTGAGCAAGACGGACCAGCGTCTCAAGACTGGAATATTTCCAAAGGACCCGTTGGCTTATCCGAACACGTGTTGTCGTCTGGCAAACTGGTCCCGGGTGTCTCGTGTGTGCACGCAGCGAATTCTGACGTGTCGTTGTCCTCGGTTTTGGGAGGCGTACACGGCCGCAGGAAACTCGTCGTCTCGTCTGTGTCATCTGGCGGAGTTTGTAGGCTGTCCGGAGCAGCGTCACACGCCAGCCAGGGATGTGATGGATCTGTACACGGTTCTGGCTCGGGCGTACGAGTACGACACGTTTCAAACCGAGGAGGGTTGTTCTTACATGATATGTAAGCCTGTACGAACATACGAATCTTCACATCAGACGACACTTTGAAATCGAAAATATTGTCCGCCTCGACGAGCACAGTAGGAAAGTATGGATACTTGTGCCGAAGGTACATGGCCGAATTGATAATTTGGATCGCGTACGTTTTCAAATCTTTTAAATTTGTTTCGATGCCCCATTTGTTCATACGAATGACGCATACCGAATCTCGCCCGATAAAGGGCCCGCACGGACTCTCCTCGAGCGTTCCGCCGTCGATGTAGTGCCACGGTCCATAATTGAACGACGCAAACAAAATCGGGACCGAGATTGACATGGTCACGGCGTCGAGCACAGACATGTTCGGCGCCGTGTCAACCGAAAAGTAGTGCGTCGTCGACAGTTCGATGCAACAGGCTGCGACGTGTAGCCTGACCGGCCAGTAGGCGTACAGTTCTGCAAACGTCACGTCGTCTTTGCCCAAGAATTCATTGACGATATTTTTGAAAATCTTTCGAATCTTGGTGGTTCCGACGAGCCCAAACGACTTGATGAGCGTTTTGATAACAGGCTTTATAATGTCCCCTATCGGCACATCGAGTGTGGTTTTCATGACCCGTAGCATGTCACCTTTCGCCAGAATGTACAATAAAGCCAAAATGGAACCGGCCGAAGAACCGGAAATGTCTTCGAGGTCGTTGAGTGCACCGAGATCTTTCAATGCACTGAGCGCACCCGCAAAAGCAAAGTAGGCCATCGCACCTGGCCCAATGACCAGGTGCTTCATCTATGTTTTATGGTAAAAATAAGGGGACGTGTCGTACGCACCTAGTACGCCTGGGGGAAAGTGCCACGCAGGGTCGCAAACACAATGGCAAACACCAGCGCGTGGACGCCAACCGCCGGCAGAGAGCTCTGGGCCGAGCGGAACACACCTGCGGAGCCGGGGGGCAGAGTCAGCAGCACACCTGGGGTCAGCAGCACAAACAGCACAGCCGGCACAATCAAATCAGCCGGCTTCAGGGACACCTGGAGCACGAAGCGAGCCAGCAGGTAGTACACCAGGGCCAGCACCAGGGCGTGCACCACCACAGTCTGGATGCCGTAGTAGCCAGTGCCTGGCAGCAGACGCAGGGAAGGCAGGGCCAGCAGCAGACCGGGAGTCAGCAGGGCAAACAGAACTGCGGGCGTAAGAACCTTGGGACCAGTGATGTCAATCGGCATTTAGTATCTACACAGAGAAAAAACGGACAAACTCGCAAAAGTTGTTGAAGCTGGCGGTCGTGAGCAGGGTGTTGCTCATGCCCCTGTCCTGGAGGTAGGTCCGGAGGCTCATCCACATGTTCAGAAGATCCTCACTGTGCCAATCCTCCCACGACTGGGGTTCCAGAATCAGCTCCTGGTCCTCCGGCTCGTCAACATCCTGAGGCTCGAACGCATCCTCGGCGTACAGGACATCGTCGCGGTACTCATTGTTCAGGCCCATTTTCTTACTGAAAGAGTGTCTGTTTCCTTTAGGGGTGCAGCGTCGAGGATCGCCTGGAAGGCGCCTTCGACTTGTGTTTCGTTGCCACCAAAGAACGACCGAAGTCCTTCGATGATTACTTGTCTGGTTATACTACCACGGCTGCTTTTAGATGAAAGTGAAACCTTCTTGTCCTGGATCTTCACCTCAACCTTCTCGCCCTCGGTCGACTGGTTTTTCATAAAGGTCTGAACAAACACCTTGAGTTCCTTCTCGCGTTTGTTCAGAACGCTAATATCAGCTCGAGCCGCCTTGAGCTGAGCCTTGAGCTGGAGCCATTCCGTCATAACCTCTTTAATTTCGGAGGACATGATTACTTTTTATATAGATGTTTTCTTTAGGCGCTTACTTGTACTCGTTCTGGATCTCAAACTTGGGACGCATGGTATCAGGGGGGATGGTCGACAGGTTGAAGATGCTCACTGGGTCACGGGGGTTGATGGGCTCGGAGCGAACGTCACGGTTGGCGTTGCGCAGGTTGCCACCCAGCGTCTCGGGGAAACCAATCTGGGCACGGGGGTCCAGGAAGCTCTGGCCGGCCAGAATGGCATCCGGGCTGAACTGACCAAAGTCCTCGGTCGTCACCACCTCCTTGGGGATCAGGCCCACGTTGGGGTCGGTCGGCGTCTGACCAATCTTAAAGGAGCCGCCGTCGCCGCCGGTGAACGACGCAAACAGACCGTCAGACACTGCGCTGCCTGGCATCAGACCGGACGGACCGTCATTCAGAGAACCACCCTGAGCAATCATGGGACCGCTGGTTGGGGCCAGGGCCTGAGAAGCCGGGGCGACAGCCTCGAAACCGCTACGCTGGGGCATCAACAACATGAACGCAATCAGAGCCAGCAGAATCAAAATTGCGAGACCTTTACCGTCCATATTTATAATGGACTGCGACTTTTTTTACAGGTCGACGTCGTCCTCATCCTCGTCCGCTGGGTCATCCTTGAAAAGATATTCCCGGGGAAACCGGGCCTTGGGGGTGCCCTTGACTCGGACCTGGATCACCTTCCATACTGGCTCGAACGCCCGCTTGGTAAACACCAGACCGGTCAGCTCAAGCCAGGTATCAACCGTCACGGTACCGGACAGTGAACCAATCTCCACCTGGTTCTTCTGAGTGTCGTAGACGGTCGTGACCACCTGACCCTTGATTGTCGCAAGCGACGCCGACAGCTCATTCTCGGGGTTGACGCTCTTCTGGTAGGCGGCCACCACAGTGTCATCCGAAATTTCCTTGCCAAACCAGTTCACCTTGGACTCTTTCGCCTGAGTCAGGATGTGCTCATCAATCTCCGAGAAAAGAGTCATGTCGCCTGGGACAACCAGGTTCACCTCGCCGCCATCCCCGATGGTCAGCTTGAGGCCGTTCACCTGGTGCATCACACGACCACCATCCTCAGTGGTCACCTTCAGGAAGTACCGACCGTCTGCAAGCTTGGCTGGCTGAGCGTACTGCATTTCTGTCCTGAAAACATTTCAAACCTCTAAGTAATGGCAGGGACCATATGTGGTTCACAGTACACCGGGAAAGGCTGTGAGTGTCGACTGCAGGTGACGCCCGGGAAGACTCCAGCCACAGGCGAGGCGTCAAACCCGGCCCGCATTTGTTCGTTCGTCGAATACGGTGTGCAGTATCCGTGCGACCCTGGATGTTGCCCGACTGATTGTTCAAAAGCTGCTGAAGAAGAAACAAAGCCTACTACAAACTATTGGTACTGGTGGATCATTTTGCTTGGAATTTTGTTTGGTCTCGGTATTATTGGAGCGTTTGTATACAGATCGACACGTAAAAAATAGATGTCACAAGTAATGGACGTCTCCAAGATGGGGACGTATCTCACGGACACATCAGTGTACGGTGATATCAAACTATGGCACGTCGTGCTCTTCATGACGCTCGGACCGGTATTGACGTGGCCGATGCTCGTCATTTTGATGGTCGTTCTGTTTTACAACCAAAATATAGTTAAAGACATTCGTAGTATGTTTGGTATCAATGGAGGCAACCAAGGAACTGTTTCTGGAGCTGCAGGCGGAAATCAAGGCTCTGCGCAAGGACCTGCGCAAGGTGAAGTCCCTGCTGGAGGACCCGTCGGGGGAGAAGTCAAAGGCACGGGCTTCGAACAATGGTTTCAACAAGCCTTTGGAGGTTTCTGAGAAGCTGCGGGCCTTTCTGAGTCTGGCGGCGGACGAGAAGATTTCTCGCTCCCAGGTGACCAAGCGCATCAACGAGTATGTGACGGCCAAGAACCTGAAGGCTGGCCAGGTGATTACCCTGGACGCGACCCTGAAGGACCTCCTGAACCCCCCAGAGGGCACCAATGTCACCTTCCTGAACATCCAGAAGTACATTAACCACCATTACATCAAGCCGGTGGCTGAGCCCAAGCCGGCCGCCGAGCCCAAGCCGGCGACCGACGCTGCCGGTCCGAGCAAGAAGCCACCAGTGAAGAAGAAGTAAGTGGTATAAAAGTTACAACAGACATGACAGTATAATATGCTCAGCCCTCCGTGTAATCAATGTAAATTCTATGTACCGAGTGTAAACCCCAAGTTGTCTGGATACTGCACTCGTTTCATGGCTATGCGACCTGACCAAAAGACGCCTCCGTACGAGTTTGCGTTTGTTGCCCGTATGGACCGTACGTTGTGTGGCGACGACGGTCGTCTTTTTGAAAAGTCTACGGAAACTTCTTGTTCAGTGCCGCTTTGTAATTCTGATATTCTTGACTTGTAAGATTTTCCTTGTAATTGTGTTTACGTTTCAACGCACTGAGTCTCATGTGCGCGTTGATTTTTGATGTGGCGTTACGAAGTACGCTGTCATATATTGGTTTGTTGACGTAGACATTCTTTCGATAGTTTGATTCGAGCCATGCCTTTTTGAGCGCCATGCGCCATTTGGGCGGTATAGTCATAAACTCTCCGGCGTTGAGTCGTGGACCCAGCGTTCGGTTCGACAGGTTGAACTGCCATCTCAACGGGATGGCGTTACGGTTGACCCGCAGGCGACATGACGGACTTATGTTCTTTACATAGTCCTTACGGGCGAAGACCGCCAGGGCATATTTGACAACCAGAATCTGTGCATTCTTTAAGTTTTTGTAAGTGGGTGCGATGTTTTTATGGACAAAATACCATAGAGTGGTCGGATCGAGCCAGTTGCACTTCATAATTTTGTCATTGTTTGAATCGAACAAATATTGAGTTTTATTGCATATGAATCCTGTGATGACGTGACCGGGCGGATTGTTGTAGTTTTTCGATTCATCCGCGATTGATATGACTGCATACATGAGCGAATAGTTTGGATCGGCCAAAAGTGACGGAGGAATTTGGGACATGTCGGACGCACTCCGTGTTTTTTTGGAGACGATGATAAACTTGACATTTCTTGGCGCGTTGAACCGCTGGGTTGAACGACTCACGTGTTCGTACTCGTCTCGGAACCCGAGGTGGTTCAGAATCTTGTCAATTTGTTCTTGAGGAAATGCACCGTTGGCGTTGATCGCCTTGCGATTCGCCAAGTTGACGCCGCTCAAAAGTTGGCCCGACTTTTGAGACCGAAGCACGATGCTCCGTGGTCCACTCCGAAAGCACAAAAATTGGTCAATAAACTTCCAAAAATGGAGTGGGTTTGTCCGTGCAATGTTCGCGGGACACGGAGCATTGATGTTCTGGTTGAAATAATTCTTGCCGGTTTGATTCAGTGAATCATAGTACTCTTTCAGTTTGGCATACAGAATCTTCACACCATTCTCGGACAACATGAACCCGTTGATGACCGAGTAGAACCAACACGTACCCCTAGTCTGGAGGGCGCCTGTGTATCCACAACCTGCGTTGTTCATTATACGGTGTCAACAATTTAGTTAGCGTAGTGCACTTCTGTTTGTTATACGTTTATTCGGTAACAGATTTCGCATATATTTTTCGAAAATTACTGGACTCACGCCATGTCTTCGAAATGCCATCAGAATAGCCACGCGCATGTCGTGCAACATCTTGGCGTAGAGAGTACCTACCAACCTCATTACAGGAGTATTTGTTGCATGTTCGACGCGTGAAAGATGTGGCCGTAACCACACAGGTGTCATGGTTCTGATACGAGTATCAATTATACGAAGTATGGCATTCACTTCACCTTCGATGCGTTCTCTCGCATTTCTTGTTCGTATAACATGAGATTCCAAATTGGCGTTGTTCCCTGCTGGCGCGTTTTGATATTTCCGCAGAGCGGTCTGAAAGTTTTTATTGGCATTTGTGTATCGATTTTGTGCGCTCTTCAGGTTTCTAATATGGGCGTTCAAGTTGGTTGCCCAAGGAACCATGTTATATGATAATAAAAGATTCTTGACTGTGAGTATGACGAAAGAGGTCATACACGTCAGACGTGCCGCGCCGCCGCACAAATGGCGTGCGACTTTTCCGGACGGAAAATCGGTCAACTTTGGTCTTCGTGGATACTCGGACTACACTATTCACAAAGATCACAGTCGCATGTTGCGTTACCTGACACGTCACGTCAAGCGTGAAAACTGGAGCCCTTCAGGGCGCTACAAGGCGGGTTTTTGGTCCAGGTGGCTGTTGTGGTCGAAGCCGTCGCTGAACGGTGCGGCGCGCCAGACGGAGCGCGTCCTCGGTGGAAAGTATCGGATAAAGATAAATGCACTTGCCCGCTAGATATTTTAGCGGGCTCAGTCCTGTAATGAAAGTTCGACGCCAAAAGGAGCTTCTGAAGAGACGTGTCACCCCGTACAGTAAATTACGTATGGGTGCGACGGACGCCGGGGGCACTCGACGACGGTCCCGGTGGACTATGTTGTTCCATAGGACGTATCCGGAACTCAAGTTTAACAAGAATGCGATTGCTCGCCGGACCGGAATCAGTCGTTCGACACTGAATACTGTGTACGACCGAGGACTCAAAGCCTGGAAGACGAGCGGCAGCCGTGTCGGTGCGTCGGCGCATCAATGGGCCATCGCACGCGTCTACAAGTTTGTGCTCGTCTCGAAGCACAAGGCACCCAAAGCATGGTATGCAACACGGCCCGACCCAGATCAAAATCTACGGACGAAACTGTCCTAGTACGACGGGTTTCGCATTCACAGCAGTGTTTACATTGGGAATAGACCCTGTGAGATTGATGTTCCATTCTATTCTGTGACGTTGATTGTTCAATGGTAAATAACGTCCAGGAACACCAAGGTTTCGAACTCTTCTAAACCCTAAACGACTGAATGTATAGGAAGATGTCGGCCACCTTGCAGTTCTCGCCCGTGCCTCATTCTCACGAGAAAATGTCATATGAGTTGACAATGCACTGGCATTAGTAAACCCGGCCCTCTTCGCCGCATGTATAATAGCTGCCGTAAGATATTTCGACAAACCTTTTTTTTGCCAAGCGTTATTTGTCGTCGCGAGATTGATATACATATGACCTAAGTGATTTTTATGCGGACTAACATTTATATAAGAAGCTTCATTATTATTGGTTCCGACATAGACCTTTATCTTACCTTTTTCAATATTCCGGACTTTGAGTGCCGGATCGAGATTTCTGATATGTCTCTTAAAAATTTCAATCGACATACTATGAATGGAGAAAATAGAATGGAACATGTGGAACCGGTATCTCGAATACCGATTCCGAAAAACCTATGACATTGAAATGGTCCTCTATCATTTCAATATTATTCGCGAGACACGTGGGTCGTCCCCTGAAATTACGCACATCCTTGAACATCCAGATGATCGTGATGCCGTTTTTAGGTTTTTGAAATCATGACAACCAAATGTTTTGTTCGCGGCGTAGTTGCGCCTTGATTTTATTAATCTCTTTTCGGTGAAGTGAGATTCGCTGTTCCAAAGGCAGACTCGTATAGTGCAGAAGTGCTTTTTGGATCATTTCATCCGCGACCGTATAATCCTTGCGACAAATAGACTCTACAAGATCAAGTGTCTTATTCTGTTCGACGTAGTCCCTCACGAAATTTCCTAGATGTTTGGGAAATTTTGTACACAAGTTGAATTTGAAAAGCGCAGAAAGTTTTTTAAATTCATCTTCGGGCATATCTTGCATAATGTACTCTTGTATATTCTTGTCATCGAATTCGTAGTACTCGAGATCAGGAGTTCCGTAAATTTTAGTGTCCGGGTTGTGCACCATCAGCATGTTGTCATAGACGCGCCGGTAGAGGAACGCCATTACTCACACCTACTCGGTAAACTTTATTATTCCTTTTGCTTCAAGAACATCACATGCTTCCTGAATCATACGTTGTGCGGCTTTGTAGTCACTCTCATAATCGACAGTCAGGGTCAACATTTCGTCTTCATGGTCCTCGATATATTTAGTTATCAAATCACATGTTTCGTATGTACATAGGTCTTCAGGCCAATGCGATGAAATGTCCCATCCCGTGAACAAACACTTTCCGTTCAACAGCAAAAGACCGGTCTGTGCACATCTCTCCATAGTTAGTGTGTAACTTTTTTCTTTATAGTTGTACATATCATATTATGGTCACCACATACTGGTACAACCTGTATTCGTTCTGGACCGCCATAATGTGCATCCTGTCCTATTTTCGTGTGATTCCGTTTTCGGTGATTCCATCTGTCGTCGCGACGATTTTCGGAACGCTCGTGTTTCTTTATATGAAAGTGCGCGTCGGTAAACAAATGGGATTTACGTTTGTCGCTCTTCAGATTGTCCTACACCTGTTTCCGTTTTTGATTCTTCCAGTACAGTTTACACGTCATGATATCCTGATTAACATCGGCGTTTTTGTGCTCTTCAATATGTGGCTGCTGGCTCAAGGTTTGACGTTCATGTCCGTCTACAAAGACATTGTGTACGAAGACGGTCGGTTAACATTGTACGACTATGCGAAGCGGCGTGGTTTCTTGTAAGGAGCACAACTTGTCCGCATCGTGAATCCTTTTATCGGTCCAAGAAGGCACGTGAGTTTTGAAAATTTACGGGGTAAACTGAAAACCTTCTTGTCTAAATGGTCAATATTTCACGGATACGCATATGACCATATGTGCCTACGTAGTTGTGAAGAAATGCAGCGTCCTTTTGGTCTTTTTCATTAGGCTTTGAAATTTTGAAATAGTAGTGATGCCCGAGAAATGGGTTGTAAGCATTACCAGGATTAGGCATTCCGACGGGGCTGAGTTGACTAAGAATGTAATTCTTCAGTTTGACAAGGTCCATTTTTTACTTGACTTTCATGCACCGACAGTCTCTAAATGCGTGCGTAACACTGATTTGCCCAGTGACCCGACCGTCCACATCTGTAGCAGTTTCCTCCACCGCCCGGGCGTCTGCGCGAACCGCATGAACGTTCATGACGTTCGGCTTGTTGTTGCGTGTCAAACTCTGAGTCACAATAATCGCACCCCCACACTTCTACGGTTCGTGCGTAACATTGACTCGCCCAATGGCCCTGACGATTGCACTTGAAACACACGTCGGTTGTTCCGCGAATTTCACGCTGTAGCGAATCGCGTGACCCTTCAGGGAGCTCAACTTGCGTATACGCACCTCCACGGACGTTATCAATTCCATATTTTTCCATATATTCCTTGGTCATCTTGTCCTCTTCGAATCGTGAAACATTCTCACGGATTTCCATGACTTTAATTGGAGTGTGCTCGCGTGTCCACGCGGCTCCAGAACCAGAAAAATGGTTCTGGAGCCGCTGATCTAAATTATCAGACTTGCCGATATAGTACTTGCCATCGGCCAATTTTAGGGCGTACACGTTGGTTGTCATTTGTCATTCATGCACTCGACGCCTTTAAATCCAGGTTGTGATGAGAGCCGCCCATTGCTCGCCATGAAACGTGTCATTCTCTAAATGTCAAAAGACTCGAAGAGTTCCTCGACGGGAGTTTTCGACAGACCATCCTTGCCAATGATGCCTTCGAACCACTTTCCCTGTGGCCCGCACCGCGTCTTGTCAAGACGGACAGCCTTGGCGTAGTCGCGATAGACCACGTCCTTACTCGCAGACACGATGGAACGGCCACACGTCTTGTCACCGGGATTGTAGTAGAGGCACACCTTGCACAGGGCGGACATGCTCATTTACTGTTCAGACGCCACCTGTCTCTAACACTGGTTTGAATTAAATCTTGATATATTATAATGAGAATTGAAAAGAATAAAGATAAGCTTAGAAAATGGCTCGCGGCGGAAGAACGCAAACTTCTAAACATAAATGGAAGACTAATTCCTAATAATAACCTTAGAACCACCTTGAACAAGATTTCCTCACATACATTTCTTATAAAAGAGAGCAAAAAGCGGTTCTATTACTCACCTTATAAAGAAAAACCCGGCCAGAATTGGGTAAACAACAAAACCTCAAATTGGACCGAAGGAAATTTCAACGGACTTGCGAATCCCGAACCACTCATACTCGTCAGGAACAACGGTCGGTATCTTGGCCACGTTTGGGTGAACGGTGTCAAGGTGCTGAATCGACCAACTGGACATTTCCAGGGTATACAAAAGACTGTGAATCTGAATAAGAATCTAGTAAAGGTAATGAAAAGTAATAACCTTATCCGTAACCACACCAAAGTCACTCCGTACCTCATGAAGGCTGTTGAGAATCATCTCAGAAATTTAGGGTACCGATCAATGTCCACGCATTGGCCCATGGGGAAGATGTTAAGCATGCTTCGCCAGAGCCCAAATTGGAAGAAAACGGCACCTATGGTTTTCAAGAAGAACATCGCACAGCCCCCGCGTAATCGACCCAGTCGTCCAACGTGAAGAAGCAAAAGTCGTCGGGCAGGACCCAATCTTTGAACTTGAGCTGGATATCGTTCTCGTAGAGCCAATTGATCGGGTTGGTCTCTGGGCGCTTTTGCCATTTCTTGTTCTCCACATCGCGCTTCATAATTTCCAAGAAGCGCTCCTCCGTATGGATGCCGCTCGGGTCAGCCCCGACGCCATCGTAGTGGATCATTGTTTTTTCATGGGGTCCGTAACTTTAAGTGGAAACCACCAATCGATAATCTCACCGGCACGAATCACTGCGTAAATAATAGCTGACGCAACCCGTCCGGACATGGGAGACCTCTCATCGAGAACGCATCGGTACGAAATGTCCTTCAGCTCAACGGTGTTGCGAGTAAAGTCCATCTTACTAGTATTATTTTATTGTTCTTATGTAATGCCTTCTCTTTCACCCGCGACGCGCCGAGCAAATTCTGTACGCCGTAGAAATCTGAACGCCGAAATCAGACGTCTTAAAAATTACTATTCGGGTACGTATGGTAATGGTAGTATTGGTCGTACTGCAAACAGAAGAGCTGCACAGGCCATTAACAATATGGTACGCGAGTTGGCAGCGCGTCGAATTCAAAAGGCGGTACGGGCTCGTCAGGCAAGAGCACGTGCGCATACACGGACTCGCGCCCCATCCAACCTTGTGTTACAAGTAGCCATGAGTCCTGCACGCGTCGGACGCTTGTACAAAACGTACGGACCAAACAGTCTTAAACAGTTCATCATGTAACCGGAAACCACCGGTACGAAACATCCCTGAGTTCAACAGTCTCCATTTGGTCTATATTAACTTCTTGGTGTTATGTAATGCCAACCCCGACCAGCTTCGGAAGCAAACGTCGGACTGCTCCTCATAACGGTCGCAGTAACGCTGCGAAACGTGCAGCAGCAGCAGTTGCTGCACATAAAAAGCGTGCTAATAACGCTGCAGCCGCAAAGAAAATAGCAAATAACATTGCTATTAGAGCATTGCATTTTGTGATTCCGTATCGTAAAAAACTCGAGCGCAATCAAGCCTTTAACAACACCGCCGCGAATATTCGAGCTAACATGAATAACATCATGTATCTACGTCAGCACAGAATGCGACCACTGGGTCTGACTCAGCAGCAATGGTATCGTCTCGCCGGTGTAATGAATACTATTCAGAGACACCCAATGCACGTACGAACTAATCTTATACCCATTCGCAATAGTTTTCATAGGACCGGTCGCTACACGAATGCAAACCGTAACGCGTTGATTGCATGGGCCCGTTCAGTTTGACCATATCCGAATCTCATTCTTGCCCGGCTTATCAATGGTACATTCAGTAATCCACTTGCGTTCGGGACACTGCATACGAAGTGCGTGTTCGATTGCATTCTCGAGCGTCGAAAAGACAAAGACAAACTTGACATTGCCGTCGATACCGACAGTGTGAAGAGTGTACACGCGCCTCGACGGTCCAAAACACCCCATGAATATTTAGTTTCACTACATTTTTAACTTGCGTTCCAATACCCACACGGTCACCTGGTTCTCGCTCGGAGCATCCATGGAATCGATGTCAATGTGCGCGCCATTGGTCAGCCCCATGGCGTTAGCGTGAGCCTGGGCCTTCGCGAGGGTCGAAAAGCTTCCGATGAAGATGTCGTCGCCCTCATAACCAGTCACGAAGAGATGGTACACGCGTTTCAGTGTGGTATAGGTGCATGCACCTATACAATCTTTCACAAAAGCCTTTTGCATTTAATAATCTGAACGCGGTACGACTTTACCTGTCTTTGAGTCAATCTCAACCGTGGCACCCTTGGGAATCATAGGGTCGTCAATATCGGGATTCACTTTGTTTTTCAGTTCGAGCCACTTTTTGAGGTCGTCAGCAGGCATCGCGTCGCCCCAAATCTTCTTAGCCTCGTCGAGGTTCATTACATTCTGTGTGCTCATTCGCTTTAACGACGTAGTACCCTACACCGACGCCCGCACCCACAAGCCCAGTGAGTGCGACCGTTCCGAGAGCCGCACCGAGTTTAATCTGCCACATGTATTATCTTATGTGAAAGCCTTTATATCTTTTTGATTCTGGAAGTTTCAAAAAGTCTTCAACCTTTTTAAGATCTCGAAGCGTCATAACATGTGGCACAATTTGCCGAAGTCGCTGTGCGACTTGAGTCTTTGAACCACTTTTCGTGACGTGATATTTTTTCACCATTTTCTGGAGTTCGGTCATACTGAGCTCCATATGAATAAAGAAAAGATTAATTCTTAAAGAATATGAAGAAGGCGACTATACCAGGTGCGTTACGCGAGCAGGTATGGATTCTTTATTGTGGCGACAAGTACTTCAAACATAAATGCCATGTGACGTGGTGCGAAAACACCATGACGCCATTTATGTTCGAAGTCGGGCACAACGTGCCGGAAAGCAAAGGTGGCACGCTCGACATTGACAACCTCCGTCCAATTTGTGCCAAGTGCAACAGGTCTATGGGTGATCACTACACGATCGACGAGTTTTCACGACTGTCCAAGCGGACGTCCAACCTGTGGGAATGTTTCAAATTCACTCAAAAGTCTTCGACGGCACACCAAGTATGACGGGTCGGCAATGGCCCTCCGCCATGTCCGCTGAATAATCTCGACCGTATGATTGGCCATAATCATTTCGGTACGCAAAGGCGCGTAGAATAACTGGACATAGACGTAATGTGCGTTCCGGACGACACTTTGGATGTGTGCATCGAAATCTTGTGGAAAGGGCACGTTCATCGCGGCCCACACAACCTGAACAAGAATGTCACGACATTGAACGAGGATCGTCTCGACGACCGTGTGTCGATATCTTATGTGCCACGGGGCGAACACGTCTCGCAAGGTCGCTATGATGTTTTCGTTGGTTCCATTGTCGAGTTCGTTCATGTGTTCCCAGTATCGTCGCGGCACGTGGACCGTCAACTGAAACTGGAGTTCGTTTCGCATCTGCGTTTCGAGACGGTCAAGTTGCGCATCGACCGTCTCCATACTTAGTACACATAGACACCTTCTAACTGTTTATGTAACAGTCCAATCTGTGTTTCGAGCGTCTGAATCTTGTTCAGGAGAACAACTTCAACCTCTTCTTTGTGGGCCAAACGACGCTTCAGACGTTCAATCTCGTTTTCGAAAGACTTTGATTGTACTCGGACATCCTTCACCTCTTGTGAAGTTTCCCAAGCTTTATGAAGCTTGGTCCTCTTGTGAGCCAACACATTTTTGTATACAAACCCTGGACGACATGGACATTGACATGTAACAGAAATTTCCATTGGAATAACCACTTTGGAATTTTTTAATTAAAAATTGCAGGGTTACTACTATATTCGAGGCGAATATTATTCAGTATATTGCTTCGGGTCAAAGGAACATTTTGCGACACACGACGCCATAGTCTTGTAGCTCGGTTCTGGACGTACGGTGATCCATTTGCAGCCATCGGAGAGTTGTACGCATTTGCCCATATGACGAGTTGAGCAAACGTTACACCGTCGAGCGCGTGTCTGTCACCCTTGGCATAACGCGCAACCTTATTACGAATGTCAGCATATACTCGATTAAAATTAATGTTTGTACGTCGACGGAATCTGTGTGATGCAGTTATACGCTTTTGGTATTCTTCCCATTTATGGAAGTTTTTACGTCTCAGTCTGAGTTTTTGTCTCCAATTCGCTGGTATTCCACCACCAGGTGTAGTAAAATGTTTTTGTGTAAGATTAACCCGTTTACCCTCTTTATTAAAGATAAAAGGTTCACCTTTCGGTGTGTTTAAAAAAACAACGAGCTTTAATATAGGCCAACCAAAGTAATATTGCCAGTTGTTGTTTTTGTAAGCTTGTGGAGCAAATCTATCAATATAATCTCGACTTGTCGAGATTTTTGGAGTTCTTGATACTGCACGCGACCGATTAACCACTCGCCGATTTCTGGTGACGACGCCCGGAATCGCACGGGCGAGTGACGCACGCGATCTGGCGTTCAACGTTTGAGCGATCGCTTGCCAGACCTCCTTGGGAAGAACATTCCGGGCCGCCTGTGGGCTTGGGCTTTTACGCGGGCTTGGACTCGGGCTCGAACACGCACTCGCAGATCCACGCCGACACGCCGTACAACAAGACATTTATACTAGAAATGAATTTTTTTTCTTCAACCCCATTAATGGTCAACAGTCGAAACAACGCTGTAAACTGGGTCAATACATATGATGTTAGGAGGATCAGGGTCGAGAGACCGAACAAAAACAACACCAAAGTGTATCTGTACATTGTCAACAATGGCAAGAACGTTGCCCATCTTGAAGTGAACCTTCCAAATAATCGCACAAAACCCGTGGAATACAGTGGAGGAACTCATCCGAGTTACAGGCGTCGGGGATATGGTGCGGTGCTTCGTGCACTCGCGACCAAGATGGCTCAACTTGCCAACTATAAAAAGGTTTCACATTTCGGCCAAAATATAAACAATAGATCAAAAAAGCGCGGAGGACCCTACGCAGGTCTTGCATCCAGTACGTTCATCGTGCGAAAGGTTCTTGGGTATCGGCCAAACGGGCCTTACAAACATTGGAGTCTGTTTGAATTTAACAAAAACTCGATGAACAAAGTCAACGGCGTGTTGAGAAACTGGAAATCTTAGTTTACATACTTTGAGTCGTCCTCAATCTGGCGGACGACCCGACCAAGCTTCTTGAGGCGCCTCTCCATACAACCCGTGAGCACAAATGTAAAGACGGCAAATGTGCTCGTCAAAATCAAAAGTCCCGCCAAGGTGTCTTCCATTGATTAAAGATACCTTGTACTTCTTAACTAATGAACATTTATGTGAGAGCCCTCATTGTGGCGGCCGGTTCACACGCGACTCGGTGCATGGCCGAGTACCTTTATTATACACAGTGTGCCGGCTTTTGGAACTCAATTTTCGCATGGAATTCGCCCATGTGTCGGGGTCTTCGGTGGACGGCCGACTCGGTCATGACAAACGTCGTCACGATGACGACCGGTTATGCGAGATTATTGACATAAACAATAAAATCTCAAGTTAGACTATGGAGGCTCAACCGCTCGTCGAACCACCACCGGTCGACCGGGACCGTCTTGAGAAACTTGTCGGCACAAAGGTTCGAGACGTTTCATTATATCAGCGCGCATTTACGCATAAATCGGCTCTCAAAAAGTACAGCGGCCTCCGAGGCTCGTACGAGACGCTAGAGTTTATGGGTGATTCCGTGCTCGGATTTATTATTACACGTCATCTCTTTGACAAGTACGAGGAGCATCAGGAGGGTTTTTTGACCAAGGCGCGAACAAAGATGGTTCGAGGCAAGACGCTCTGTGAAATTTCAGAAAAACTTGGTTTGCAGACGTGGATTCTCATGGACGACAAGGGGATCCGGAACGGCTGGAACACCAACCCGAACATTCTTGAGGATGTGTTTGAGGCGCTCATCGGTGCGATTTATCTCGACCTCGGAATGGTGCACGCCAAAAAGTTTGTCTTTGCGGCGTTTGACCAAGTTGAGGTGTCTCTGACGGATGACAATTACAAAGACCAACTGATGCGCCAGTGCCAAGCGGCCCACCTCCCCTTGCCGGACTACCAAGTTCGCAGTCAGTATCCAGACGGGACGTTCCACGTCGAGGTTGTCCTTGACGGCATTCCATCCGGTTCCGGATTTGCATCGACCAAGAAACAGGCTGAACAAAATGCAGCCCAAGTTGCACTGAAAAAATGTTGACCATGAGTAAATGGCTCGCAGCAATGGTGGTATCGGTGGCTCTGGTATTTTCGGTGGTATCGGCACGGTCGTCCAGTGCGACGCGGAGGACAAGGGCCTGTATTGCACGGCGGCCAAGGCTGTGAATGTGGCCATCTGGCTTTTGATCCTCTTCTTCATACTCAAATTTGCATTCGACTTTTTAAAGAAGAAAAAGTAGTTCACGACATGGAGCTCGTCACCACAGAAGGTATTCTGTACAATGTATCACCCGAGTTTATCACCAAGAGTCAAATTTTGACCGAAATACTTGCAGGTTGTGTCCGTGTGCCGATATCTAACACGACGCTTCGATACCTCATGAAAGGTGAGTACCCAGAGGATGGCCAAGAACTTTTGGCGTTGGCCAGAGCGGCTGACTTTTTGCACATGGAGAATGAGATTGACGAGGCGTGTCGACGCGTCGCCGAAAGCCTGAAGGGCAAAACAGCCACAGAAATTCGAACATTCCTCGGAATGGTATGAAAAAACTTGTCTTATTGTAATGTGGTGTGTCAGACCCCCAGAACAAGTCCTTTATGTGGTCCTTCCGTACTTTAACTTTTGCGGGTTCAAGCGTCGCCGGGACCTTTTTATAGAATTTGTCGAACGAATGAGACGGGTCAGGGGTATTCAGATTGTCATCTCTGAAGTCGTCGGACCGGCACGCCTGCCACGCTTCAAAGGAGTCATGCAACACCTCACTTTTGAAACCTCCAGTCGAGTTTGGCTCAAAGAAAATGTGATTAACATGGCCATCGGACATCTCCCGGCCACGTGGAAGTACGTCGCGTGGATCGACGCCGACGTGACATTCCTCAACCGGAACTGGGTCCGGGACACGCTCGAAGAACTCGACCAGTACAGTATCGTCCAGATGTTCCAGACGGCCGTCAACCTCGGCCCCAAGGGCGAGGCGTTCAAGGTGGACAAGGGTTTCGGGTACATGTATCGCGGAAGCGGCACGCCGTACACGAAAACGGATCGGTACGGTTTTTGGCACCCGGGATACGCATGGGCCTGCACACACGATGCATGGAACCAAACGGGCGGCCTTCTCGACTGGGCCATTTTGGGGTCGGGCGACCGCCACATGGCCATGGCCCTCATCGGAAAGGTTCTTGACAGCGCACCTGGAAACATCCATGAAAACTATCGAACGATGCTTCGCGAGTTTCAGCACGCCTGCAAAGGTCTGACGCTCAGTTATGTTCCGGGGACGATACTTCATCACTGGCACGGGTCGCTTGCAAACCGTCGATACAGAGAACGATGGGACATTCTGACCCAAAATAGATTCGATCCGCTCGTCGACATTGGTCAACGAGAAGACAATGGTCTCATTCAATTGACCAAGTCGGGTCAACGCATGGTTGTCGACCTTGACAACTATTTCATCGGTCGTCTAGAGGACAACTAAACAAAAGATGTATGGTCGAGCAACGAATCATCGACCATCTGGATATTGACACGCGTCGAACGATGGGACTTCCACCCCGGCGACTCCGACACATTCCGGATATTCGTTTCCCAAAGTCGCGTCTCTTTTCACGGGACAATATTCACATCAAAGTTTCACCCTGGCGTCTGTGGTTCTTTTTCACAGTGTACCTGACGGTCGACGGGGTGAACTACGCCGCCGAGTCCGAATATTGTTACGAAACCGGATGTATCATTACGCGCCTGACAGGCGGGCCGACACATCATCGATTGTACCAAATTGTTGACGTCCAAGGTGAAGAACCAACCGCAATCAATGTTCGACTCAAAGAGATTCACAACGAGTTTCGCTCTTAAAAAAAATGTCCGTTTTCCCTAGAAGTCCCCGCACTTCTGGATGGTCTACATAGTGAACCTGGATCTTGTCCGCCGGGCTCACTCACTGTGGACTCAGATGTTCCCGACCATCAGGCCACACTACGCCGTAAAGTGTTGTCCGGACCCCATGGTGGTTCAGACCCTCATCGAGTGTGGTTCGGCATTTGATTGCGCCAGCCCGGCCGAAGTTGACATGGTTATCGGCCGGGCACCAATTATATACGCCAATCCGTGTAAACGTCCGGAAGATCTGGAGTACGTCCACGGATGCGGCGTTCGTAGAACCACATTCGATAGCGTCTGTGAATTAGAAAAATTGGCGGGCAAAAACTGGGAATTGGTCATGCGCATCAAGGCGGATGATCCGAACGCCCGGTGCCCCATGGGTAATAAATTTGGGGCTGACGAGTCCGAATGGGCCGAACTCGCTCAGGCGGCACCCCCTGGTTCAATCGTAGGAATAAGTTTTCATGTAGGTTCGTTTGCAAACTCGAAAGACGCACACGCGCTCGCAATCGCAAAGGCCCGTCGAGCATTCACTCTGCTCGAGACCCACGGACACACGCCGACCCTTTTGGATATCGGTGGTGGGTTTTCGTCCGAGAACCTGGAATCCATTCTTCCAGTCTCGGAAGCGATTAATGATGCGCTCAAAGAATACAACTTTGACACGTGTGAAGTCATCGCCGAACCCGGTCGGTTCTTTGTCGAACACGCCATCGAACTGCACACCAAAGTCGTCAGTGTGAAACCGTCCGCGGTCACGATCGACGATTCACTCTACGGCGCGTTCAACTGCGTCGTCATGGATCACGCCCGGCCGACGCCGCGCGTCGACGGCCCGACCGAAGTCCGAACCGTCTTTGGATGTACGTGCGACGGCGCAGACACTATCGGCGAGCTCGCCGTCCCGACCAACCTCAAAGTCGGTGACGTCATCGTCTGGCCGCGCATGGGGGCGTACACCCTCGCGGCCACCACAAACTTCAATGGACTGCCGTTCAATTCCCGGCCGCGCAGTTACACGACGGCTTCTTTGCCGGTTTCTGTGTAAACAGACACCACACGAGCCGCGGGCCTTCGACGCCCAAAATTGCACACAGAAGCGTCAACGGCGGGTTCAGATTAAACACCCACGCCAACGTGAGCGCCACCACAAAAATCATCACTTCGATCGCCGGGTCAAGTTGGCACAGCGCCGACATCTACTTGGTGCGTGATAAAAGAATCACAATAATAAACGCGAGCAGAACACCGCCCACAATGAGCACGAGCCGGTCGCGGTCGGGCGTCCGGACACACCGAGACGACCAGTACGACAATGCTTTATCGTAAGGAATCTCGGGCTTGTTCAGTTGGGTGTTGACCAAATTGTGAAGGTCGACCGACCATCTGAACATATCGGTCGGATCGACCGGCAAAATGGTCAAGTTTTCTTTGAGGTGCTTCCCGCATTGTACACATGGCAAAATGTCCGGCAGAGACTCGAAAAACCGAACGTACGACTGTACCTTTTCGGGAGTCATCTCTGTCGGGGCACTCAGCGCTGTCATGTGCACGACGCTCCAAAAGTACGGACCGAAAATCGTCGGACAAATCTTCATTACTGTTCGGTGCATCTATATTTTCTTTTAAAGTCTGGACGCGCACGAATCTTAATGGTCGTATTGTTTCTGAGCACGCCATGCTACGGTGGTGTGTGCCTGCAGGCTTACGCCGAATCAATTCTGAAACTGCAGCATCTGTGCGCCATTCGCGGCATTCAACTCATGCTCGACACGACCGAAAACGAGTCGCTGGTCCACCGAGCCCGTAACCTATCCGTTGCGCGATTCATGGCCAAGACCCAAGCGGACTATTTTCTGTTTATCGACGCCGACGTTCACTTTGACCCCATGTCGGTCATTCGACTGCTCGAAAGCGGCCACGACATTTCGTGCGCCGTCTACCCGAAAAAGGTGGTCATGTGGGACCAGGCCGAGCAGGCTGTCCGTCAAGGCGACGACCGCGATCTCGGCAAGCTGGCCAGCTCGCTCGTCATGAACTTCAAATACCAAAACAGTCAGGTGGTGAACGGGTTTGTCGAGGTGCTCGACGGACCGACCGGATTCTTGATGATTAAGCGTGACGTGTTCACTCGCATGTTCGAAAGGTACCCCGAGCTCAACTGCGTCAACGACCACCAGAACCGCGACCTCGAGACGTACTGTGCCGTTTTCGACTGCATGATTGACCCCGTGTCAAAGCGCTACCTGTCTGAGGACTATGCATTCTGTCGTCGGTGGCAACAAATGGACGGAAAGATTTATGCCGACGTTCAGACAACCCTCGGACACATCGGAAACATTCGGTTTTCAGGCCGTCTTGAGGATCGACTGAATGCCGGGAAATAATGGCCGGACGATATGAAGCGCTGCCTGGACAACCCATGAAGAATTGACGACCCGGATCTCTTTGAGCGTCCGGGAATACTTTGTCGCAACAAGCGTCGTGATATCCTGCGCAACCCCAACTTCAAAAAGATGACGGGCCGAGAACCCCTTGGCGTCAAACACCCAAATCCAATCGCTCTTTATCTGGCCGAGCGTCCCGTCGTAATGGTCTCTTATACCTTTTCGGTCCCAGTACTTGGTCGCCTCGGCCGGTTTTGTATAAAAAATCGCCGCGCCGTTTTCCGTCTCGCCAATCCGACGAAGTGAATGACTCGTCGGGTCAAGCGCGCACACCGGACACGTGTACATTAAACTCTTCGCGTTTTATATTTTCACGCAAGTTGACGAGCGTCCGAAGGTACGTCCGGCGATTGTTCGGATACGTCTTGTCGGTCCGAACCTTGACCGGTGTCCACCCAAGCTCGCGATAGTCACACTCGATAATCGTATCGTCCGGATACCCGTGCGCCCCGTGAATCGACACCTCCTTGATGAGCTGGCCGCGTTCCTGAATGTAAAGGTCGGTTCCACGGACCAAAAAGTCAATCGTGATACGGTCACGCGGTTTCCACTTGAACATCGTCTCGTGTGTCCCGGTCCGAACCGGTTCGCAGACGGGCGTAAACACGAGCCCGTCCGTCTCGTATGGATACTCGGTCGGCACTTTGTTAAAGTCTTCGAGCGGCGTCATCGTCTTGACGACGAGCCCAAACGGACTTTTAGGTGTTCGGACGATTGTTCGGATGACCGACTTGGCTTTGGCGAGCCGGTCAGTCAGGGGCATCTGGGTCACATTTTCACCCCGAACCAACACGGCATCGTGAATTACAAAAAGCTTCTTGGTGTCGTGACACTCGACGAGCTCACCGTCTAGAATTGTTCCACGTGGCAGATTCAGTGCCACGTGGGTCACTTCGAATGCCCGGTTGACAAGCGCGCACGTCTTTGTCTCGTCGCACGTCAAGAGGTACCGGACACCGTCTGTTTTTTCGCACACCACATACGGTTGACGCTTCAGGGCTGGAAAGTGCCGACGCTCAATCGACACGGGTTGCGGCCCGGGAAAGTTTGGACCCGGGACGCCAAACGCGTCCAGTATCCATGTGTTCATTGTCCTAGTCTAACTCCGGGCGTCTCTAAGATGTTTCCGACGCACTCGTGTGTGTAATGACAAACTACGCTTGCCTTTGTAGCCGCCGCAACCTTTATGCCCAGGCGCTGAATCGTCTCGAACATCGCCTCGTACGTCTCGGTCGGGAGCTTCACCTGCACCTTTTCGCCCCGGAGCTTCTTGTCGATCGGCTTCGAGTCCATGGCCCATACGCGCGCTCCAGTCTTTGACACCTCGTACAGACCGTCCGCGAGCTTCTTCCCAACTTCAGTGTCAAAGGCGAGACCGCGCTGGGACGCCGGCTCGGTCGATCCGGCCAACGTCTTTTTGCGGAACACGTCCCAGTCAATGCCCTCACGGACTGAGGGGCACACGAGCACCCGAACATCCTTCTCGAACGGTTCCATCAGCTGACGGAGCGTGTTCTCATCCAGATTCGTTCCGTAGTCAAACCAGATGATGCGCTCGCCCGTCTTTAAGAGTTTGGGGAGCGACGACAGATCGGTCATGAAATGAATGTCGACATGTGCACCCTTCTGGAGCGCAAACATGTGGAGATTCATGAGCGTGTGCAGCGTCGTGACCGCGATGGATTTGCCACGGGTCACTATACACACGTGCATTATGTGTACATGGCCTAATTCTTTTAACCTTCTTGGAGCGTGTGCAGCGAAACACCATTTCCTTTCGAAACGCTGAACAAGTTGTACGAAAGGGCGTACAACCTGACCGACCGAGCAGATGCACTCGGTGTCAATGTCAAGGTGTGCTGCTGTCGAGTGATGTTTGTCATGTTGATTTCGCCGGACGGATCGTTCATTTCGGGTTCGAGCGCAAATGAATACATGTAGTACCGGCCGTTCGGGACGCGCGTATGGAACTGTAGACCCTGGATCACCCGAAGGTACTGGGCGGTTGCATAATCTGGAGTGATTCGGTCGATCGTGTTGAGCGTCAACTGAAGATTGACAAGTTGGTCGGTTGTCCCATAGTCGTATACATTCGAGGCGGCATCACTCTGAATGACCCAATAGAGTTCTTTGACGTCGTTGACGAACGATGTCAAAAATTGGACAGATGATTGAGTGGTCAACGGAGGGACCCGAAACTGCATTCTTTGAAAACTTTCAGTCGTATAAATGAGTTCGTGTGACGTGAGGTAATCACGTTCGGCTTGGGTGACGTAGACGTACTCGACAAAGAGATCCACTTGAATTGGTTTCGTGTACACAAGATTGTAATAAATGGGGCCATTGAGTGTCCATTCACCCATTGAAACAAATCCACCATTTCCACCACCATATTTATTTACACATAGTCTATAGTAAGAATAACCAGATGTTGGATTACTCGGTGTAAAAGTCAAACTTGTTGTTGAAGATGTCCATGAAGTTATACCAGTTTGTGTGTCAACAATTGTCCAAGTCGTTCCGTCATTCGAACCTGCAATCTTAAAGTCCACTGGAGCTCTTGAATTCCATGATGATGCATTATACAATGTGTAAGAGTATAAAACAATTGGAGACGGTAATTTAATCTGAATCCATTCACCCGCATAGGGCGACCCACTTATTGTAGTTGAATAAACACCTGCAGTATATAATCCAGTTATTATTGAATACGAACCTGACGAAGTTGTCCACCATGTCCCATTGTTATTCTTGTCAAACATTCTCCATGGTTGTTCAATCCCTGACGGATAAAATGAACTACAATTCGTCGTATATGTACTTCCTATGAGTGTCTGTGTAAACTGATTTCCGGATTGGACGGCCGCGGATGTCATCGCCGCCACTGGAAATGATGCACTTGGTCCTAGTGATGTAAAAAATGTCGAAGGTTTGAAAATGACCCGAAACTTGGGCGCCTCGTCGAGTGCAATGAGCGGCAGACCCTTGTCCAAGATTGAAAAAGGCATCGGAATGTGGTACGAAGCGAGATTGCTCGTCGTCGAGGTCCCGACCATGTTTGTCAAAGCGGCCTGTTTTGCTTGCGGGACACGAGTGTCACCCAGCATGTACAAGTTTTCGCCGTAAATTCTTTCGATGAGTTGATCCTTGTACGAGAGTTCGACCCGGTCGATCATGGCTGTACCGGCGCTCGGTTGGACGGTCGTCGGCGCGTCCGATGGCCACGTCACCCGAAGGTACATGGTCCGGGCAATGTCGCCGGTCTTGGCGATCCATACGGTCATGTCATCCCCCCAGTGAATATCCTTTGGAAATTGAAGTCGTATTGTCTGACGAGCAAATTGGGCTGGAGGTGTCATTCTACTTTAGAAAGCAGAATTAAAAAGAAGCCCGCCGGTCCCATTATTTGCCTGGAAAACATTGAACGACTTGGAGTACACGCGAACATTTGCTGCGGCGGTCGGCACACTCGCGAGTTGAATCTCGAGCATCGGTGATGCTATCCGTGACATGTTCAATGAACCGGATGGCGTTGGCGTTTCTGGGTCCAGAGCAAAGTTGATAACGGCTACATTGCTCACACAACTGTGACTTTCGAATGCCCGTATGGTTTTTGTCGTGACTTGGTCGTCGTCAACAAGGACTTCACCGTTCAGACGAAGGATGAGTCGCCGGATGACACACGGAGCATCGACCGAAATCCACAGTTCTCGAACCGGGTTGAGGAACCGCAGTTGGAACTCGCTTGTCTGTGCACCCGGCTGAATCGTAAACGTTTCGACGTCCGTCTGGCCGTAGAGCATCTTGCCCGTCTTGGGAGGCGTAGTGTACTTTTCGTACTTGGTGATGATACTGGACGAACTGAGCACGTTCGACATTGTCAACGGATCAAACTGAATGAAATCTGTGTAATTTTGAAATCCGCCGCCCCATTTCTCTCCTATATAAATGTACCGAGAACCGACTGCCATGATAGGCGTTGCGACCGATGCCAAAACAGGAATCGGGTCACCTTCTTTGCCTGTAAAGCTGATCGTATTTGTAATTGGTCCGTTTGAACTTGTTGCGGTACCATTTCCTTTAAACTCAATCCAATCCGTGACGGTGAATGTTGTCGAATCGACTCGAATAATTGACATGGCCGTAAGAAAAGTCAAAAGACTGGAAGGATTGTATACACTGCCCACGACATAGTATATTGATTTTCCATCAAAACCTATAGGTGAAGCACTCATATTTTGGGTATACAAAGGACCAGACGTGTACGTGAATGAAGAGTATGACGCCGGAAGCGTAATATCTTTAGTACTATCGTATCGAAAAAAGGTTGCTGTCCGGGACGTGTCGAATGTTGTCAGAAAATAAAGGTACCGACCGTCTGATGCATTAGGTACCCTAAAAAAACTCCTTAGTTCCGGTCGAGGTGGTGTTAGAGAACCTATATTAAAATATGTATATGAATCAAGGTTTAAAAAATTTTGCGTATCAACTTTCACAAAATATGGATTTGCCAGTGGAACTGATGTGTATATATACCTTCCGTCTGTTGTAGGATATAAAACATCGTAAGATTGGTTAAACCGCTGAGTAATTTCAAACGTTGATTTTGGTGCACCTGTTCCTGGCCATGTCAGATAGTCATATGAAGAAGAACTTGTAATTGGTTTAGTCGTATCGTATCTTATCCATATCGATGTGGTATTACCGGCAAACCGTTGGAATGTTTGTGGGGCTGGTTGTGAATTTGATGTATATGTATACGCGACATTCGAAACGACAATGACATTCGAACCTATTTTTGTTTGACTTGCAATCGTTGATGGGTTTTTTGTCACACCTACTGGAGCGCTTGGTGTATATGTATTAACGTAACTAAGTACAGCGGTATTTTCGGATGCGATGAGTTGAGTTGTCGCAATTGAATATACGTTGAATGTCATAGAGGCATTTGAATCGGTCGTAAACCAATTACTTGTAATCAGTGCAGCCGTATTACTTCCAAAACTAATCATATTCACGTTGAAACTTATATAAATATAACGGGCATCAGATACTATACCGTTTACACCACCACCGACCTGGACAATAGGACTAAAAGTTCCATATTTTCCTTCGAGATAGATGGGACCGTGTGTCGGAACCGCAGTTCCGGCAAGCATGTCCGCAATCGGAACACTGACAAGGTGTATATCGTCAGTGTAGTACATCGTTCCTCCGATTGTATATGGTCGTCCAACTGTCCCAAAGTACGCATAATTGGTTGTCCAGGACGTCCACGAAGAAGCAACCCCAACCGGTTTGGTCGTATCGTAAAACCAAAAAGTATAGTCATTACCTCCCCCGACGAGATAAATGATATATTTCTTATAAAAAATCATCGATTGTACACGGGCCAATTCTGGAATACCAATAACCGTTTTCCATTGAGTGTTGAGATACGATGCACCGTCAGTGAGACTATTTGTCGTGATGACGTTTTGGGCAAGATTCTCAAACTTTTCGTATTCGATGTCGACTCGAACATCGTTCCGGTACAACTCGCTCATGTTCAGAGTGTCCATGTTGAATGTCAACTTTGTATAGTATTCTCGAGGGGTCGACACGACCGACGTGTCGTTCTTGCCTTCGAGAATCGTCAGCCCGGCTTGGTTTTCGTACGAGACACCAAGGTCCTGTTCGAGATACAGTCGCTCGCTCGTCAGACGGTCGATAGTCTGTCCGCCGACAGTCAACGTCGCACTTTTGATGAGTTTGGTCGCGACCGAGTCGACATACGAAAAACCGTTCGACGGCGGCGGCGTAAACCCACGAATCCACCCTGCTTGCACGAGTGTCAACGGTGCGGTCAACGTACCGCCCGTAAAGTTGTACGCCGGATATCCACTTGTCGTGAAAAAATCGGGACTCCGAACATCAAAACCCCAAAACGAGGCGCTGGCTTCATTCTGGAAAAAGATGTTCGAATAGACGCCCGTGAAAACAAACTTGTTGAGCGTCGAATCGTATGCGACATTCAGGTTTGAATAGCCGACAAAGTTTGTCGCCCATGCCGAAAGGAATTGAGTGTTAAAGTAACCAACGAAATCACCCGGCTGAATAGCGAGCGTGTTCGTCTGAACGTAAACACCCCCGTCGACTTCATCAGAATATTGAGGGTAGACGTAGCCTGGTCCGAGCGGCGTGTACAACTGCGGGAGTTCAGATCGGACTGTGAGGCGTCGAACGAGCTCACCCTTTTGTGGAATACGAGCCGAGGCCGTACTGCCAAATGCAGGCGTTGACTTGTCAAACGGAACCTCGAACGATTCGGCGACGTACACCTCACGGGTGTCATACTTTCGAGAGAATAACGTGTGCTGAGGGTCCTGTACGAACGTTCCGCCGGCCTCAAGCTGAACCTGGGCACCGGACATGGCGCTCCTCTATCAGGGGATGCGTTTTTTGTTTTGACCGAAATTAGACGTGTACATTAGAGATGACGAGTTTGCAACTCCGCAAATTTGATCCGAGCAAAATTGCAGACGACAAGGTGTGTGTGTTTATCGGGAAGCGTGGAACGGGCAAGTCGACGCTCGTGACCGACATCATGTACCACAAACGGCACATTCCGGTCGGTATCGTCATGTCCGGTACCGAGGACGGAAATCACTACTACAAACAATTTGTACCGGATCTGTTCATCTACGGGGACTATAACCGCGATGCGATCGAAAAGGTCCTGGAGCGCCAGCGCCGTCTGGTTGGCGCCGGCGGAAAGTCCGGAGCGTTTCTGCTCATGGACGACTGTATGTACGACAAGGCGTTCATGAAGGACACGTGCATCAGACAATGTTTCATGAACGGGCGACACTGGAAAATCTTTTTTGCGTTGACCATGCAGTACTGTATGGACCTGAGCCCGGACCTGCGCGCCAACGTCGATTACGTGTTTGTGATGCGCGAAAATGTGATTCAGAACCGAGAGCGTCTGTACAAATCTTTTTTTGGAGTTTTTCCGACATTCGACATGTTTTGCCAGGTGATGAACGCCTGTACCGAAAACTTTGAATGTCTCGTTCTAGACAATACAAGCAAATCCAACCGGATTGAAGATTGTGTGTTTCATTACAAAGCGCCGATCCGTAAGGGATTCCGGATCGGGTCCGAACAGATGTGGCAGTACCACCAAAAGAACTACAACCCCATGCACAGCATCCGACCGGCGAACGGCGCGACACCCGTTAAAAAGAAGGGGTCGACCGGAGTTACTGTGAAGAAGGTGTAGCGGCTGCTGCATTCAGCGCCTCCTCAATCAAAGCGGCTGAGCGAGCAACCGGCACATCCTCCTCGTCCTCCTCAGCAGGCTCCTCCTCCTCCTCTTCTTCGACAACTGGAGCAGCAGCGGGCACTTCCGGCTCAGGCTCTGGAACGACCACTTCCGGCTCAGGCTCTGGAACGACCACAACAGGCTCGGGCTCTGGAACGGCCACAACAGGCTCGGGCTCTGGAACAGGCTCCCAACCGGTACCCATTTCGTAATAGGTGCAGAGGAAATAATTGTGCGCTGGCAAAACGCAAAAAGACTCTGTGACACCATCAGAAGCATGCCTATGATTGAAAATCTCGAGTTTAATGGTGCACCCCAGATTGTCCAGTACATCCCGAACGTCGAGGACATTCCTGAACCAGAACCAGGATCTTCGCCACTCGATTTTTCGGAGCAAAAAAACTCTGGTCCAATAGAAATGGACTTTTCGACGCCGATTCAGGACGTCATGCCTTCGGCCGCGTTCGAGAGCGACGAAACCCCCGGTCTGAATGGTCCGTACAGATCCCCGTCCAACAACCGTGTCGTGGGCATTAGCGCTGGTGTTGTCCAGGCCGAGCCCAGCACGGCGTCCAAGATGCCCATGGGCCTGACGAAGGAGCAGCTTCACGCACTGGTGGCTGGCGTCGCAGCCGTTGTCGCCTTTTCGAAGCCGGTCCAGGACAAGCTTTCGACCGTCGTGCCCAACTTCATGGGCGACAGTGGTTTGTCGTTGACCGGTATGGTCGTCACGGCTCTGATCGCCGCGATTGTGTTCTACGTCGCAAACCGTGTGCTCGAGAATCAGTCGTGAATCTCGCCACCACAGTACGCTTGATTTTGATTCAAAGAGTACAAGCCAAGTGTCGTACACAACGTTCTTAGGTCCTTAAAACTTTGCCAGAACGCTTCAGAGTGGTCGTACTCTGGAACGGTAATATGAGCGAGCTCGTGAATGAGCACGTGCATTGCGGCATTTACATTGTTCCCGTCGAGACAAATGTAAATTTCGTACCCTTTGTTCACGTTGTACCCGATCGTTCCTTTATTCATGCGCCGACTGTCAATCCCGGTCAGGATGGGCCGACGTGTCCGAAGAATTTTGAATCGTTCGTCGACCGCGTCCGTCTCTTGAAGATGTTTGATGAGTAAGTTGTACCGTCCTTTGAGTTCTGTGAGCATACGATGTTCTTGAAGGAACGCTACGATGACCGTCAACACGATGAACAGGACAAACAAGACAATCATACCTACTAAGGCGGGACATTTTTCCGCCTGAAGACAAACTTTGAATAAATGTCCGAGATGAGTTCGGTCGGCGGACACATCGGCTCCCACACTTCGCACGTGAACCACCGACCGAGTGCCGTTTCGAGAATCTCTCGGTTGATGAGCGGCTCGGCACGTGCCTGACCTTTGTAGAACGGTCCGTCGACCAGTCGAACAAAAGCGCGGTCGCCGTCGAGCGTCACACTGTTTCCGAGAATGTCCGGCGAAATAAATGTGTGCATTCTGTCCGAGTCGGGTGTAATGCCGAACAAGAGTCCGCCAAGTCGAGTTCGACGCGCAAGCGCCTTGGCGGATTCTTCGAGCGAGTCTCGAATGTAATGAATCGAAAAGTTGTAGCAGATGGCATCAAACACTCCGGTGACGTTCCGGATGTCACCTTGGTGGATGCAAATTCCGGTGACACCGTGCACTTCTGCACGTCGGATCGCCTCCTGGAGAGATTCCTGGTCCGGGTCGACCGCCGTCACGCGCGCGCCCACCTTTTTCCATTTGGACCAGTCGCCGCCGCGACCGCACCCACAGTCGAGCACCGTGTTCCCGCGCCGGACACATTGCACGATGAGGTCGTTCTTGTACTTGTTGTGCGCACGACGAAGGTCGTCCATGTTGCGTTTTCTAGTTAAAACAAAAACGCCTGTTATGTTTATATGGCTACTCTCGAGCAGGATTTCCTGACGGTCCCTGGTCAGATGTTTGCGCTGATCTCTATGGTCGGCCCGGACATGCCACAGAAGAACGAGAAGCTCGGTCTGAAGATTCGCGGTTGCTTTGCGACCAAGGAGGAGGCGGCCAGCCATGCGAAGCGTCTGCAGAAGGAGGATGCCCTGATTGATATTTACGTCGTCGACATGTACAAGTGGCTGCTGATTCCTCCGGACCGTGACCAGATTGAGGACACGCACTACCAGAACGAGAAGCTCGAGGAAATTATGTCCAAGTATCGCAAGAACCAGCACGAGGCCGCGGCTCACTTTGAGAAGCGCAAGCGTGACATGATGGCCAAGCCCATCGAGGGCAGCGCGACGCCCTACATCGAGCCCGGGGATGAGAACAGCAAGTACTACAGCAAGCCCGACGTGCCACCGATTCCTCACCCGGCCGAGCTCATCGAGGAGCTTCGCAAGGAGTTTCCGGACGCGGATATAGCGGAGCTGGTTGCCAAGGCGGACCTGCGCATCGAGGCCGAGATTCAGCGTCGGCGCAAGGAGGCGGAGGAGCGCGCAGCGGCGGCACCGCCGGTCATCCTTGGCGAGGTCCCGGCGTCCGAGCCAGTCGGTGCAGGTGGCGCGGGTCTGCTGAAGTAGGTTTTTTTCGCACCATAGTGTAGATGAAGGTGCTTTTGTACATCGGCCTGTTTGTGTTTTTCGTCACCGTCGCGTACATTTTGAGTCAACCGGCCACGAGTTGTTACGCTCCACCTCGTACGGCCGACACGGTCTTGCCGTATGACGTGAGCCCGACAACATTTACGTCTGATTCAAATACGTTTCCGATCCAGAGCGACGTGTTTGAGGATGCGAGCGGTTGGCTCAACATGCGCGAACATCCTTTATCGGACCGAGTTCAGTCGAACGCGTACGCCGGGACTGATATGGGTGATTTCACAGGGATGGAATCCGGTTCCGGGACGGCCATCATGACGGTCATACCGGCCAACGAACAGTATGAATACAATCCGACTGCTTCAACCGGGTCATATCTTCCGGGTGTGACATCCAGTGCAATTCCGTTTATAGGTTGTAGTCGTTCAAAGGTTATAATTAAAGACACTGGAATCGTACTTCTTCCCGGAACGCATACTATTAACCGTTCGATGTACACCATGGACGTTTATGCTCCCCTGAACGTGGTGGCAACCGGACCGAATGGCGAACGCCAAAACATGTTTTTCAACACCAAAGAACAGTGTCCGGTGGCTCAGCGACTCGTCCTCGACCAGGATAAAAATTACACCACACTGATACTTACCCTCGAAGCACAACGGGAGTCATTGACTTCCCCAGCATAAGTCCAAAAATAAATGCAACAAAAATCAAAATCAGTACAGTTTTTGAAATGCCATCCAAGAAACTTTCTTTAGGTGGAGGCGGTGGAGGAGGAGGCGGAACCATCATCGACGGGTGGTAGTATTCCTCCTCTTGTTCTTCTTGGACCTCATTACTCTGCTGCATCGTCGGACTCTGAGGAGGAGCCTGAAACATCGCTCTCTATATCACTTGCGTCCGTTTTATCTTCAATGACAAATCCGTCAAGGTTGCCATTGTCGTCCGCGTCCGACTCGCTCGTCATTTCCTCGGAATCATATGATGCTTCCGATGAAACGTCCGACAGGTCCGTCGAATCATAGTCACCCTCGTCAAAGTCATCCTCGCACACCTCAACCGGTACGTACCGCTCCGGCGCCTTCACTGCTCGGCCAGAACGAGTCCGCGTAACCACCCGGCCTTCCTCCGGTGCCGGAGCGAGGGGCTGGGAAGTGGGTTCCGGGGTCACCGACGGTGCCTCCTCGGTGGAGCGCTTCTTCGCCGGTCGGGGCATCTATTCCATCTTCGTTCATTTCGTTTAAGTAACGTGGGAAGAAATAGAACCCCTTCTTCTTTGCCGAAGTGTACAACTCGTATTCGCCTTCGACACCGAGCCGAGCTGCCAGATCGTCCAGTTCCTCCTGGATGTGGCTGTCGTCCGCGCGCCGGATCGACAATCCAATGTCACGAATATTCTCCACTGCGTGGTAGAGGGCCTTTGCGGCCACGGCCACGTCCTCCTCGTCCTCGAACACCTGAATATTTGTTTTGAACCGGTCCCACATTACTGGATCGAGACCCGAATACGGATGGACCGCCCGTATGTACCGACTCGCTATTGTTCGCGGCGGCTTCAGGGAACCAATGCCCGGGAAGAAGACTAAGAATAGAAGGACGAGGAGCACTAACCACTGAACGATCATCTACTATACTGGGAGAAAGTATGTACTCTTTACCGACAAACCCGTGACACGTATCGGCATCGTGGCACATCTGACATATCCGATCGCCGTAGATTGAAAACCACACGTGGTTCGATTTGTGCTCGGCGTTGATGTTTTCGCAAAAGTGCGAGTCGGTCTGGACCCACTTGGATGACCCCTTTTGTCCGACACGCTTCACGTGCGCGCGCGCCTGACCCGGAATGTACTTTTGGATATACGCCTCGAGTGCGTCATGCGACCCGGTATCCTGGATTGTCGGCCGCACCTCGTTCGTCCGAATACTAAACAATCGAAGTGTTTCAATGTCCAGTTCCGGGACGGCGTCTCCGGGCTCCCACGGCACGTATGGATCGCCGGTCGGCTTTTTGTGCGACCAGAGCATGCGCAGCCCGCTTCCGCCGTAGACACTCGCGTCGATGAAATCGGCCCATTCTGGACCGTCAAGTTCCATGAGAATCTTGGTTCGGTAGGCGAGCGCCTCTTGACGCGTGACCAGCGTGTCCGGCCAATGAATGTGCACGCCGGACTTTTGGAGCCCGTCAACCTCGCGAACCGGTGCGCGCGCGACGATACACCGACCCGGCACCACGTCGCACATTTTTTGGAGCGTGTCCAAGAGAAGGGTGTCGCTCAACGGTTCCGTGTCTTTGAAATCCAGATCGACAAAGAAACGAAAGACGTCCGTTTTTTGTTCGACGACGTAGACGCGCCGATCTCGGCGCACGGCCGAAATGTACTCGATATAGAACGAGTCAACCTGGTCGAGCGGCACATCGAGAATCCCGCCGTCCATGAGGACGTGCGTCCCAGGCCCGTGCGGCGTCCTCCATTTTGCAAACATACTCTGTCATAGGGTCATCATTTTAGACTCTTAAAAAATATTAACATATAATATGTTCTTCAGTACTAAATATTTAAGAGCTAAAAAGAACCGCGAAAGAAGATCATCAATACCTCCCCCTCGCGTAAACAGGGCACCGATACCTCCCCCTCGCGTAAACAGGGCACCGATA